GGCTAATTTTTAGGGGGTAAAAATGAGTAATTTTTGGGGTAATTCTTCTTCTCAATATATAGCTAAGAAAATAATTTGCCCTGATTTTTGCGCGACCCCAGGCGAACGCGTCCTATTGTGGATGACTTTTGCCTATCTCGTGTTTTGGTAAGGTTTTGGTAACCCATCTATTTGAATCACAACCCTTACCAAAATGTGACACGGATCGCGACCATAACTGGAGCGAAGCGACACCAAACTTCCTTGACATATCAAACTTTGAAGAAACTTTACAAACTTCTTGAAACTTTGATAACTTCATAGACCTTCCCGAACAACATCACATACTGTGACTGTCGGTACTACTTCTATGTGTACCCCGGGTACACTATGGGCAAACAGTATGGATCGCGGACATAACTGGAGCGAAGCGACTTACATAGCTGAGGGACCCATGGACATTATTGGGGCTGACACAGCCTTGGTGGCACCTGGTTGCATGAAAGCCAAAGCAACCGCAAGGACAACAGCGAAGATTATCAGGAAAACATCAAAGGCAGGCTTACTCTTACGACCCCAACCAACTGTAAAGAAAACTCCGAGGAAAACACCCAAAGTTCGCAAAAGGGCTTCAAGGTAGATATTCATTTATTATTATCACAGATTATTTTTCATCTTCATGTTGTGTAAAAGATGTTTTGAGTTTTTTTAAAAAAGTTGTTTTCAGATTCTAAATGATAAGTGTGTGTCATTTATCCCTATGTAGCAAAAACACAATTCATGGAGAAACTAAATTTTTCATAAACATCATGTCGGACATATGGAACCCAAAAAATAAAATTATACTCAGAATATTTTTACATCTTCATGTTGTGTAAAAGATGTTTGGGAGTTTTTGAAAATAGTTTTTTTTGTGTCAAAATTTATGAAATGATAGAAAAACACCCATATTATAGAAATTGTCCGTGTGTCATGATACTTTGGGGAGAGTAAATTTTACAAACTTTTGGGATCTTTCAAAACTTTGTAGAAATGTGTGAAAACCTATATTACCGATGACATATCACAAAAGACTACCAGTCATCCTGAAGTACAAGGCACCGAGGCCAAGCACAAGCAACAATACGAGGACGATGAGGGTGATCTGGGATCCTTGGGGGGGAGCCTTCTTCTCTTCAACCGAGGCGGGGGACATTTAGTATTAACGGAGAAGTTTTCTCATTACACAATCAATAAGTACAAGTCCATTACCCAACTGAGCCAATGTGCGGATCACACACTCTCGGTCACACCACATACTTGGGGAGGACATAATAATTCACCCTCAAAGCCGTGATCGGGGAGGGTGGGATCCATACAGTCCCCGTGGGTCTGGCAAAGGGGACACGTGGGATCGGTCTCCCCAATGGGGTGGCTATGCTCAGGGACAATCTTCTTGGGCTTGGGCTCCTTGCGGGTGCGGGGGGCTTTGGGGGCCTTAGGTTCACGGGAGTGCATACGACAGTAGGGGGTACCCACGAGAGCACCATTGCGGCATGGTGTCCCCTTCCCTGTGACCCCCTGGCAGGGGGACTTTTTGGAACTGGATTGGCTTTCGCGGAGGGCGGCGACTTCTTGGCGAAGTAGGGAGACTTCGGCGAGGAGGGCGTCCATTTGGGCTTGGTATGATTTTGAGGTTGGAAGGACGGACTTAGGGAGGGGATGGCCAAACTGGATTCTCCGGGTCCGTGGTGTTCGCGGGGAGGTCACGGAGGGATTGGCGGTAGTCCAACCAACCCTGTTTGACGCTCCTCGGTAGGGTCGGGTGGGGCCAATCAGGGATTGTGTATTTGTCTGACGATTTTAATAATTTATTTCTTTCAATCCTCAAATTTTCTTTTAATTTTTCCTTTTTGTGAACATTTGTATGATATTCTTCAATTTCTTCTAAAGTCGGTGTATTGATTTCACTTGAGTCCCAGACAACATTTTCTAATTTTTGTTCTGGAATTGGGTTACCCTCTTCGTATAGATGCCATGTGTTATTTGGTCTAAGTTTAGAAATACATTCAAAAATATATTTGTGTGTCATTATAATATTATATTCGATTTAATAAATATGCATAACATTGCATTATTCTTGAAGAAGATTCAATGTAACCAGAGGAGTGAACTCTGAATTGTATATAATTATTTTGTTTCATGTGCAGAACAAAAACTTTATTATACGTCTCTTCTACATTATCAGTACTGCGTAAATCAATAATTTCACTATACCCACCAACATCTGGGTTATTAGTTGTAAAATCGGTACCACCCGCCTCATATACAATAAGTAAATTACTATTATTTCTTGTTGCATGATCAACTTGACAGCATGCAAAGTAATACCCGTCTTCCGGTGCAGTAAATCTACCTATATTACCCGACATATTAGTTCCACCCGCCGAAGGCGTGGATACACACGATCTTAAATTTGTAATTACTGTAGTAGCTGCGGATGCATCTAAAGTAGTTGTCCATTTTCCACATATAAAATCGTCATCTTTGGGTTTTCTAATCCTATTCACATAAGAAGAGTTCCCTAAAATAATTGGTCCATTATTATTGCGCACTGTTGTAGCACTCGCACCGCCATCTGATGTCCTACCAGAACCGTTACAAAACATAGATAGTCCCTGTGAAGTTTGACCGGGTCCAATCATTTGAATTTCTGAATATCCAGTGTTAGTGACACTTGATGCATCTACACGCATAAATGTACCCGAGGAAGTAGAAGACGTTTCGATGTGTAATTTAGAAGTTGGATTTGTCGTCCCGATGCCGACGTTGCCCAAAAGTGTTGGTATAGACGCCTCCTTGGCGACAATATTTGGAACAGATAAAACCGTTCCAGTGCCCAACAAAGGGAACCCCTTGGGTGTAAATGGTGCATTCGTCGTGTTCGATGGATTCACACGGACAGAGAGCCCAGTGAAGTAAAATGTTTTTCCAGATGAGTTGTTGTCCATTCGGAGACTAAAGCCCCCAGCGGCACTCGCGGTGATTGTTTGGGTATACTTTGTCCAGGTCGAATTAGATGGAATATTAAAGGCGACACTCTGCGTGGCCCCACCAAATATGAAAAATTGGGAATTTATCGTCGAACCCGAACTATTGTATATCCAGACATCGAAAACGACAACGTCGCCGGTGGATAAGGTATATCCCGTACTTGGTTGTCCCGTATAGACTTCACCTGTATGACTGTTCACAAACTTTGCGATGACATCATTGACGACTTCCGGGGGTAAATCTACATCCGTAGATGCACTTATTGAACCAGTATAAATTATCCCCGCATCTATCAGGTCTTGTGTTCCCAAGAGAGATTTCATTCCAGTATCCCAGTTGGCCTCACCACTGTTCACTATGGTATCACCTCGTGTGTCGAGTTTTGAATAGGGTTCCGTCGTCCCGATGCCGACATTACCACCAACTATACTCATTGTTCTGTCGCCTACCAAACCACCATATAGACCAAAATCATGTGCTCTGAAGTGAAGTTTTTGTGAATAGTGACCATCATTTGTAATGGCCGTTCCCGCAGAGTTGGTGCGCACATTCTCTATCTCCATACCAGCCAATATTCTACCACTGTATCGTTTCCCGACGTATTGAGAGTATTCGATATTATTTGTTGGACCTTCGTTGTATCCGGACATAAATTCGTGAGACCCGAACCGTCGCCACTAACACTCGTCGCCGTGAGAGCCCCAACATTTGAGCTCCCGTGGACGTCTAGGGTGTACGCAGGTGAGTCCGTCCCGATACCAATGTTTCCAGTTTGGGTGTCCACGAACAAGTTGGAGGTTCCGACTTCCAGGTCCCCCTCCATGACTGTCTTCTGTATACCCTCCTCCAGAGCTAACAGTTCATCGTACTTAGCTTCTAGGGTTGCCTGGGCTGGTATTGTATAACCCGAGGGGAACTCTATGGATGCGTAGGTGTCTTTGAACTTAAAGCTGGGTGGAGTTCCCGCACCCATAAGCTCTCTAATGGCTGCCTCCATCACTTTGTGAGTTCGATGTTTACTTGTCACTACCATCTAGTATATATGGAGATAAATAATAGATGGGGTGGAAGGGTGGGGTTTAGGTTAGTAATTTTCTAAATTTGGTATCGGGAGAGAATTATTAAATGCGTGTGAAGGCGGGGTGGAGTTGGTGTTTAATTAGACAATGTTCGAAGTTTCTTGAACTGGAATTTCGTAGGCTAAAATGAGAGATTCCTTCGTTGGGTTCGCTGGCATCGTACCTGCTTCAAGGTGGCGTTCAATTTCAGATTTGTAAATGCGTTCACCCTCGATGCGTGCTCTGTTGTGTACGGCGTTGCATATCCAAAATTCTGGATCTACCGTCAGAGACTGCATTGACCTATAACATACATTGCACATATTAAGTGTAACGATGGCACTCTGATCCAGATTTACAATTATATTACTTGTACAGTGAAGATAACTCATTTATATTATTAACCAAGAAAATGTACAAAAAATTGAGACCCACCACCTTCATTTATACCATTATATTGATTGTTAGCATTGCCGTTCCATATACCAGCATTAAGTGTATCGTTTACCGCTGCGTCTATGATAACTGTGGCCACTGAAGAGTCCTGTGTTATATCCATAAATTGTCTCGAAACTTCACCACCATTCCAGAAAATTTTGGTTTCTGATATAGCACTTCTTGTTCTAGTAGATCTATTTGTCATCATGTGTATACATAAATACTTTCCTGCGACTGGACATGTAAATAGACCGGTCGAAGTACTGTAGTCACTACCTGTATCATAAAAAACATAGTTATATTTAAGTGTATTGGTGCTACTGGAAGGGAGTGTGTATTGTGATGCGTTTTGTCCAACTCTACACCCCGGATTATTATTTTTACTGATTCACCATTCACATCCAATTTAGCTCCCGGACTCGTCGTTCCGATGCCGACGCCCGTATGGGTCACCCTCATCATTTCGTCATAACCAGAAGAACCCGATATGTTAAATGTTATTTTTGCGTTATCGTCCGTCGACGACCTCCCTGCGTTGAAGTTAAACTGCCAACCACTCGAACACGTAATGTTATGCCCAGGAGTCGAAGATTCGTTAAATTGTATTTTGTTTCCATCGGATGACCCTATAGTAAGTGGAAATGCCGGATTGGTGTTACCGATGCCGACGTTTCCAGAACTATCTACGGTGAGCTTGGTGGCGCTTGATAAGCTACTCCAAGAATAACTCAGTTTAAATTTGTTTGCGTCGCTGTTATCCATACCCAATGCCCACCCCGCCTCACCAGCGACATCGAAGGATACATACGGGTCACCCGCACTGCTGTCTTTCACTCTGAGGGTACACGTTGAGTCGCCAGTTCCCGAGTTGTACACGTAGACACCCGTTGTGTTTGGGCTTTCTTTGTCGTTTGTACCTGGGTCGATGTGGAGCTTCGAACTGGGTGAGGATACACCGATGCCGACGTTGCCGTTTGAAGCAATACGCATGCGTTCTGTTGTGCTGCCATTATAGGTCGAAAATGCCATGCCAATCAAGCCTGCACCTTCGGTCAAACATGTAATTCTACCCACCAGTGCAGTGCTTTGACGAAAATCAATATTATATCCAGTTCCAAGATCACTATCCGGTGTTCTCAATATTAGACCAGTTCTCACTGTGTTATTTGTACCACCAACTTCTACCACTAAACGGGAATCTGGACTCGTCGTCCCGATGCCGACGTTTCCATCTCTATCTATCCGCATTCTCTCAACTGGGGCAGTATCGGAACCAGGTTGTGTTTTAAATAATAAACCGCCGCCATAATTACCCGCTGATAGGTCCTTAAAACCGTGTATACTACCCATGGTACCATGACTGTTCGGCGATGAGTCGAGCCATCGCTGTGTAAAAACTAAACTCGCACCGATGTCACCATCATCATCTAAGCCAGCGAGGCTGGAATGGAGTACGAGCTGTGCGGATGGGTTTATTTGGCTACTCGCATTAGCGAGATCGGACATAATATGTAAATTACCATTTGGACTCGTCGTCCCGATGCCGACGTTGCCGTTAATTTCGACTTCTTTAGAGCCATTCGAAAGTCGTTTAAGGTACAAAATACTTTCAGGTGTATATGAACCGTACCCAACCCTAAAATCAGGTCCATAGCTGTTTTGGTAAATATCCGTCCTATAATTACCACTTGAAAATCTGTCAAGTGACAAACCGACTGTAGAGGTAGAACCCGTGTATATATCTAATTTAGAACCCGGACTCGTCGTCCCGATGCCGACGTTGCCTGTGGCGTATATGTCACCGGATACGTTGAGCATTGGATCTCCATTTTGTGCGTTTCCACCGGTCTCTCCAGGATTTAAATTAGGGTACCCAATGTATGTATGTCCTGTGTGTAATATACCAAAAGTTGTATCGTCAGAATCACGAGTTGTTGTCGTATCAACATCTGAACCGGTTCCGTTACCACGTATCTCAAATGCTATATCATCGCCAGTATCACCGTCTCCCGCGAGTAACAATGTAGCAGGTTCATCGGGATGATCAAACGCTTTTATTATTTTTAAACCATGATAATTTTGTTTGCCAGTTAAAGTTACATCATTCGTTCCGACAGCCAAACTCCCAATCGTCGTATTATTAAGAGTAGTGGGTAGTCTATCTTTATCAATCGTTCCGGAGCTTATATTACCTGCATTCAAACTCGTGAGACCCGAACCGTCGCCACTAACACTCGTTGTTGTGAGAGCCCCAACATTTGAGCTCCCGTGGACGTCCAACTTGTACGCGGGCAAGGGCGTCCCGATGCCGACGTTGCCAGTCTCTGTGTCTACGAATAGGTTGGACGTACCAACTTCTAGATTGGATGACACAACCATGTCAGCCTTTATTTGTGTTGTAGGAGCTACCACATCTTCCTCGGCAATCAACTCGTCAAATTTGGCCTCTAGGGTTGCCTGTGAGGGTAAATGCTGTTGATGGGTTGTAGGTACTTCAATAGAATCATAAGTATCTTTGAACTTGAACCTTGGAGGTAAATTATTACCCATTAAGGCCCTCATAGCACGCTCCATGACCTTGTGTCTTCTGAGTTTGCTGGTGATTACCATCTAGTATATATGGAGATAAATAATAGATGGGGTTATAAAACATCATCCACAATCGCTTCGACACTTGTGACAAAAGATACTGATTGTGCACCTGCATAAAAAATCATTTCAAAAATTTTACCACCACCTTGACCAGGGTTTGTTAACATCATTCTCTGGTTCCAAAAATCTGGAAGTTGTTTATTTATCGTATTACCCGCGTTTTGGGAGGGAGGGTCACTTAGGGGGCTCTCTTATGATACGAGACGTAAGGGGCACCGAGATTCACAGTCTGACGATTTCCATAACCACCTACACCCATCCCAGAACACTCTATCGGATTATTGCTGGAATCCCTCTTAAAAGTTAATATTCTACAATCATCACCCAAATCCGTACATTTGTTAAAACAGTGCGTCTCCTTTGCTCTCCAATCGGAACCAGGGATGCTGCTCACAGTAAATAATACATTTTGTGGGTATCGACTGTCGACAGCCTCGAAATAATAATTACCCTTATAAGCATTCACACCAGAACCGCTGGGTTGTGCTTTCATATTATCATATATACCTTGAGGTATGTTTGAGGACATTAAACTATCTTGAGTTGGGGTAGAGGGTCCCGTGGACGAAGGTCCCGTGGACGAGGGTCCCGTGGACGAAGGTCCCGTGGACGAGGGTCCCGTGGACGAGGGTCCCGTGGACGAGGGTCCCGTGGACGAGGGTCCCGTGGACGAGGGTCCCGTGGACGAGGGTCCCGTGGACGAGGGTCCCGTGGACGAAGGTCCCGTGGACGAAGGTCCCGTGGACGAAGGTCCTGTAGTATTAGAGGTTTCCTCATCCCCCATCATTAACATAGCGGCTGAAGAACTTGAACACACTACACATAAACCAAGTAAACCAATGATGGCAACTTGTGACATTTTATTGTATATACAGGTTTTATTTCAAAATATATAGTAAATGCAACGATCAATTCAAACTGTTCTCTTTGAATCAATCATCATAGGTATCATGAATGCCACTCTCTTTTGGGGTCTCAAACAATTCAATTTTGTTATTCCACAACAATGGCTTCTTGTCATCTGCGGCGCTCTCATCCATCTCATCTTTGAATACTCAGGGGGGAATGAATGGTGGTGTCGTCAAACTTATAAATGCCCATAGTAGATGAAGAAGATACTTGAAGCTCTCGGAATTGGATCGTTGGTGACTGGTGGGTTAGCCGCAGGATTCAATTTGGGTATGTTAATTGGATATATTAAAGACACAAAATTAGGTGAAAGTAAATTACAGGATACACCATCGTTTCCTATTTAAATATCAGCATACTATAAAATGACGACAGTTTTAATTGTTCTCTGTTTATGTAGCTCACTGTCATCCTCTGCGGTAGCCGGTTTATTTACAGGTGGTGTGATTCCAAATACAGAACCACATTACCTGAAAGTTATACAAGCTGATAGAGCTAAAGCAGTTTTTGATCCTATAAAACCAGTTATTTCGGAATACAAAGATAAATTCACTAAACCGGGTAGTGACGGTTTTGACAGGAAAGAGGGTGTTACAGTAGAAGATATAAAATCGTTTGTAGAAGAAAAGGTTGGTAAAGAAAAGTGCGAACTTATGATAAGAGAACTAACTGAAGTTCATGAACTGGTGATCAACGAAAGTGATAAACCACCAAGTACTGTATTCAGTTTATCGGGCAATAAAGAAAAATCTGGTATTATCTACGAATACATGGGTGTAACAAAAAAAGATTTAGAAATAGGTTCTAGTTTGTGTGGGTTGATTACATCTTAAATTATGGCGGTGGTCGTCCATGAAGTGATTCATAAACGTCGCGATATCTAGCCTTTTGCTCTTCTCTATAGGCAGTAATTTCCGCAATCTCATCTTGAATGTCAAGTATAACACCTTGTGTAATAAGATTACTTCTATCAATGTAACTTCTGTAAAAACTCCGTTCATTGGATACAGTGTGTCCCTTTGCACGAAGTTCTTCAAGTGTAAATTCTCGTAACCTAATACCAAGTTGCTGTGCTCGCTCCCTCACCGCATCCTTTCTCACAGCTGCGGTGACTCTCTGTTTTATTTTGAGATACTTGAGACGACTTTCTCTCTGTTTTATCTGTCTCGTTGCTTGCGAAATCGCGAGTGCGTATTGGATTACCTGATCTCTCATCCGATTAAGGGGTCTCAAATCTTCATCATTCAGTTCTTCCTCGGAATCACTATCTATAATAGGTCTAGGCGCACGAACCCTCGGTAAATGTGCCTCTGGGGAAGTCGGTCGTGGCACGACCTTGTATAAGTTTTTCATATTGTGACACATTTTCAAGTATTCCCCCTCTGGGATTGACTTGGAAATGAGGTCAATAGATTGCATGAGACTGGTGAGATCTTCCATGATTACAGTTAAAATTACACGGGTCTATTTCTAACTTAGGTCATTTTCTGACACAAATTGCACGACACCCATTCCACTATCAAGTAGGCGTTGAAGATACGGTTTTATGGTTGTATGTAATGCAGTATGGTCTGAAGATTCTGGATGAATTGAAGTGTGTAAAGGGTTATTTATAACTTTATATGGAGAATCATCAATCAGTAGTGTATTTGATCCATTATACCATGGGAAGATCGTCCACACGCGTTCTAAATCCTTGAGAAGTATGGGTTTATCACCAATCACCCCACCATGTGTACACTGATTTTGTGAAAATACAAATTTCAAATCCTTCATCTTCTTTCCCCATATGTTTTGTACAATTGGAATCGTGTTGTGTGGCATAGTAGAAGACCAAACAGCTACATCAAAATGGTGATGAACCCATTTAAGAAATTGTTTGATCCCTGGACGCTTGTAACATTTGAATCTACCCACTGTAAAGTCTGGCTTTTTCTGGACATCACCCCTCTCCCTGTCCAAAAATATACCATTGAGGTCAAATATGAGTAAAGGCTTCATTCAATTGTCTCGGGATTACAAATATTACTGTTCACTTAGGTACTAATGATATGTGATTTGTCTTGCACCGCGGATCACTTGAAGGACACCACCGTGGATACCCATCTCGCCAATCTTTGGAACATGATTAATTTCAAACTTTTTACCATTCTTAATAATAAACTTTTTAGAATTATTAAGAATATCTCGATCAGTTAACTGCTTTGTACCGGAACCCCAACGATAATCATATACAGGTGCAATCATTTTACTTACAATTACAAGTGTCTAAATATAACTTAGGTCACATGTCGTCTAAATTCTCAATCCATCCATTGATCTTACTAATTCGTTTTTGAATTGCAGTTGAATATATTTCCCTATATGTATTTTCAACTGCGATATAGGACTTATACATCTGCTTTACACCCTTTTCAAATTTAGTCCCAGAATCACCGAGATCACATCCCGACTCATCAAGGTGTGTACGAAGTGTTTCTTCATCATATCGTTCTAAAAGAATGTTGTGTAACATACAATACTGCCTTATAGCTTCCCTCTTTACAGATTTCGTGGCACGCTGCAAAGGTTTATTGTAGTTTAACTCGTCGTGTAAATAGGTAAGTTGCATACGAAGGAAGTTCTCTTCACTTAATATGGCCGTGTTGTAATAATGATCATAAAAGTGATCAAGGACATCACCGGGGGTGTCACTTACAAATATATCAAAATGTTCGTAATCAACGAGGGTTGCCATCTCCCTAGCATCTCTATCCCTGTACGCATTTCGTAAATGATTACATATTTCAAGGTAGTCACCCTCGGGTAACTTGTCGGAGTTCTGATCTATGACACGCAGTGCGTTTCGTAGATGATCCATTCTTACAAATTGTTATTACAGATTTTCTAAGTAACTTTCGTCTAAGCACCCCAATTCAAAAACTATGTTTTCTCTCGCGTAATTTAAAACTGCCAACTGTTTTTGAAGATATTCTGGGAGATTCCAAGAGATCTCCACCTCTTCATCTATCGCCGCATATCTGATGGACACTGTATTTCCGCGTTCAGTAAAACTACGGTACGCGTTAACTGCTTCAAGATCTTTGTCAACTTGTTTAAGTTCTTGAAGTAGCCATTGGATGTCGTCGTTAATAGGATCGCCTGTGATCATTTTGTCTTAAATTATAAATAATTAGCTACAACTTAGGTTTCTTCTCTGTAAGATATTCAGATGCCTGTTTGGGTGTTTTACAAATTGTATCACCACAGTGATCCCTATTTTGGTAAATAGAATTGATAGATGTTACCATGTCCTCACATGTCTTCAGATTCCAGCGCCCGAGTTTAGGTTTTTCATCTTTCAAAAAAATACTTGCGATTCTTCTAATCATTACTATCATAACTACCCATTTCCTTATCTATATATTCTTCCCATTTATCAATTCTTTCTCTCATCTTCTTTAAAGTCTCTTCTTCACCGTCAGTTTTCAACCTAAATACAGATTCCAACGATTCCCGTTTGTATCTCGCTGCGTCACGCTCTTTGTCTATATCCCACGCATCTTCTTCGGGGTCACCAGCTCTCCAATTTTTATTTTCGTTAATACGACGCTGATCGTCTGGATCCCACGCATCTTCACTTTTATGTACACGGGCTGTAACTCGTCTACGATGTGTCTTTAACGAAATCGGTACAATTATCTGGCGAGACAACATACCCTATCTATATTAATTATATTACACTTTTTTAATTAAGTTTATGTATCTAACAAACACCCCGCCTATGCACATCCATGAGGAGGTTGCAGATCTCTAAATATTTACCCTCTTGAATTTCACATTCTTCAATGAGTCCTAACGCTTTTTGAAGATTGGTGGGTCTTTCTTGCGGGGGAGCTACGGGTGCGGCGGTGGCTTGGCGCTGTTCAATTCTCTCACGTTCAACTCGTCGCTCCTCCGCTTGGTTAATAGCGTGTGTGTGTCCTAGCTCAAGCATCTTTTGGGATACATACGAAGCCATCTGTCTTCTGTCTCTGGTAGATTTACCTCTGCTGTAATTAATCTGGCGCATCATATTCTCTGGGTATTCCTTGTTAGGAAGGAATTCATCCAACAACTTTAACATATCTAAGCGACTTTTTGCGATAGTGGCCAATTTCATTTGGATTCCAACCCCTCTCATTCCATCCGGGCAATTTCTCCATAATTCGATGACTTGAAACAAAACAGAGGTGTCACCGGTTTCAATCGCATAATCAAAATCCCACGTATTCCAATGGGTGCTTCTGTTTTGAAACCATCCATACACTTCCTTCATGATATCCTTATTCTTGGATTTAACAGCCAATTCCATCGTATACATCATATCATCTTCAGATGCATACGAATCCATAATTCGTGGGCCCGGGACCGTGTACCGAACACTTGAGTTTTGGTCAGCTCGTGTCCAATCATTACCAACCACAGAACGCGCATACACGTATTTGTTGAGAGTTTGTAAGTCATTGGCTTTAATACACGCATTCACAACGTTTCGCACGTGTTGTTTGCGCCGCGGCTCCATACCAGAGGGTCTTTCTTGAATGATGGGTCTATACATTTCATGATATTGATCATACCAGTTATTCAAGATAAGATGAGTCCCAAGGGTATCCCAGTCATCGACAAGGGAGGGGTTCAAATTCCGAATCCAATGCATTCCTTTGAGAGCGTTGTATACATGAAGCTGTTTTGCTTTAGCAGCTTCAATCAAAGCATTTTTGCATTTCCTATAATCGAAAGACATAACACATTCCGTGTGTCCTTTCTTAATAGCAGTTAAGCACGTTTTGCAGTTGGGGCAGCGCATGAGGTCTTGTTTTTTGAAGTGACTTTTATGGGTATTTAAGTTGACTTAAGTGTACTTTTCTTCCATCTTCTTCTTGTATTCATCATACTCATCAGCCTTCTTAAACGCTTTTTCTTCGGTCTTGAAACCTTTAGTGATGAGCGCCTTGTCTTTCATTCGCATAGTAGCGGTTGGGTTTTCAATATTATCTATTTCGCGACCATAATCAACAGATTCAGCTTGAGCTTTGACCATATCATCGCCCGTTTTGATCCATTCTTTCTGGAGTCTTTCATATTTCGTTGTTTCGCGTTTGTTCATCTTGGAAGTGATTTTCTTTGGAAGGAGTTTGGGTCCTTTCATATCTACTATATTATTACATAATAAATTGTATTTTGAAGTGATTATTACATTAGGCGTTAATTACATACGAAGGGTATTTTACCATGGGGGCATAGGCGCCCTGGGCGAATATAGCCCCCGTGACGACGATCCATTCAAATTGTTGTAACATCTTTGATATTATTAAAACTCTATTCCTTATTTGACTTAGGCTTCATGAAAACCAAAAGCTCGCATGAAGAACTTTTTGTCTGCGTGGCTATCAAAATAGACACGGAAACCCTTCCCATAATATGGCTTTGGGTCATCTAGTTCTTCGGAGTCAGACTCAGGTTCAGTCTCACTCTCGTAATCAGTGCCATCTTCAGAATCGGACACTTCAGATTCCGAATCTACCTCACTATCAGAGTCGGATTCACTCACGGGGTTGAAGTCATCTTCATAATCACTATCGTCACCAGATGAATAGTAGTACTCGGTTTTAATAACCACTCTTGGTCGTGGCACCATCGTGTTTGTTTCTTCTACGAGACAACTCCTTATTTAAGTTTTTAGGGAAAAGATCTTTAGCAACTTTCTTTATAAAAGAACCAAGACCCTCACCCACAATGGAAAATGTGAGATGTTGTCTCATTTGAATATAAAAACACTTGACGACTCTCCATTTCATCTTAACATTACAACTCAGAAAAATTCTAGGCGATCTGCTAATGTTGGGAATGTCTTTCTTTTCCAATCTCTCTCAAGATGGTCAAACATTTTTCGGCGACATTCTGAATAACGAAGTCTTTGTGGAAGTGGATACATTTCACAATCCTGTCGGTCTGGCATCGTAGACCAGTTGTCAAAATGTTCATCGTACCAAGTTTGCTTGTCAATATTTTCAAATTCAAACTTTAGAGATTGTACCAATTTATCGTACATATTCTCAAATGTGTCATATTCATCAAGAAGGTTATTCACAACTTTCGTATCTTCGTATGTGTCAATTGAGCGAATCTCATCGTTAATACGAGATGTGAGAGAAAGAAGTCTTGAAATGTGTTCGTCATATTGGGTATCTCCATATTTGACGAAATTGTCGCGTCTTTTCTTTTTGAATTGTGAAAGTACTTCTTCACACTTCAAACGGAAGTTTTCAAGATGTTGACGATCCATTATTTTGATATAGTTATTAAAACTTTAATTGTAACTTAGGCTGTAATTTCTTGGTAAATGTAGAATTATTCTTTCTCCAACTTCATTTGTAGCGATGATTTCGCGGTATTCTTTGAATTCTTCCGTTACTGGTTCAGGAGTAGATCTCCGAATAGGTGCTGGGGCAAGGAGCTCCCAGAAACTCTTGAGTATTTTATACGACATTTTTGAGGTGTCGGTGGAGGTTTTAACTCTATATCTTCGTAAAGAAGTTTTTTCCAGATGATTCGTTGAACGTCTGAACACAGTGGTTCAGTTGCTTGACAGAATGCGATTCTAAAATCGTCCGTCACGAGTGGGATAAAGTCCATCTATTCATTTAAGATTACCTTACCCGCGATCTTACTTAGGCGTTCTTGTTCCATTTCAATTCGGTGTTTTTCCAAATCAATATCCAGATAGATGCGTCTTGGGGCATCCCATACAGCAGTCTTTACCCATACACATAAATTTTCAATATAGAATGGTGTCATTGACATGATAGTTCTGTAAATTGCCTTGGCGTACATTTGTATTAAAGTGTCATATTTTTTTATATCAGTATACTTCAGAATGTCACTTGACGACATACCCAAAAAGGTTCAATATGTCATAATTGACTCAAACTTTGTGAATGGTACAAACAATACATTTTCACTTGATCTTCAACTTGAATCTAATACACACGTTGAGGACATGAGCCGTGTGCTTGGCATCAAAATGGTAGACTTCTATATCACACAGGTTGGGGGAAATGATGGTGTAGATACAGACATCGCGAAGTTTGTAGATATAATATGCCCAGAAGTTCCAAAAGTTGCTCAAATTTTAGATGAACGACACGGACAGATATCTAGCAGAGTCCCACTTGAAGACATTTCACTGGGAGTAGTGGATTGTCTTGAGAGACAAACAATGGAAGAGTTCCAACGTCAAACAAACTATTTCAATCCAATTTCAATCAAGAAATTGAACTTCAAGATATACGAACAACAAGATGATAATGACTATGTTTTGCTTCAACCAGACGCAAAGTGGTACATGGTGCTTGAGATTACAACTGTAAATGTTAAAGAGAAACCTAAAGACCGTGAGCTGCAAATACTACTAGCGCTACAGAACTTGCTTGGAAAGATAGATACACTCAATCAAAATGTACAACGATTGCCAGACAAACCACCAGAGCCACCAAAGGAGAAGTATTCATTTGGACTACTGGTGGCAATTTTAGCGGCTATTTTCGGAGCCTTCGTCTGGTCTGTAAATCGCGGTTCTCCACCTGTTCCTTCGGTCATGTAATTTTGATATCAATGAAAACCCTAGACTTTAACGGTCTACCGTGAATATTTACTTTGGGTGGTATTTTGATCGGTTTAAAGTTGGGTGTAATATGCTTCATTTATTGAAACGAGGGGTGTCTACCCTGTTTCAATAAATGTGTAAATAAATTTTGACTAAGATGTTATTTTAAGCCTTCTTGGTGGCAGTGGTCTTCTTGGTAGTGGTCTTCTTGGTAGTTGTAGTAGCTTTTGGTGTCTCTGGGGTTGGAACGGGCGCTGTCTCACCAACACACTTAGACTTACATTCACCTGCTGGTCCGACTGGACCGGCTGGGCCCGCTGGACCACGGGGACCTGCTGGACCTTGAGCTCCCGCTGGGGCTTCACCGCCACCAACACCACCATCAATAATCTTCAAAAGGAGATCATAAAGGCGACCCTTATCGAGGCGAGTGCGTTTCATTTCAGCTTCGATTTCTTTACGAATAGAATCCATTGTATTATATATAAAAGAAAGATTATCTTTAAACTAAATGATCGTCATCGGAGGACATCTTAATAGCGGGATAGGTCAACATGCTTTCAAATATACGAAACTTTTTGACAGTGCGTCTTACTACTTTATAGGTTGTGAGATTCCAGAAAGTGATGATGGTCTGATATTTTTACTTCCATTGAAACCTCATATAGAATATCTCAAATATGCGAGAACACGAGTTAAGAATCTCGCGATAATGACCGTTTGTGAAACTGAAACTGTACACGAAGATTACGGTATGATCATGAAAGAGACGAAAAGGGTCGCGGTTCCGAGTGAGTTCTGTAAGCGTGTCCTGTCACGACAGTTTCCAGATAACGAGTTTTACATTGTTCACGCCCATATTCCACCGCCTTCAAAGCCATATACATTTTATCATATTGGAAATATTGTAGACGATAGAAAGAATTTCCGTGGAATATTAGAGGCTTTTGTGCGACTGAATAAACCAAACACCAAACTCGTGGTAAAAGCGACATGTAATCAACCAGTTGATATTAAACTTCCAAATGTTGAAGTTATAAATGGACTTATTTCAGATGAAGAAATGGACAAGCTCCACGATCGATGTGATTGTTATGTAAGTTTTAGTAAGTCTGAGGGTGTGGGTATGGGACCAGTTGAAGCAGCACTTCGTGATAAACCAGTAATCATAACAAACTATGGTGGATCACCCGAGTATGTGAAAACACCTTATACGATTCATTGTGAACTTCAAGAGTTGGAAAAGGACGATTTCCTTTTCAAAAAGGGTATGCGTTGGGGAAAACCAAACCCCGATCAACTCTTGGAATTCATGTTAGATGCATACAATAAGAAGCTTACGATACATGAATCACGAACACACTAAAAAATTAGTCGGTAAAGAGAACATCTTACAAGAGTTCTTCTTGAATATAGTTGGTACCAAGAACAACGAGACCAATGAGGATGGTGCCACTCATTAAGGAATCCTGTTGTGCAATCATGGTCATTACAAGATCATCAATCGCTTTAATACCAGTTGGCTTTTTGACAATACGAGGAACAATAATATTTAGGGCAATGTAGAGAGCCATCGCTATGATTACAGGTCTAAGTGTCTCCTGATCTAAGATCATTGTTTATATTACTATTGGATTTTAATTCCATCCAATTTGCTGAAAGAAGATCGCTCACATCTACCTTATTCCAATACTTGTTGAAGATACCCGGTGTTTGCGACAGTAGTCACCACACACAGCCTTGAATCGACAGGGCTTACCAGACATTGTCGTCGCACAACAAATCTTGTGAGATGTGCGTTGTTCGGGAGTGTTCGCCTTTGGTGGTGCATCAAGAACCACGATGGCTTTTTTCTTTTTTGTATTATCGTGTTTGATATAGGACATCTTACACTTCCAAGTCGCATCCGCTAAACGATAGCACTTTTCATTTGGCTCTCTGAGACGATACATTTTTGTCGCATCAGAGAGGCAGGCATTCCACATAGTATCACGAATTACTTGCATTTTTAGAGATGAATAATGTGAAGTTTGAAGACGACTTAGGTTTCACATCATTATAGATCCAGCTAATATAAGAAATATAATAAACAATATGAAGTTTAATATATACGCTTTTCAGTACAAACAAGTTGTACATCATCTCTCTCTTCCATTGGTATTTCTATGACATAATCTTCATTTACCCCTAAAACAATGTGGTCATTGGGTTGTCTAACGACCACATAGTTATTCATATGGAACTATCTCATTTTTATTTTAAGCAGCCTCACCACCAATTTGAGCCAAATAGATGTCAACTTCTCCAACAAAATCTGGACATTTCTCAGAAGTTTTCCGCGTCACCATATCTTGAACATTTGTGACATGTTCCTTGAACTTCTTGACATCTATACCCGTCGCGTTGTGAATCTGAGATTCGGAAGCGATGTCCTTGAGTGCGTAAAAGTAAGCCGCGGCATAGTTTGCGTGAAGTATAGCGATGACCGGTGATTCATCCTGTTGTGCAGCAACGGCGTAGCGGGCTGATTGTCTTACAAGTTTCTCAATTGCCTTGTTCATACCACGAGTCTTATTTTGCATCATGAGGTAAAGTACAAATATCACAGCTATTAAATAAAGATAAGCCATCTTCTATCTATAAGGATGAAAATAAAATGGAAGTATCTATGTTATAGATGCCTGGCACCACTTGATCCATACTACAAACAGGGTGCTGGATGGGAACACCGTCTTTTTGATAAGTATCTTTGTGAGACTAATTTACCATTTGAACTCAATAATGCCTATCTTGTTGGTAATGTACACATGTATGTAAATGTTGTTACATCAATGGACCCATAAAGTTTAATCCACGGATAGATGCTCTGAGACAAATAGGGGCAATTAAGTTTGATAGACCAAAAACACTCTCAATTACGAGGAATGAAATGAAAAAATGGGCGAAGATTTTTACAAAATCCTTGAAGAGAATAAACCTAAGTAAAGAAATGACACCCTAAAAGTTAAAGAAAGAATGGGTGAGAGTATTCAAAAACTCACCCACATTGAACATGTCCTTAAGAGACCCGATTCATATGTTGGTCCAGTGGACATCAGTTCTGAACCGTACTGGATTCTTCACAAAACTGATAATCAATTCAAAAAGAAGAATATCAATTATTCACCAGCTTTGCTCAAAATATTTGACGAAATTCTTGTCAATGCAATCGACCGAAACTCTGTACATCCGAAGAGTGTTACGAGCATCTCGGCGGGGATAGACAAGGAGACTGGTGCTGTTACCATTGAGAATAATGGCCCTCTCGGTGGTATCGGTGTGCGTATGCACGAAAAGGAGGGTGTTTGGAATCCCGAACTTACATTTGGTCATCTTCTCACGAGTACAAATTATGACGACACAAAGAAGCGTATTGTAGGTGGTCGTAATGGCTATGGTGCCAAATTGACCAACATCTACTCATCGGAGTTTTCAATTGTGATCAAGGATCACGAAGACAAAGCAGACATATACACAAAAGTGGGAAAACAATATGACTGTGTGCCATCCACCAAAGATTACAAAACACAGTGGTTCAACTTCTTCGGTTTCAATCACTTTTATCCCAGATTGGAAAAGATTTGGTATGAAAAAGATGGATGCCTCAATTTACAAGATCTTTGAAAAGCGTGTTTGGGATGCAAACATCTGTACGACTCCAAACTGTAAAGTGAAGTTTCAAGGAGAAGTTCTTCCAAAGACTTCCTTTGAAGCTTACGCCAAGATGCACGAAGGTGTCAAAGATGTGTGTTCGGTAACAACCGATCGCTGGTCAGTGTGTATTGGTCCATCAGAGAATGGACTTGAACAAGTCTCTTTTGTGAATGGTATTTCTACAACGAAAGGTGGAACGCATGTGGATCATGTAGCATCTTACCTTGCCGTCGGGTATCATTGATGAGATGGCAAAGAAGATTAAGTTGAAGCCACAACAAGTCAAGAATACTTTTAACATCTTTGTCAAGGCAACCCTTGAGAATCCAACCTTCTCAAGTCAGGTCAAGTCTGAGTGTACCTCAAAGGCTCAAGACTTTGGGAGTAAGTTTGAACCACCAAAAAGTTTGTAAAGAATGCTCTCAAGACTGGTATTCAAGATGAACTCACGGCACTCTCAAAGTTTAAGGAGATGAAGGAACTCTCAAAATCCGACGGTGCTCGAAAGTCCAAAATTACCGGTATTCCCAAGTTGGATGATGCGAACAAGGCGGGTACGGCACAATCTGGAAAGTGTACACTCATCGTCACCGAGGGTGATTCGGCGAAAACCCTCGCGGTTGCGGGTCTCTCTGTCGTTGGTCGTGATCACTACGGTGTCTTCCCTCTTCGTGGGAAGTGTAAGAATGTTCGCGATGCTTCTGGCACAGCTCACATCAAACCAGGAGTTCAACGATCTCAAGAAGATCTTGGGTCTTCAACAAGGTAAGGACTATCAAGATGTTTCCGAGCTTCGCTATGGTCGTCTCATGATTATGACGGATGCCGATAATGACGGTTCCCACATCAAGGGTCTCATTCTCAATATGATTCACTACTTCTGGCCAAGTCTTCTCAAGTTGGGTTTTGTTGTGTCTATGGTGACACCAATCATCAAGGCATCCAAAGGGTGGTCAATCCAAATCATTCTATACAGATTCGGCATTTCCGTATCTTGGTATGGAAACGGGCAACCTGGATGGAAAATCAAGTACTACAAGGGTCTCGGTACGAGCACGAGTGCTGAAGCTCGGGAATACTTCAAGAAGATTCAAGATCTCACTGTGAAGTTTGACATGGATATCATGACAGATAAGTCAATCGTTCTCGCTTTTGACAAGAAGAAGGCGGATGACCGAAAGTCTTGGCTTCTTGAGAGTACGGCGAAAGATCCAAAAGAATTGGAAGTTCCATATGGAAATGTAAGGAACTTGAGCATCTCAAACTTTGTACACAAGGACCTTGGTCAATTTCAGTTTGGCGGACTTGAAGCGTTCTATCGCACATATGGCGGATGGTCTCAAGCCTTCGCAACGCAAGGTTATGTATGCATGCTTCCACAAGAATCTCAAAGATGAAATGAAAGTGGCGCAGTTGGCGGCATATGTTGCGGAGAAGAGTGCGTACCACCACGGTGAAGTCTCTCTCGCGGACACGATTGTCAAGTTGGCCAATGACTACATGGGTTCAAACAATATCAATCTTCTTGAGCCATGTGGTCAATTTGGTACGCGTCTCATGGGTGGTAAGGATGCGTCTCAAACGAGGTATATCTTTACAAAGCTCACAAAAGATGCTCGAAAGATCTTTGATCCGAGAGATGACCCAATTCTCAACTATTTGGATGATGATGGTCGCCCCATTGAGCCAGACTTCTACATGCCAACTTTACCAATGGTTCTCGTGAATGGTACAGAGGGTATCGGTACGGGTTTCAGTTGTTATGTACCACCATTCAATCCAAAGGATATCAAGGATAATATTCAAAAAGCACTTGAAGGTCATGGTTTTACTCAAATGAGACCGTGGTTCAAGGGTTTCAAGGTAAGATTTTCAAGGAGGATGAAAGTGGTACGTGGATTGCCGAGGGTGTGTGGCATGACACCGGGTCACGACTCAAATTACCGAACTTCCACCTGGACGGTGGACTCAAGATTACAAAGAGTATTTGGACTCTCGTGGAAAAGAAGGTGATTGGTGGTTTACAAACAACTCAACAACAGAAGATGTGGATTTTGAAATCATGGGTTATTCAGGAAAAGACTTGGTCAAGGATCTCAAGTTGAGAAAGAGTTTCCACACTTCAAACATGCATCTTTTCCACCCCACAAAGGGCATATACAAGTACTCAAGTCCCGAAGAAATCCTAAAGGACTTTGTGGATCTTCGAGACTTGATCACTACAAGAAGAGACGGGAACATCTCATCAAAGTTCTTCAAACGAGAGCTACGATGTGTGGCTACAAATCAAAGTTTGTGACAATGGTCATTGAGGGTGACATTGTGGTTTTCAAGCGAAAGCGGGATGACCTTGAACGACAACTGGCTGGTATCTTTCCCAAAATTCCGGAACATACGACTACCTTCTCAACATCAAGACTGTCCAATATACCGAGGAAAGTGTAGAGAACTTCTCAAGAAGGCAAAACAGGCGAGAGATGAACTTGAGATTATGAAAAAGACAAGTCACATTGATATGTGGAAAATGGATATTAAAAATATGTAGGCAATAGATAGGTATGGGTGAAGCTGCGAAAATTTCGCTCAAAGCTATTGGGAAGCAAGACACTTACTTGCTTTCCAAAGATCCAGACGAGTCCTTCTTTAATTATACGACCGACAAGAGACATTCCGACTTTAGGAAATATCACAGAAACAAAACATTGTGAGACCCGGAAACGCCACGGTGGGTTGGCCATTTAATGGACGATTAAAGTACAGTTTAACCCAAGAAATATGGGTGATCTTTTGAGTAATATGTGGTTGAGCATAACTATGCCAGGTCTTAGAAATCCTACGATGGAAACTATGCGGATCAGCTGGGAAGACATATTCTAAAGAGTGTTACAATGTATGTTGATGATATAGAAGTTGAGAAAATCCATGATGATTGGGGTATTATCTATGATGACCTTTATTTAGAAACATCGGAAAAAGTAGCAAATAGATTTCTTGTAAATAGAAACCTTGGTTTTGATGACGCACCTCTCGTAGGATTTCAAGATGATGCGCAATTTGACGCAGATGTGGTGATACCAATTCACTTTCTTTTTTTCTAGGAAATTTGCGAGTGATGAATACGACACGAATAAACCAAATAGACCATACTTTCCAGTTGTGTTCAATGTTCCGTCAGAAGATTGAGTTTGAACTTGAGTTTCACAAACAAACATTCTTTCACAGATGGTTACAAAACATTGAACTGATTCATTTAACATCATCACGGAAGAAATCACAGTGAGTCCCGAGTGAGAGAAACTTTTGATGAGGAGAGACAGGTCTTTATGACGGATCTCGTTCGAAAACATCCAACAATTGTGAGTGATTTGGGTAAGGATATAATACGAAACAATCTAGTACCAAATATACCTGTAAAATGTATTCATTGGTTTCTACGAAATACAATATTTGAAAATGAAGATGAATCGCAATCGGTAGATCCAGTTCCAGCCACCGAGGGTGCAGCGATCTTTATCAAAACCGCTTCAACTTTTCTTCGGCTCTTGATTTTCAAGGTGAAAATACATTCTTCTATCCACTCATGTCGGAGGCGAGTTTTATCATAAATGGAAATAAACTTCCAAATGTTATCAAAAACAGATCATTCAATATTACAAATATTTAATTCCATTTCAAAAAGATTGTCTAGACCAATTAGAAATATTTATACATATAGTTTCTCGATGAATCCAGTAAATGTGGAACCATCGGGAAACTTGGACTTTAGTCAGATTCAATCTGAAAAGACTAATATTGAAGTCAAGATGGATACATCCGTCATTGATAGACCTACAGATAACATTTTCATTGCACATGTACTACACAGGTTATCAAACCTTTGTTTTTGACAAAGGGTTTATGTCAATTGCTTACTAAAAAGTTTCTCTTTATTATTCTGATGTAATCAATAATGTTGTTCTTAATACACCATTTGATGAAATTCAATTGAGCCAATGTCGTTTGAATTTCATGAGATGTACCCGGAACTGTGTAACCAAACTTTTGTGACCGACAAAATGGATCAAAAAGTTGTTTACTGTAGCCATTGAGACTTGATTTATAGGCACAATGTACCGTAAATAACTTACCATCACCAGTTTGATAAGATGTATGATTCTTCTTTGCGTAGTTTGTGATAAACCACTCCAAATTACGGAGAGAAATGCCACTCGTTTTGTCCAAAATAGTCATTAGTGTAGTTTATTCTTCTCTTCGTTATAAAATTGTTGATGGATGTTAGTAGAATATCGTTCTTGCTCATTACTATACTATGCTATTCAAATCTATAAGCTCCTTTGATGACTCACACCCTGGACACCCATGCACAAACATCTGATCTGGTCCGTGATTGTGTAGGTTTGAACTCGAGAAAGATCGTTGACATATTCGTTCACCCTGTGTTTTGTGATGACGACAATAGCCATTGTAACCGCCCTGAAAGTACACCGATGACCAGTTGCCTTTGTTCCCTTACAAGTTGTACTTGTAAATGTTTGGGTATATCCTTGAGTAAAAGTTCAAGTGGTATCGCATGCTTTTTTGAAATCTTTTCAGCATACTCATTGAGAATTGCATTTACCCTGCTCTTCCAATTCATCATCAACAAGCTTTGTGATTTTTTCATTGAAGGCTCATTCTTACTTTGTGTTAGCTCGTAATTTTTAAATAGGTCTTCAACGGATTCTTCTTTTTTCATTCTCGCATCCTTAAGGCGTCCTCTCAATATCGGGAGAGTGCCAACCTCTTCCAAACCAAGACGCTTACATTCGGCAATGAGCTCGTCTTTCTTCATACCACTGAGGGATGGGGTTTCGGTGGTTTTACTGGTTTGTGTTGATTAATGATTTCACCAAAGATTTCTTCCTTCACATTTTCATACAGTGGATCTAGAAGATCACAGACAGGGTTAAGGAACTTGTTAACAAAATAATAATGATAGTCAACATGTACGCCATGTTCCTCTACATACTTTGGATCTTCGGCTTTTTCATACGCTTTAGCTTTGGGATTTTCCGTTTTTGTGAGCATGTATGGAACACGATCTCCAGATTGTGGCTCAGACCCTGGCTTTCGTTGGCGCATCTTCGTGACAACTTGTACATGTGATTGGTTGATATTCACACTCTCAGAACTCGTAACAGATACATTCTTACCCCCAACTTTGTATGTATCTGAGAGACCTTGACTAAGAATAAGCTTTTCATTGGGGACATCCCCCGAAAGGAGCTCAATCGCTCGCTCTTTTGCCAACTCCTTGGGTGGACCAGGGTCACTGGATGTGAGAACTACATCAAGAGTTCTTTACAAACTTCTCTCACATGGGGTGTATTATCTCTGCGAACAACTTGAAGTCCCTTAATGTCAATGTAGTCCATGTGCATCTTATCATCTTTACCCTTCGTCCAAAGCTTGGCGGCATACCGCTTCTTACTATAGAGGAAATATGGCCAATAAACCTTTTCAAGTTCCAAGTTATTAGGCTTCTTGAAAAGAGCGCTACACTCTTCGGCAGCTCTCTCACCAACTTCCCAACTGTACGCGATAGCATCCTCCCCCTTGCGATCACCCACATCAAACTCAACCATCACTGAATCCGTGTCCCCGTATCTCACCTTTGCCCCGGGAAAGTTTGCTTCCACATAGTTCTTTGTTTCCTCAATCATAGAGCGACCTTTACATGTTGTCGTAGAAGCGATTGGGACACAAGGTAGAATACCTTTACCAGCTCCAGTAAAACCATAAACGGAGTTCATTGAAATCTTATAGGCCAACTGCTTACCATTGTAGACCTCCTTCATAAAGCCGGTAGCCATTAGCCATGTCCCGCTTAGCCTGCTTACGGAACTGTTTTAATTCGAGAAGAATGCTTAGGTAAGAAGACTTGGTACATCTTGCGCAAACTTATAAGTTCGGTCACCGACATTGAAGGTTTCATATGTGATCCCAGGTACATTACCATACTTCTTTTCATCCATAACATACGACGAATAACATAAGATTGTGTGCCATCATGATAGATGGGTACAGCGCTTCAAAATCTAGAGCTGTAATCGGGGTATAATACGCACCCTTTTTGGGCGTCCAAAACTGTAGCGCCTTCGTATGGTTCTTCGGGGATTGCTCCATACCGAATAGTTGGAACCATGAAGCCCAACTCCCGAGCCTTCTTTGTGAGTTGGGAAAACACCTTGATTTGCTGCCCTCGTTCCACAAGGAAATTCGCTGGAACCCAAGTAGCCTTAGCCATCTCAACCAAGTTCAGGAGAGTACAAAGCTTTTTCATGAGTTTGTGTGGAAGGAGTGTATCCTTGATACAATACTCAGCAACTTCCCTCAATTTGACGGGGTCTTCCTCTCTGTAACGAGCGAACATCTCCTTGGGAGCCATATCAATCTTTTGATCTCCAAGGTACAACTTTGATACATTATCCAATTTATAACTATCAAGTTTGTATCCTTTCTTGATTTCGTGGAACATATCAAAAATGAAGCGACCAGACATTGGAAGAAGCTTCAAGAGATTGTCTCCAAGAGCACTTGATGAAAGCTTTTTAATAACAAGTTCAGACTCTGTATCTTTGAGCTTACCCAAGTTGAAGAATTCTATAGTGACACCGATTGATTTGCGCACGCTTGTAGATATATTCCATATCAAAGCCAAAAATATTCCACCCAGTAATGATATCTACATCCTTTTTGTGAAGATACTTTTGAAACGCCTCTAACATTTCCTTTCGGTTGAATAGCTCAAATGTGGAACCCTCCAGATTGGGATCTGTTTGTTTGTAACACAAACATGTCTTATCATATGGTTCATCAGAACCAAACTTACACAGGGAGATTGCAATTTGAAAACAAGCGTCTCCAACAATATTTGCATCAGGAAACTTACCAGTAGAACTATTACATTCAATATCAACAGATGCCACAACAAATGGCGCAATGTCATCTCTCGCCACTGGTTTGAGAGTAGTCCAATCATTACAGAACAAGATCCATATCAACATTTGCGAGGTGTGAACGAATACATTTATCACCAGTCTCAAGCCATCCAGTGGATTGGATTCCAGTGCGATGCATCAGGCGCAGCACTGGATCAAGATTTGATTCATACACTTTAACATTTCTCACACCAAAAATATTGAAAAGCTCAGGAGTTCTATCAAGAGGTCTTCTCAAAAATGAATCTGTGAGGCGACGAGCTTGAAGATTTTAAAATTGATTTTCATAAATGGAAACTCTTCATTATTTTGAAATCCCCAAACATCTTTTGATTTGGTAACTGAATATCCAACGAGAGAATCTTTACATTTTCATCAAGGATGTTGTAAATTCTCTGAATTTTTGCAGTGTCAATGTTCCCGGGAAGTTTAATAAAAAAATAAGGTGTAAATGCTGTTGTCAGACAGACTGACTTTCCTTCCTCAGTCTTACCAAAGATACTGATCAAATGCTCGTCATCTGTATCTCTGGACTCCCATGTCAGTGCTTGGAAGGCTACCATTGTGTAATCATCGCCCGAAAATTTTAATATACTTTATTAGTAAAAATGTCAGCTGCTTTGATTGACCTTGTATCTAAAGGTGCCCAGGATGCGTACATCACTGGTCAACCCCAGGTCAGTTTTTTCCGACAAAACTATAAGCGTCACACAAATTTTTCGATGCGACCAGAGCGCGTGGACTACATTGGTACTTTTGGTGCCTCCAATGAAGTCGTCGTTCCACTTCGCTCCAAGGGTGATCTCTTGAGCTATGTGTGGATTGAGGCTGAAGGTATTGCGACACCCGGCGGAAATAACGCCATGTTTGACACCGCGGCGTCCCAACCAACAACTTTCCAATTGTGGATTGGCGGACAAAAGGTGTCTGAACTTGATTCCCTTTTCATTCAGGGTGTGTACAATCCACTTTACAATGAAACATCTGCCAAGGCGGGTATGAGATTCACAACCGAAACAACCCACGCGAACTCAAAGGGTGATCACTTTGTCATTCCATTTTTCTTTGGTGAAGATTGGACCAAGGTTCTCCCACTCGTGGCGCTCCAGTACCACGAAGTTGAACTTCGCATAAAGCTCCAAGATCAATACACTTTGGCGGGTACCCCCAAGATCTACGCGAACTATGTCTACCTTGACACCGATGAGCGTAAATTTTTCACAGAAAGTGAACATGAGTTGTTGATTACTCAAACACAATATCAACCAGGATCCCAAGCCGATACTGAGTTTGATCTCACATATTTCAATCACCCAGTGAAGGCTATTCACTTGGTCGCTGGCGACGCGGGTGCTGCCGTGTGGGACGACCACTACACATTCGGAACCGCCTCTTTGTACATTAATGGTACGGCACTTTCCGAGAATATGTCAAATGTCTATCACCACGATGTTGTTCCAGAAATGCACTGCAGCGCCATCGGTGCTGATACTTTGGACGAAGACACCGTCTACACATGGCCATTCTGCTTGAACTTGGCTAAATCTCAACCATCTGGCTCCCTGAACTTCTCCCGAATTGATAACGCGAAGTTGCTTCTTAACAGCGTAACCTCTGCCGATTCATCAAAACCAGCTCGCGTCTATGCGGTCAACTATAATGTTCTTCGTGTGAAGAATGGTATGGCTGGTGTTGCGTTCGGTAACTAATTTTACTTTTAACATAATTACAAAACCTTACATACGATTGGTTTAAAAATATCAATGATATGTAGGATAAGATGGATCTCGTTCCAATCAAACTTATTAAAAATCGCGATGTTCGCGATCGCCTTTTGAGGGTAAAGGTGAGACGGCTGAGATTGACAAAAACGACTATATTGAGAGTAAGATAAACACAAGTCTCGCGGCGAGGCATCTCATGGCTATTGAAGATGCCGCTGAAATCGCGAAACAACTTCTCCAAAGCCGTGGAGTCTTTGAACAGATTGGGAAAGATATAAAAAAGGAATCCAACTATGACTTCAAGTTTGTGTGTCGTAAAACATCCAACATGACGAAATCCACAAAGAACCGTAAAGGGTACCAATATCTTCATATAGCACACACATATCCAGGTGGTGACGGACACTACGCCCTCGCGAAGGTCAATCACAGAGAGAAGTCAATTAAATTATTCAATTCCATGGGTGCGGGGCGTACAGAATTCAAGAACGAACTGCGTACGGTATATGGAAATATGTATACCATACGAAATAAACAATCCACAGCCCAACCGACGGGTGGATTTGTGACAACAAATTTGGAAAATTATAAAGATCTTCTTCGCAATACAAACATAAATATAAGAAACACAAAGGTTCTTGAAAAGTCTTTTGAAATTTCACAATATGATGAATTGTCTCAACATCATTTTTGTTACATAGAAGCCTTCATCGCCATGATGCACGATACTCTCGGAACACCCCTCGGTCCAAGAGATCCACGGGATCGTCTCGTATTCATAAAAATGGTGGTGTGGGGACTCATTCATAAATATGTGCCACCCTCAAATAGAAAAACACTCCGATGGAAATACTTTGAAACAAACTTTCCATATTTTTTGAAAATCACAAACACCCGTGGTAACCGATTTAACTTGAATCACATCGCACAAATACCAAAACTTGTGAATGGTATCAATGTTGAAAAGGCTAGAAAAACTTTAGTAAAAATAGAATTTCCCAAAACTATTAATAGCTCGTGGTCTTTGACTCAAATACTAAATTGGGCGGGAAGCAATTAAATGTGTGTATATTGTAAATGATTCCAGCTATTATCGTCGGAACTCTCGCAGCCGCCGCAGCGTACACCTTCACAGGTGATAATCTCGTGAGTTCCAAGGAAGCTAAGAAGTTGATTCGCTCAGGAAAGATAAAGAAAGTCATTGATGTTCGCACAATTACCGAGTACAGAGCTGGTCACTATCGGGGCGCCATCCACATCCCAGTGAGTAAAATCAATAGGAAAACTACCACGGAACTCCCAAAGAAGGGTTTGCTCGTCTACTGCAACACTGGGCAACGAGCCAGATTTGCGGCAGAGAAATTAGAAGAATTGGGTTTTGAAGATGTGTATTACATTGCGGGACACTACTCAAGTCTTAAGTGAGACCCTCGATGACCTCTTTCGTCTTTTCGTACATTCGCTTCGCGTGGAACTTTTCATCCTTGAGTTGTTCCCAAATCGTCAATCGATACTCCAAGAATTCTAAGAATCGCTCGGGGTCTCGTTTGGACTTGTAACGGACCTTTTCACCTTTCATCGCCTCGTTCATGGCGGCAATCTTGGCTTCAAACATGCGTTTTTGCATGGCATCTGGACTCTCACGAGATGTGATTTCTTCCTTTTTGAGCGCCATTTGTAATACAGTTGCGCGACATCTTTAATTGATTGTAAGAAGTGCTTTGTCTCTCCATTTCGTGACTGTATATACAGTGACACCCAATTCCACCGCGAGGTCTTTTAGGGTTAGGTGTTTACCATAATAGTTTTCAAGAATGTATCGGCTCACATCATCTAGACCATAGAGGATATCAGGTTCTTTGTCGTAATACGGTGGAGTTTCATAAAATTGAAGTTCCTCATGTATCGTGGTTCGTCGCAAACAATTTTTACAGCTCCAATAAATCCATGGATATGCGTACGTACTAAACTTGAAACCCAACTCCGGGTTAAACTTTTGAGCCGCCCGAACGAGACCGTGTAGCCCCACACTATTTATATCCTTCCTCGTATGTATACCACGTTGTCGCGGGTATGTTTTGAAATATACATCATTTGAAACTTTATAAGCAAGTTTGACATGATTGGCTATCAATTCTTTCTTATAGAGGTTCATCTTGTACTTTTTATGTTCGTCTACTTTAATAGGTATGTTTGTAGCATTAATTGTAATCATAATTTTGGTTGTGATACCGGTTATAGTTGTAACATGTACCAAGCTTCACGACGATACCGACGAGTCTATTTTTTGACTGGTCCGAGAACCACCTCCGGTGTGAGATACTTCTTTAGAACATTCGGTGGATGGAGCATATCAAACTCTTCCGTCGCATCCTTTCCAGCAAAAAGCATGATCGCCTTCTTGCCACCTGGATGATCTGGCAAAAACTTTGTGAGATCATACACGATATCTTTGATAATTACCCAACAATCTTCTTCGGTATTATGCTTCGCAATTTCAGTGAGAGATAAGTCTCTTGGATTAATGTGATTGTTTATAGTTCTCACTCTATGCATTCTTACTTAACTATTGTTCCTATTTTTTAAGAGTCTATCGAGTCTTTCCTTTTCCTTGTTTGGAAACACCGTGAGTTGCATGACCTGACCATCAAGGTATACTTGTCCATGATTCTTTAGTCTATCACACTTTAGCACCTGATCGACTCGCACGAGATTCACACGAACCATCTTTACATTTCCAGGTTTACTGTGATGCACCGCAAGTAAAGCTGCATCCCTTTTTGTCTCCTTGGGAAGGGTGTTTTCTTCGTGACATACAACAACATGTGCTCCCGGACCACCGTCCACATGTAACCACCACTCATTCGGGTAACTCGACCCAGTCAGGTCATCATTTTCTTTGGCAGTCTCACCCACTTTGATCTTGATACCATCTGGGGATGTGTATGTCTTCATGTAGAAGATTTGTCGCATATTTTTAAATTGGATTGTACAATAAAACCTGTGATGATATACTTTTCCCCACTTTTGATAACATTTCCACGGTGAAGATAACTCCATGTAGCCGGAAAAAATAAAATAGAACCTTCTTTTGGTTGAATACTTTTACCGTTTAAAAAATCTGTAGAACCACCATTTTCTACTGGTACGGTGTTAAGGTACATTATAAAAGCTAAAAGCCTTTTTGAATCGTGAGCATCATCGGTGTGCCATTCAAATTTACAACCCTTTTCGTATTTTTGAATTTGGTAACCCGTGCAATTTATATTGTCACCAAATATCTGTCCTAATATATTTAAATTTTTATCATAAAGAACCCGACTTTCTATATATTTAAAGTATTCCGGTAATCCCACGGCTAAATGTTTTCCCAAGACATTTGTGATATCACTCCAATCTTCTCTATTTGCTATATGTAAATCTATCGAGTTTTTAATATCTAAATTGATGATACCGGGTCCCAATTTTCCTTGATGTTTTTGTGTATTCGGATTAAATCTATCTATAATCTGTTTACATAATTGTGATGGTAAAATATTTTCGATAACATGCACGAATTCCATTTCATAACACACAAATATAATCTTTAATAATCATAAGAATGCGTGACCCAGCCAATAATAATATGGTTGTGATGGAAAGTCCCAATTACAATGAGAGATAAGTCTCTTGGATTAATGTGATCATTAATTGATTTGATTCTGTTCATTTCTATTATATCTCATCATTTTCTGGCTTAGGGATTTCCTCTTCCACACTTTCCATTTTGAATGTGTCATTAGTTCCTTGTCCTAAACGCTCATGTTTGGGATGTATCATAATTGGTGGACCCTCGTATATGAAATTTGTAATTAGATATTTAGCCCCCTTCTTCAATTTAGTACCACGGTGAATATATGCTAAATTCGCAGGAAATATTACAAGCTTACCAGCTTTGGGTTGTATGTGTCCTCTATTAAGAAATTCAGTAGTTCCACCAACACCTTCTTCAACATCGTTTAGATAGATTATGTAAGTTAAAATTCTATTTAAGAATCCATCGTGATGCCATGTATAGAATCCATCTTTTTCGGTTTTTTGTATTTGAGGAAGACCAATTGTAGCGTTATTTACTGATTTATGTACCGCGAGACATCTATCCAACCCCTCTGTATGTACATAATCTTGGTATTTCAAAAGTGCCTCATTTAAGCATTCCCCCACTTCATCCACAACATCCTGCCAATCTCCCCTTATACTGGATGAGGAAATTGGCAAATCTATACTTTTTTTAACTTTTTCATCTACCCCGCCAACTGTTGATCCCGTGACCTTTCTTTCATCCTTTTCAAAGCGGGAAATGACATCTTCGCAAAATTCTTTGCTAACGGCATTATCAATTTCAAGAATGTAATCCATGTTTAAATGATTAAAGTATTTAAACTTTAACTTAACAGTCTATCAAGTCTGGCCCTCTCTTTGTTTGGAAATACCACGAGTTGCATGACCTCTCCATCTAAATAAACTTGTCCGTGATTTTTGATGCGTTCATCCTTGATGACTTGATCAACTCTCACAAGGTTTACGCGCACCACCTTCGCACTTGAAGATTTACTATGATGTATAGCGAGGAGTGCAGCATCCCTCTTCGTCTCTTTGGGAATTGTATTCTCTTCGTGGCATATAATCACATGAGAACCAGGTCCACCATCAACATGCATCCACCATTCTCGGGGATAACTTGATAGTGTGAGACTGTCATTTTCCTTCGCATTTTCACCCACCTTAATTTGAATACCGTCGCGTGATATATATGTCTTCATTAATTCAAATGGTTCTTATCTTCTATATATATTCATAACCAGTATGTACTTTGCATCAGCTTTAATTAAACGACCTGTGTGTATAAATGGCCATGTAGTTGGGAATATGGTCATTTTACCAGTTTCAGGTCTAATTGACCTCCTATTTACAAATTCGGTAGTACCACCTTCATCGGTTTCAAGTGTATTTAAATACACAAAAGATGTAAACACCCGCTTTTCACCAGGAATATAGTCCTGGTGCCATCTATAATGTTTACCTTTTTCGATCTTTTGAATACAGGGGGCTCCGAATTGAAGTGGAAAAATTGAGTGATCAAGTACAAAGTCCATATCACCATCTTCATCTATGCCAGCATCTTTAAGAATACTTTTTACATGTTCAACGTATGTATTAATCGCATTTTTAAGATAGTATTGAATCTTAGTCTTTGCGATTTCCCAACCAGGGGACGTTAATACATTCAACTCTGTGCTACTCTTCCATTCTTCGTTAATATACCTGTCACCTCCACCGTCTTCCAGTGTACCTTTCACTTGATTCTGGGTATCATTTTCAAATTTGTTTATGATGTTTTCACATAACTCAGATGAAAATACGTTTGGAATTTCCAAAATAAACTTATCCATTTTGTAAATTACAATTTAAATCTTTAATTATTATAAGATGTTTAGGAATCCATCCGACAACGACGCGGTCCGAATCAATAACTCAAACTCAAATTACAACGAGGCTAACTACAACGGAGCGCGTGGATTACGAATCAATAACTCAAACACAAACGAAAATAACGTTGGTCAGATCAGGTCGCGAGTCATAGACCTCAACAATCTCAGGCGTATGCGAAGAGTGCGAATGGCCTTTGCTAACGCGGGTCTAGTGGGTCGGCGTCTCAACTTTGGAAATAATGGGAACAGTAGACCAAATGCATCCAACTATATGAAAAATGGAAAGAGAATGAAAAAGAATGCGAATGAAAACACAAAGACCAAGAAGATCAAATGGAAAAAGATGAGTGTGCGTAATATGCCAACCGACCCCATCAAGTATGAAAACTTCAAGTCTGGACAAAAGGCTGTGAAAATCAATACATTATATCTTACACCAAATTCCTTTCGTAAGTTGGCGCGTATGTCCATGACAAATGCTATTAACGCTAATGGCAATATGGTGTTATTCACGAATCCTTTCACTCGCGGAAAAGTTAAAAAGGGTGATTTAAAGTTTGTAATCATTGAACGCGCAAACAAAAAGTAATTTTATTGACGACATAAAATATATGCACGTCGTATTTAATCCCAGTCCATCAGTCGCTCATAAATATAGGGTAACCCTCCCTAATAAGAGAAGTATTGATTTTGGTTCAGTGGGTGTTGCTGATTATACAAATCATCAAGACCCACAACTTATGCGTGCACATCTCATCGGAAAGGGGGCGATTGTTTCTGATGAGTTGCGAGTAGAGGCGGATTATGGTGAAATCCATCGGGGTATGCTCATGATTGACGAAAGCACAGAAGAGGACTGGGATGATTGGTTCTCCCGAGAATATTGGGAGAGATGGATGTTGTGGTCATATCCCAACATACATCAGGCCAAGTTGTGGATGACTATGCGTAAGGGAATTCTTTTCATGCCAACCGCGGATGACCTTTTTTATTTAACCCCACGTGGACCTATATAACTTCTATTTCAAAAACGCGAAAACAGTATTTTCGATTATTACTAGAATTCAACGTCATGATTGTGAAATTACCCTCCGAATGATCTTTCACAATTTTGTTCATTGCGCCCAAATGTATGTCAAATCTATTTAGATATTTATACGCAATCACACCACCACACCCATGGTAAGCGGTCTCGTTATCGATAACTTTCCAAATTCGGGAACACTTTCCAGTTACATTAACTTTGGGATAAAACTCGTCATCACAGAAATCTATTTCAGATTCAACCTGATCATAACTAATTTTTACAATGTCTCCCGCTTTTACTTCTAGGAGCTTTTTCTTACCCCCGATAGCTTCCGCGAACTCTTTGTACTCTCCATCTTGGATTTCATACTTTTCTTGTATCTTATCCAACAGGGACAGTAGGTGATGGCGATCCATATCTGTTACTTGATTTATTAAAAAGCAAAGCTAACTTAGGCGCCAGTAGATCCAAATCCACCCGCACCTCTCTCCGTCTCTTCAAGAACACCAATTTCCTCCACATCGGGTGTTTCACAGCGCTCAAGGACAAGTTGTGCGATGCGATCCCCTTTCTTTACCTCAAAGTCTTTGTCTCCGTGATTGAAGAGAACGACTTTGACTTCACCTGTATAGTCGGGATCAATAACACCCGCACCAACTTGAATACCATGCTTCACAGCGAGACCGGATCGTGGTGCAACACGACCATACACACCATTTGGCATGAGAATGGCTACACTTGTCCCGACCAAAGCACGATGCGTGGGAGGGATAACAACTTCATCAGTGCTGTAAAGATCGTATCCAATAGCACCCCCAGAACCACGAGTTGGAATAATAGCATCTTGTGTAAGTCTCTTAACACAGAGACTCATTTCTACTTTACTTGGGTTTGTAATCTTTAAATATCTACCCAAGTGGCACTCGCAAATTCGTTATCATAAGCATCACCGAAGTTTGGATCAGTATAGTAATCACAGGATTCTCGACCGGTGGTGTACGCGCTATCTCTATAGGCTAGAAATGTTTCAGGACAACTGGCACCAGTACCAATCGGTTGTTCTAAGACTACATTTTTTTTACCAGCTGCCAAACCTTGAAACATGTAATATTTAAAACAGTACTTATCAGTCGTCCGTTGTTGTTTATACACACAATTTCTACATTCTTCAGACTTTGTGTCTGTACCTGGTGGACAGTTACCAGTTATAGTTTGTTTATAAAACTGCTTACCCGCTTCCTTTTCTTCGCAACTTCCATCGGCGGTCCAATCTCCTGCTTGGTAACAACAGCTTTCAACTTTACTACTGTCATGGATTGCACATGCACCCGAGCTATTCTCCGTGAGTGTGCGCGTCTTAGTCATGTAACCATTGGTGTTACACGTTCCATCTACCCATGGTCCAACTTCACAACATGGTTGGATTGGTACATTACAATTTCTTATTTCGGTTTCTCCATCTGCATATTGACAAGCCGTTCCACCATTTTCAGCTTCTTGCGTAATTTTAAAAGTTCTAGACTTTGTTGACTGAATACCACATGTACTTGTACAGATGCCCCAACCACCTGATTCTGTGCTATCAGAAGTTTCCCAAGTACCTACACAATCAATTGGTGCTGGCGGACCTCTACAAGTCTCCCATTCAGAAATGCGCTCTTCGCCTGTACAGTTCTCAGGCTCTAAGGCGAGTTTGAAATACTCCTGGAAGCCATCTTCGTCATAACCCACAGTTGGTGCACCATCTTCTTTACTCGTTACACAGCCATTGGCACTCTTTTGTCTTGTACTTGAATACACACATGCAGGTGGAGCAACAGCATTAGCTGGGCATTCAACGTCGCATGCATTTTGGTAGGTCTTTAGACATGTTCCATTTCCAGTTGCAGCTTCATAGTCTATTGCATTTTCGTCAAGTGTGTAAGTGCGTATACCACGACCACATTTATCTGTTTCCGACCCATCAAGAATCACGCCATTTCGTATACAAGCTCCTTCTATCCATGTATCACCTTGACAAGACTTGTCACATACGACATTGCATGGTCTAAAATCCGATTCACACTTTCCAGATCCAACGGCTCTTTGATATCCTAAAGCATTTGGATCAAGTACCCATTCTTCAACACCATCTCCACACTTACCAACCGAACCATCCAGGAGTTCTCCCGTGTCTTTATTGTGACAGGACTTCTTTTTGACATATTCAGTTCCACTACAGTCTGAAGGTTCTATTTGGGTAAATACTATTTGGCCATCTTCATCTTCTTCGGTACTAAATGTAGGACCCGGTGAACCATCACCACCATCACCATCACCATCACCATCACCATCACCACCATACTTTTGGTAACCTGTATAGACTAGAGATATAGTCATGAATAGCATCAGGACTGATAAAAATATTATTATAGTACGCCCTCCTGATAATCCACGATTGTACATACCTACTAGAGACTTAGAAAAATAGTTCGTCCCTATGGTAATGAGTAATGTTTGGAAAGTCCACAACTTTATCGTCAAAGCAAATGCCCCCAAAACAGACTATGAAAAACTCAAAACCAAAATTCGCCGAACAACTTTGGGATACGGTACAGCGCTTTCATCTGTCTATTTCATTACACATGGTGCAGAGGAGGGCGTATCCGCTACATTAGGGGTGGCTTCGTCACTTGCATACATTGGACTACTGACACAAAGGGTAGATAACATTGAAAAATCTTCACCATTTCAGAAACAGTTACTGGCCCCCGTGGGTACCGCCATTTTTGAAACTATGTGGAATAATGCTCCATTTGCATTTGATTTTGACTATGGTGCGACACTCATGGGATTTCTCGCCTACAAAGTTGCCCTCCTCACGGTTGTATATGAAGAGGTCCGAAAAATGCTTGTATCATCTGAAGATGATGACAACCAATAAAATGTCAGGGTATATTAACCATGCGCGATCCATCAGAAAACGATTCGGTCAGAATTAATAGTCCGTCATCTCCACGCGTTAGGGTGTTCAGACGAAATGGACCCGGTCTTAACAGGAATGGTAGATACAATAATTCTAATAACAACAACGTTGGAAATGTTAGACCTCGGGTCAGACAGAGGATCCATAATGCCGACGAGCTCCGCCGCCACGCGGCCGGTGTGGCCCGCCAATTATTTGGTGGTAACAATGAAGGACCCAAATCTCCACCCAAAGCTCCAAAGAAAGTGAATGTTTCGAAGTATGAAAAGATGTTGAAGAATATTGAGAATAAAAACAAAAACAAAAACACCAAAAACAATAAACCCAATAACGAAAACAAAAACGTGGCTTCGTGGTTCAATAATAGTATGACAGAAGCTAAGAAGAGTAACATTCCCAAAGATAAGCGGGTCTTCCTCTTAACGGATATGACAGGTAATGGCAAGATTAAACAGGTGTGGGATCGCAGATTTCTTAATGGATTGGTTGAATCGTATGAAAATCGCTATAATCGCGTCCGCGAAGCCAACGATCCATTCTTCACATCTCCATTGACACGAAAAAAGTTTAGTAAGAATGACATCAAAGCGTATCCACCCACAAACGCGACAAAAAGGAGAATAAAGCAAATCGTGAATGGGAGGACTCTCGAATCCAAAGTCAATAAAATCATGAAAATTAAGAATAAGGATTATTTAGCGCAGTCAAACATATTGGAGACGATAAAGCGTGGTATAAGAAAAGGTGATATAACAACCGAGAAACAAATAAAGGAACTTGCTTTGATATACGAGGTTACCGGTAGGGAACTGCTCATTTCTGGACACAAAAAGGATGGCGATTACTATACGGCGTATGTAAAAGGAAAGTTCAAACCTCATCACATAAAATTTATGAAAGACACACCCTATATTGCTTCAAAATTATATGACACCACTCGGCAAGGGGAGCCCCGAGCTCCCGCGCGAGCGATAGTCCCCCTCTATAAATTACCATCGTCGGCGGTTAAATATTTGTCAGGATTTGATAAATATGCCAGTGGTGAGTCACCCGTTGCGCGCAACACCCTTACATTGATCATAAGAGTATTAAGACAAGTAGTCAAAGTCGGTTATGTGACGATGGCGGAAAACGTGGCACTTCGAATCATGGGATTACCAAATTCCAATTTACGAAATAAACTCGGTGAGTACTATGAGTGGTATGAGTTAGTGAGGAATGCTAGTTCGTAAGTATTTAGTTCTTTGATTCATTACAAAATTACTGTTTTATTTAACGACGCGTCGCGGGCCGATGTTAAGACGACCCAAGTTCTCGTCAAGATCCTCCCGTAACATACGAGGTCCTTACATTTGAGAGCAAAGAAGAGGATCCAAGCGAGGACGATATCAAGGCTGTAGTGATCCCGAGTGAGGACGGATACGACCGATGAAATCGCGGGCCAGAGGGGCCAAAGTGGGGCACCCACAAAGTTTGAAGTAACTACATTGAGGGTTGTATGACCTGAAAAGGTATAATCATTACAAAATGCAAATCTCGGTTTAAGCTTGCAAGGCTTTTGCTTTGTGTAAGGCATCACAGTCACTGCGTTACACACCGCTCTTGCAAAGTACATGAGAGTCATGAGTAAAAGATAATTGTTTTTCTTTTTGGATGACCATAAGGGCCATGCGTAAAGGAGGAAGAGGATGGGTACGGCGAGGAGGTAATCTGGGAGGTGTTCATGTTGCTCCCAGTTTGGGAGAAGATTAAACCCTAAATCATAGATTGGACCGCCTGTACCATTCCCTTTTTGTGCGGAAATGTAGTACCCCACTAATATATTCGCAACCAGTGAAAGTAGGAATACTACCCAAATCATCTAATGTAATATGTGCTCAGATTTTATTAAGCTTCCGAATTGTACCAGTCGCGATATATTCGTCAATCTTATTCGCAACACCTTTACCAACACCAGCAACCTTGTGAGGACCTTGGGAAATCTCTGTACCATTCGTCACTTCAAAGTGAAGTTTGCGGATAGCCTTAGCAGCCTTTTTGTAAGCTTCACTTTTGTGAGTGTTTTCTTCTACATCTGCGAGTAACGCCAATTGATCTGCAATATTCTCATTTGTAGTGAATGTCTTGACCACCTTAATTTCCCCAGTTTCAAGGAATTCATTTACTTTTCTTACGATACTCTTACCAATCCCATATAGATGAGAAAGTTGCTCACCATGGGTTACTTTGAAATCAAGATGATATATGATGTTAGCCGCTTTCTCGTAGACAGCTTTCTTAAATTCATTTTCTTCCTCTTGGGTGAGGTCATCAAAAGCTTCCGTGAGGGGCAAATTGTAGCAGACAAAATAGTTATCATCTGAGTCTGAGTCTGACTCTGAGTCAGAGGCAACAGATTCCTCATCACTCACTTCAGCATATTGGAGCATAGTTTCGTACTCAAGAAGGGCTTTTTCTTCTTCACATTGTTGAAGGCGCTTCTTGAGATCGGCGTTTTCCTTTTCAAGGTTGGCAATGTAGGTGGCAATAGATTGAGAGTTCATAGTTGAAAGTTGTGTGACTTTTTGGGGTGGGTCGGGTGACTTAGGCGCGCGATTTAATGATGGGTATCCCGTACCCCAATTCTTCTACAAGTGGGTTGTTTTTGTAGTCATTTTTGTAGTGAATCTTCTTGACTCCACTACTCGCGAGAGCCTTGTAGCAATTCAGACAAGGGTAGTGTGTGATATATGCTTCAGTGCCATCTATAGAGACACCCCGCTTAGCCGCATCCGTGACGGCGTTGATTTCTGCATGAATCGTTGCTTGTTCGTGTCCGTCCCTCACAATTGAGGTGTGATTAGAACCACCAAGGAAACCATTGTAGCCCATACTTATGAGACGGTTGTTCTTCACGAGCACACATCCCACATTGAGTCTATCACATGGCGATCTGACTGACGCGAGTTCTGCGGTCTTCATGAAATACTCATTCCATGTAATGCGATCAGTCATTATTTTATCTTGATGGAAACCTTTATACCACCTCTTCTGTATTGTAATCTGACCTTCAATGGTTTCGTGAATTTTGTTCATTGCAAGATGACATTCTTTACATAACGTAATGACTGGATATTTCGCGTGTAGTTGAATAAATTTTATCAATTGATCAATCCAATCTTCTTCACCGAGCTCAGATTGAGATTGTCTAATGGCGATATCTAAAATCTGTGGACGTGTAAGAATTGTGTGGGCATTATCTAAACCTTTAGGGTTAGAACGACAGCATTCACAGTAACTATTCTTGAACCTCTTGAATACAGACTGAATGAGATTTGCGGGTTGAATGGTCAACTTCTCTTTGAGTGATAAGGTATTTCCACGTTTGAGACATCGCTTATTATCTTAAATCTTTATCCGCCGTATAATATGTCTTACCCTTCATTACAAAACTATGAACGCTCGCGTACCCCCACGCTTGTGGAGAAGCTCCTGGACGATGCCCAGTTCTCCACGCAGCGAGACCTCTATTGTAAACCGTTTGAAGAGTCTTGAGGGGTATCTTTGTAGCCTTCGCTATCTCTGGGAGGGACTTCACTTCCGACCCATACTTCTTTCTAAATCGTTGGGTGTATGAAGATGTGCGAGTCTTTACACCCTTATCCGTCTTGAAATCTTTGTAATCTTTCTTGAGCATCTTTTTGTAGCGAGTCTCTACAGACTTTAGGGTTCTGAGACCACGAAAGTATTTGAGGGGTGCGTAGATTTTACCCTCGGTTCTGCGCAATTCCCTAACCTTTTTAGATATTTCCTGATCAGTGAGAGGCATCTTAATTATTATGTAGATTTAATTCAATGGGTTGGGGTGAAGAAAAACCAATTCCAGAAGATGAGATATCCTGTAACATTTTCTGTAACTGCTGTTTACTAAGTTCTATAATGGGATTAATGGTTGGTGGTGTGATGGTAAAAATGTATTATGCTGGTTATTTGTGACGCAGATACTTTACAGCTTCTAGAATGTTTGAAAAAATTTTGTTACCAAAACGAACCCTACCTGACTTTGCCGACACCCACCCCTTGTGTCCATTATAATAACACCTTTGAATGTCAACCATTATAAAAGTAAAGAGATTATTTTAGTAGAAGAGTAAGAATGGGTTTGACAATTATTATGGGAAATATGTTTTCTGGTAAAACATCGGAACTCATCGCCGACTTAAGCGTTACAAAGTCATCAACAAAAAAATTGTAGTCATAAATTCTTCGAAGGATACCAGATCTCCTGAGGAGGTCCTCAATACCCACGATGGTGTCCAATTTCCATGTCTAAAGGTTGAGCATATATCACACTGTATCATCAAAGAATCTTTTTGTAACGCAGACATTGTGGCGATTGATGAAGCCCAATTCTTCACAAACCTCAAAGAATTTGTGGAAATGTGTCTCTTTCTCAATAAATCGGTGATCATAGCTGGTCTTGACGGGGACTACAAGCAACGAAAGTTTGGAGAAGTCATTGATTGTATTCCGTTAGCGAGTGATGTCGTAAAGCTTTCGGCTCTCTGTATGGATTGTAAGAATGGAACACCTGGCCCATTCACAAAAAGGATTGTTCAAAGTGATAGACCTTGAACTCGTTGGTGGTAATGATATGTATAAGGCTGTGTGTCGCCGTCATTTAAAATCTATGGACGTCAAGGATAAGAACAACTCTTTTCTGCAGACTGCGTTTGAACAAGGCTATGGAATCTCGAATGGTCGAATAAAAAATCCTTCCCAGGTTCGTGTAAATGCCCACCATTTGATGTGTAAAGTACACAGTGTTTACCACCCTTAATGGTAAGTGATATCTCAACGTAAGATTACTCTCTGCGCGATGTGCTGGTATGGTCATTGGACCCTCAACGACAGCGAATTTACCTGTCTCTTTATCTATACACGGTATCTGATCAATAATCTTTTGAACTTCTGGAAAGTCTTTGACTTCATAGTAATAGTATCCATCGTTCTTCACGAACCATGGATCAAGTTTATGAAAGTACTTTTTCTTTGCGTTTGTGATACCCTTCTCATATTCGTATAGTATTTTGTTATAGTTTGCCCTCGTACAAACCAGAGATTTGGGTAGTCCAATACATGATATTCAAACTTATGATACATCATATCAACAAGAGTGTTTCGCATCCCAACCAGAGGTCTGAGAGGTTTTGAAAGTACAACCTATCTATTGGTGATTTGAGATAATCGTGAAGTACAAGAACAACTGGTACCCAGAGAAGATGCTGCCACATTAATTTCTCAGTATAAAATAAAAATGCCAGGTTACGGCAAGCGAATGGAAACATCGCCCCAGAGCCCACTGAAGAAGCTCCAGTATTGGAACAACGATTTGTCATGCCACGCGTCACCCTCGTCCAATTGACCATCCTCGCGATGATCCTCTACTATGCGTGGTCTGTGCGTAAGATGAACAAGGCTGTTGTTTCCACTGCAGCTCTCGCCATTGGTCTCCTCCACATGTATGACCACATGTACCGTCGTGAAGCGTGGTGATGAACGTCTCTTCTTCTTCCCAGAAGCGAAGAAGGAGGGGTACTGTGGCGCTTGCCGAAAATAAATTAGCTATACATTGTAAGTATGCACGTCAAGATTGTTCGTAGCCCAGATCGTAAAAAGAAGTTCAGGGCAATCCTAGGAGACGGCAGGACTGTTGACTTTGGTGCCAGTGGGTATTCCGACTACACCAAACACAAGAATCCTTCACGAATGCGCTCATATGTCCTCAGACATGGTGGTCAAATTCCAAAACGTATTGTGGCTGAACGTCAGCCAGCAATGATACACAGAATGATGCGTAATATAGATAAGAGTGACAAAGAAGATTGGAAGCTATCTGGTATTGGTGGGGCGGGTTTCTGGTCGCGGTGGTATCTCTGGAGTCAGCCAACAATTCCAGAGGTACAACGGTTTCATGTCAAAAAGATTTGGAATTAAATTTATATGATAATATTAAATGGCTGCAATCGTTTTAGGATTATGCTGTGTATCTTCCATGATTGGTGGAGGATACCTGGCATATAATGAAATGAAAAAATCACAGTTGGAGGAAGCTGCTATACAAAGACAGAAAACCTTCGCAAAAACACCAGGACTTCATATGTTCTATGAATGTGATTATAAGGAAGATGGTGTACTTCAAGTGATAGATGAATCACTTCCAAAGACTACGGAAGATGAAGCTACAATTGATATGGATGGTGGTTTTAAATCATTGATTATCACAAGTGGATATAAAGTAGACACATATGATAAGAATGGGCTCACTGGCGTAAAAATGACATATAGCGGGCCTCAAAATATGCAATGCCTTTCTACCCCTATTAAAAGTTTAAAATTCTACAAAGCTTAATTATCGGCAAGACCACGCCTCTTGAGGTTAGCTTTGAGATCAGCCATAAGAGCGGCTGCGTGCGTTCTTTGGAGGAGCGCGCATTGGGGGTGGAGGTGGAGGTGGTGCCATCCTTCTTGGTGACACACGGACAGCTTGTCGTGGCGCTCTTGGTTGTGCATTTGGTTCAGCCTCCTTAAGAACCATTTTACACACCTTAATAAACTTTTTAGCACTCTTCGCTTGATTTTCCAAGCTTGGCTCATTTTTGTTTTTCTTCAACTTTGATTCAAGCTCTTTCTTTGTAAGTTTTACACGCTTCCCCTTGACATCTTTGGTGACGCGGAGACCCATCTTCTTTACTTTTTCCTTGAGTTTGTCGTACTCCATTTAATATAGACTGGGAAATTAATGGTAGCGAACACCGGCCCTTGTGGCAGCATCGTCAATTTCGTCAACCATTTCCCAAGCCCACAAACATTCTGCGCATCTTGGTGTTCACAGATTGAATGCGCCAAATCAAGGGCTTCGTGAAGAATCATTTTGAGACGCATCTGTCTTGTAGTGATTTGCTTTTGGTTCTCTCAATGAAGGTGATTCATACATATGTTGAAGAGCGATACGGGTAATTTCGGCCTTCTTTCATTTCATAATTGATTTCTTCACTTCTGGGCGGCAACTATCTTGTACCTTCGTCTACGAATGGTCCCGATGGAGGTCGGACTCCAATACCCAAATCTTCTTGAGGGTCTGTCACCATTAAATATCTATCAGAAGATATTTTTAAGACCATTTAAGTCTCTCTACAAATCTTCTAAATAAATAAGGTGTAAGTTCACTTAAGGACCCAAATGGCACATAACGATAATCTGGAAAATCCTCACCCATACCCAAAAGTTGTGCAACTTTGTATCTTCTATGGGGTACACTACGTGCAAATTTAATATCTTCAGAATTATGTGTCGCCAATGAGTGTGTGTACATTTTCACGAGCACCCAAACTCATATTAAGACCCTCGCTAAATGATTTATCTACTGCTGCTTTATTGGGGAGTAGAGACCGTCCTGCTTACCCAAGATACGCACCACGAACCAGTTTCACTCCAAGTTGAATATTGTGTCTTCTCCGCTGCGAGAAGATCCAATTCAAGTTCTTTGAGGGCTGCGAACTACGATACATTTGATATGTTTTGAAAACATGAGGTTCATACGATTAAATGTATGCATCATATCATACATTTCTTTGAGTATACAATACATCTTCGGCGTCAATACAAACCTGACAATCGTTCTTTATCGCGTGCTGAATAATCTTTTTAATATGCGCTGCCGCGAAAGTGGAGGTGATTCTCTTGAACCAAATGATGTCATTTTTAGGCAAACATTGACCCTGGAACAGATTTGACATGGCCGACATATTTACTTCACTGACATGGTGTGCTTCATGTTTTTTACAGTTTTCTCGGGCATAATCCAAAATAACATTGGATCCAGAGTATGAACATCCCTAATAACTTTTGTGTAGTTCATGGTTTAGAGCTGCATATCTCAGCATATCTTAAAGATGTGAGTACATTTTTAATACATGGAATGGAAACTCGTACTCATAACTAAAGGTACTTTTCCAAGAATTAGACAGCTTGAGGAAGAAGTCGCCTGCGTTGCGAAGACATACATGGCCGTATGTTCAGGCATCTCAAAGAAACTCATCAACTTGATGACATGCACGCAAAGAGAGATTTTTTCAAAAATCTGGACGATGAGACAATATTGGAACTCTTGAGACTCAAGGCGAGACTCTCAAGAAACCCAGGACTTCAGGGAAGAGAATATGATGTGATTACGAGTTTGCGGAATAATTTTTGTTAGTATATATTAAATGGCGTCATTCCTACTTCAACTTATGGGTTTAGATGCACTTGGTGTATCCGTACCAGGCGCGGGATTATTTACCGCACCTGTTGTTGCCTTTCAAAAGGATAAAGATCTTGATGCGAGTACCATGATATCTCTTATCTGTTCGTGCTTGTGTTCAGCTATGGTTGTGCAGAGAATGGTAAATTTTCCATTTAAATCACCACCTATCATGATGATGTTGGCTGCCTGCTGTTTCTTGAGTTGTTGCTCATCCGTGATGTTAACTAAAGACACTTATGATCGTTTTACTCACAAATCGGAATAGTTTAGAAGAAATCATCCGTTCTGTACATATTCACCGTGTATGAACCAGTTTTACCAGTTACTGAAACTGTTTCATTCCCATATATCTCTTCACACCCAATATCTTCCATACAGTCGCGTGCGTTGTGTGTCACGGGAACTGGGTACAAGTTTTCACCACCCGTTGTGGTATAATAGTGATAGCGATCCCTGCGTCCTCTGACCTCTTTACCGTAGAGGGGAAGAGTCTCTTCTCCAGCACCCGTGAGAATACCCATCTGTTGCATGAAACCTGGCTTGTATTGTTTGATTGGCGCGCTCCTGAATTCTGGTTCGCGTCGTGGTTCGCGTCGCTCCATCTCAATGCGTGGTGGCACTGGCATCACTGGGACTTCCACTGGAACTTCGACAACCTTGGGATTATAGTACATGTATCCCAAAACCAGAGCAAGTACAATAATAACTGACCATAAGATTTGAGTCTTGTTTTTGTTCTTTATCTTCATTTATAATAGTTAAGGAATATTATTCAGATAAAGACATGAAGGTACTCGCTATAGATATTGGGTATCATAATATGGGACTTGTCCTCGCCGAATGTGGTAAAGGTCCAAAGGTAGATGTAGAGTTCATGAAGAAGGTAAGTCTCGAAGACTACAAATATATTCACTCAAATGATATCGTTGATCTCATTCCTTTATTTGTAGAAGATCACAGGTTTATATTTGATGCAGCTGACACTATACTTATAGAGAGACAACCACCCGGAGGGTTTACAAACATTGAGGTACTTCTAAATTACATGTTCAAAGATAAAGTTATATTGGTTTCACCTGTGAGCATGCATACACATTTTGGTATGAGACATCTAAATTACGAGGAACGCAAGGAGCGAACTGTCTCTATTGCAGATAAGTACATTGAGGGTGAAATACCCTACGAGAGGAAACATGATATTGCCGACGCACTATGTATGATTTTGTATTATAACTTTAGAGTTTCCGTGCACTTTTTTGATAAATTTAGGTTTGACGGGCCTCGGCTCTAATAATTTCTAATGCGTTTGCCACAGATTCTAAAGCGTCAAACATTGTCGCCGCACTACGATTCTTGCAACATTTTCTAATATTTTCAATGTTGTATTCAAAAGATTTCTTCTCCTTCTGTTTTCTTTCTTCGTGAGACTTCATAACAGTGAGTCTCTCAATCTCTGAATTTAACTTTTGTGTAATGACTTCAATGGCTTCGTCCATCTTTAGGATCTCTTCCTCATACCAGTCAATGTGACGGTTAAGAAGATCCCGCTTCACTTGAGATTTTGTTCTCTCCATCTGTTTTTCAACTCTTTCAATTTTATCATCAATAATCTGAAGATTGTTCAAATATTTTTCATGATGAAATTCCTTCGATTGCTCGATGAGCTTCAATTTGTTGATGTTTGATGTCCATTGTGTTTATAAACTCTTCGCCCCAAAACTTTATACCGAGCATGCGTTCGTGATAGTCTATGATCCATTTTAAAGTTTGAGATCTTAGACTATCAGTTTCCTTGTAGAAAGCGTACTCTTTCTTGAGTCTCTCTAATTCTTCTTCACTCCAGTGAGGCATTTTACTTTGGTGTTTTACCAGACATGATCAATCTTAGGTCATCAATAAACATATCAAAGCGACCAAGGCGATATTGGACGATAGCCCACAGGAAAAAGAAAACAGTCTTTGTCAAGTTGTTTATATCGTTGTCTTCCATCTTGTATATGGGCGACACGACACGATGCATGAAAGTTTCCTCCTTTTGCTGACCCTGTGACCATCATCTCAGCTTGAGTAAAGCACATGTATCATCGTTGACACGACCAATGATAGAACAAAAATGGAATAAGTATGGAATAAAATTCAAGGTTTCTGTGATCATTTGTAAATGGAACTACAAGAATACCTATGAGAAATACAAGATGAATCCAGAATATTATGTTCATCTATTATAAAATGAACCAAGAAAATTTTGACGATCAAATGATCAAGCAACAGGCACTTGAAAATCGTCGTGATAGTTGGAATGAGCAACACGAATCTATATTGCGTCAATGGGGTGAGGCTTCGGGGTGTTACAGGTACATGCATCACCGAGCGTTCCTGTTGTACAAGGGATTGAGTATGCGTTTTACTTTACCTGTCATTATACTTTCAACAATCACAGGTACTGCGAACTTTGCTCAAGAACAGTTCCCTGAGAACCTCCGTGGTATGGTGCCATCTGTCATTGGTGGTCTTAACCTTATCGCAGGTCTCGTCGCGACCATTATGCAATTCTTGAAAATCAATGAACTTATGGAGAATCACAAGGCGGCTGCGCTCTCATTTGGTCTTCTTTCCAGAAATATTAGATTAGAATTAGCTCTCGCTCGTGAAGAGCGTAGTACAGATGGTTTGGAATTTGTTACCAGATGCAAGAATGAATATGACCGTCTCATTGAACAGTCACCCAGTGTTCCATCAACTATCCTTGCGGAGTTTGAAAAGGAATACCCACTTGACAATATGTTCACGAAGCCTGAGATTCTCGATGTCCGAGCGATTCCCAAGTTGAAACTACCAGGTTTCACAAATATAAGATCACACACGGGTTCAAGTGTCATCTCCGAATCAACAAAGGGTGGACCACTTTCCAAGATTGGAGAACTCGTAAAGGGGAGGGAAGAGTATGAAGCAAAAATAAAGATCCTTGAAGAGATGCAGTCTGAATTAGACGAAGAGGAAGAACTCACATCGGTGGTCTCTGAAGAACCGAGCCAGACGTTGAGCAAGGTACACAAGAAGAATAAACATAAATGTTAGTTAAACATAGCACACACCGCATATGGTAAAATTTTCCTTCTTAAAGGTTTTACGATACGTTCTTGTAGTGCGTCATTTTCGAGCACCAAATCTATGGCTTGATTAGTAAGATCATCAATGGATTCTTTCATTAAAATAGTCGAACAAAAAAAAGAACCCCCTGTTGAACACAATTCACAAAAACAGATTGATCTATTGAAGAAGTACATTCGTGAGAGGAAAAATGTCTTCATATGTGGTTCATCGGGTGTTGGTAAAACTTATGTATTGAACGCGGTACTGAATGAATCAAATAGTCTCGAGATATTTCAAGAACATCTAAAAAGTAAATCACCTTTCCTGACTTTCATAAAAGGTGCTGGGAAACATGCTATTATTGAAGACTATACATCTGAATTTAAAAGTTTGGTGGAACGTGTATCCGACGGTGAACGTCTAACGAGAGGTTCACTCATTGTGACATCTATAAATATGTGTATGTTTCCAAACTTTGAAACGATATTTATACCAAGGCACAAACCCGAAAAATTGTTAACTCTGACAGAAGATCGGTCATCGACTGCTGAAAATGCAGCCATCATGTGTAGAGGAAATATTAGAGACTTTTTTACATATTTAGAAGGCCACGACGAGAAAGATATATTCAAAACACCCAAGGAGTTTATCGCAGATGTTCTCACTGAACCGAAAACAACAAATATACCAGATAAGATTCACGAACATGGACACATTTGGGATGTATTTCAGGAAAATTATTTAGATTCTCGCGGCGTTGATTACGCGAGAGCTTCGGATGCCTTTTCAGAAGCTGATATATATGATACTTTTATGTATTCAAGTGGAGATTGGAATCTCATGCCCTATTTTATCATTAATGCACTCTCAATACCAAAGTCATCACTTGGAAAATCCCTCATAAGGGATAAGATTAGACCTGGGAGTTGTTGGACAAAATATGGAAACTACAAAATGAGATATCAAAAGTATAGAGATATTCGCATCAAAAGTGAAATTCAATTAAATATAGATGACCTGTGCCTTCTCAAAAAGTATGCTGAAAATGGAAATATAGAGCCTATGTTAGAATATGGTTTAACCCCGCAAGATTTTGATGTCATGAATCATCTCGCAGTTGGAAATAAGTTAAAACAGAGGGACGTAACAAGAGTAAAGAAAGCATTGAAAAATGCCATCGCAGAAAGAAGTCGAGAAGATCTTTGAAAATATTTTGACGGGGGCTATGGATGGTAAGGGTTCCAAGGCACTTGAGGAAGAAGAACCAGAAGTCACCAAAACTATCGGCAATGAAATCCACTTCTATGGTGAGATTACCCCTGAAAATACCCTTGAGTTTGTTGAGAGCTTCCGAAAGTTGGAAACGCACCTTCTCAAGCAAAAGGCTGATCTCATTGGATATGAACCGGAGATTCGTATTCACATTATGAGTGAAGGGGGTGATATGTTTTCAGGATTTACTCTCAAGAATGTTCTTGAAAAGTCTCGGGTAAAGGTTGTGACGATTGCTCAAGGTGCTTGTTGTTCTGCGGCTACTTTCATGTTCTTGGGTGGATCAGAACGTCGCATGGGTGAAAATGCCTACATTCTGATTCATCAATTGAGTACTGACTTTTGGGGTAAATATCATGAACTCAAAACTGAAATGAAGAGCTGTGACAAGTTTATGAAGAGTCTGAAGAAGATGTATATGACTAAGACTGACATCCCCGAGAAGAAGTTTAAGAAACTGATGAAGAAAGACCTCTTTTTGTCGGCATCAAAGTGTCTAAAGTATAAGATTGCTCACGCGATTGACTAATAGTGACATAGCGTTTGTAAAGACCCAAGATACACAATATTATAAACCCAATAGCAAATGTATTCGCATTCATAGGCACGCTTGTGCGCTCTGGTGGCCTAAGTCGTTCCATTCTACCATAATTTACAACTGGCAGTGAAGACATCTATTTAAAGTTGAGAAATTAATTAAAAGTATAATGGAACGCCTTATCCGAGAAGACAAAAATGGTCGCGAAACGATTTACCGATATTCATGTGGAAGACCTCGGTGATGGAACTGCTGATATTGTGAAGACGAGCTGGTATGGTTGGAAGTGACAAAACGATTGTGTCACGAACGAATGTTACGACTGGTTACGAGAAAGCTCTTGCTGAGAGCTAAGACTATGTGGAACAATGAAAACACAAAAGGGAACCCAAATCCTTCCAATGTTGGCAAATAAGTGGGGAGATCGCGAAAAGTATATTTCCGAACCGTTTTATGTTCAACCCAAATTGGATGGTGTGCGTCTCCTCGTATCTACGGGAGGATGCTTTTCAAGGACTGGTAAAATTGTGAAGGGTGTTGAACATCTCACCGAGAATCTTAAGGATGGTGAATGGTTAGATGGTGAATGCTATGCCCCAGGTATGTCATTTGAAGATCTCACGAGTGCTTTTAAGATGGATCCCAAAGAGTTTGGAGTTCTACGCATTTGATTACTTTGATACGAATCGTCCTGACCTCCCCTTTGCGGAAAGACAACGCATACTCAAGGATAAAACACCGACAATGGTTGATACTATTTCTCCTAAAAAGGATGAGATTCCCAAATATCACAAAAGTTTGTTGAACAGGGACATGAAGGTATTATGATTCGTGAATCCACGAGCATCTATGAGATTGGAAAGAGAAGTAACTACCTCCTCAAGTTTAAGGAGTTTCAAACCGAAGAATATGAAATTGTGGGTGCGAAAACCGGACACGGTAGAGATGCAAATGCGGTAGTTTGGGTGTGTAAAACGGGGGATGGGCGTGAGTTTACCGTGAAACCCGAGGGTACTATCAAGGAGCGTGAAGAGATACTATCAGTGAGAGAGACCAATACATGGGAAAGCAGCTCACGGTGCGTTTTCAAAACCTGACAGCTCTCGGCGTACCAAGATTTCCAGTGGGTGTGACAATTCGGGATTATGAATAATGTCAGTAGAAATAAATGAACACCAAACTTGCAGTAGATGTAGATGAAGTCCTCGTAAACCTTGTTGAACCTATGGCTAAATGGAGAGGGTGTTGCGTCTACCCACAAAACCCAAATACAAGTATCTCTATAGAGAAATTTTTAATTGCACAGAAGAACAATCCCAAGAAATCCTCCACAAGTTTTATCGTTCTAAAGACTTTCTCTACCTGAAACCAATCCTTGGTGCTCAACCAGCCATGCAAAACTATCGTAGAGTCTATGACAAGATGTATATTGTCACTGGTCGTCAGGATGATGTAAGAGAATCCACAGAACTATGGATTGAACGGTATTTTCCGGGTATATTTGATGATGTCATTCTCACAAACAGTTTTACTGAGAATGAAGTCAAAAAGGTTGATGTATGTCGCGCCCTCGGTATTGGGTGTATCATTGATGACAGTATGCAAACCTGCGACGAATGCATTGAAGCTGGTATGGACGCTATAAACTTTGTGGGTGAATGATATTTATCCATGGTGTGAGGTGAGTGAAATTAGTATGAGGGGATGGGGAAGTAATCAACGGGGTGTTGTTGAATTGTAATATTCAATGTAGAGAATGACACGATCTTCTTCTGATTTGTTTTCAGCCCAGTGGGGAAATCTCGCATTCATTATGATATGTTTTCCATCTTCCTCTTTGAGATCTCCCAATGTGTAGTGATGTAAATAACATTCTTCTGGACACTTGAGACCGAAGTGATAAGTAAACTTGTATTTAGATCCAACGCGATCTGTATGTTGTTTTAACTTTACACCACCTTTCATGAGAGCAAATCCACCTATATGAATACCTTTTATTTGAGAAAGTAACTCATATGTTTTAGGGCATTTTAAACAGTTTCCTAAAACAGGCTTACCTTCCCAAAATAAGAGGCCAGCTAATCCATTCATCCTGAACATGACTTTGACCACCTTTGAGCCACCAGATGTATATTGAGCTACGATCTCTTTTAGAACTTCTGAACCCTCCCAATGCCCCGTTGGTCTGGGCTTTTCAGAAATGAATGTATTGGGGAGGACATCTAATTCTTCTCTAAGGGTTTCCCAATGATCTTTGAGTTCTTTGAGCTCCATTTAAATGAGACGAGATATTAGATGTACCTTCTTTTATGCAGACCCATTGTCATTGTACCACAGAATATGTTAAGTGCCAGAGAGTGTCGCATTGTTCAAGTAAGACCCACACAACAGGAAAATAGATTAGATGTTGAAATCTTAGAGGCACCACCAATTAATATCCAAGATAATGTATATGCAGAAGCACGTATATGCGATCCTTCTCTCAGTGATTCTGGGGCATGCATATTATCAGATGATGGAGGCATCCCTTCCAACTGAATCAAACTGTAGCTACATGGCAGCGCCAATGACGGATTACTTGGCGTTTCTTTGGGGGTTTATACTTGTAGGATATGGCTTCAAGTACGATAATGCGGTTCTCACGGTCCTAGGTGCATCAATCGTGGTTGAGCATATATTCCAATATATGAGGAAGGTTTAAAGACAAATAAACATAATTGCACATGGACGAGAGTGAACCAAATAATCACATTTGTTTACTTGACAATGTTATATCAAATACTTTATGTCACGAAATAATCACTTTTATAAATACATCAGCAAATATTGAAGAAAATGGAGATAGTGGGTCAAATGTCCGGGGTAAATGTTGTTTTCCACTGTAAAATGGGGTCTGAAAACGGAGCTGATATAATTAATGAAAAGATATATGAAGTGGTTGCTAAAATAACACATAAATTAATGGATACCTTTCCAATTAGTGTATCCGCGTTCAGTTCATTCCAACTTAGAAAAATATATGGTGCAACAAAAATACACATAGATGGGGTTTTCAGAAGGGAACTCATGGATGAGCGTGGATTTTTAACTCCAAATGACATGAGAGAATTAACTTTAATAATTGCTTTAAACGATGACTACGAAGGTGGTGAAATCCACTTCCCCGAACAAAAAATTACCACGAAACTTAAAAAAGGACAAGCCATTGCGTTTCCCCCGTATTGGACACATCCACATTATACAGATGATCTATTAAATAATACAATGAGATACACAATAACTACATGGTTAATGAGATAAATATTTTTTTACAACTTGGAAATAGAAGTTGTAAAAAAATAATAGAAATGCACCTGGCGTGATTCGAACACGCGGTCTCCTCCTTACTAAAGAGGCGCATTAACCACTATGCTACAGGTGCTTGATCTCCCTTGACCGGATTCGAACCGGTGGCTTCTCGATTAACAGTCGAACACTCTAACCAACTGAGTTACAAGGGAATATTCCAGTGTGGATGATTCGAACACCCGACCCGTGGAGATCTATATCATACTACTACAATCCACTGCTCTTCCAACTGAGCTAACACTGGTTTAAGCTTCTACTAGGATTCGAACCTAGGGTGGCGGATCGTCTTCGTTAAAGTCAAAGTCCGCAGTGTTACCACTACACCATAAAAGCTTTGGTTGAAGAGAGATTCACACCCCCACTTCATCAATAGATTGATTCTCCCCTTTAAGCTCGTTTACATATTTAAAGTGGAAAAGTGTTAATGAAAAAATTCCGGCTGAAACATTTGTAATGGTCATGGGAATGACATTGTAATGTACAGAGTAAATTAGAGCTAGTACACTTGCAATGAGGTTTAAGTGTAAGAAAGAATAATTTATGGCTTTCGCATCCTTGTGCTTGTAAACATGGGCAACTTCTGGTACAAACATGAGACATATTAAAATGGAACTCACGAGTCCAGAAATATCTACGAGATTCATCCTTACCCTATAATATTTTCTAATGTTTAAGTAGGTATGATTTGGGTCATCTTTATCCTTTTATTGGTCGCCACACTTCTTGCCACCTATCGCCGTCAGACGAGGGAAGGGTACGACTACAAATGTTTTTTACTCACCCTCCCCAAGGAAGATTTGAGACGCAGGAGGTTTATGAAGTATCACAACCCCAAAGTTCCAGTTGAAGTTATCTATGGTACAGATACGAGAAACATAAAAAGTGCGCGGAAGTTTGAACATCAAATTGACGCGGAATACTTTGAAAAGGCTGTAGAAATGCATTACAATCCAAATGTTAAAAGACCTGATATTACATATTTTAACATGGGAGCGATTGGATGTTTCATGGGACATATGGATTTTTATAAGAGATGTTTTGACCAAGGTCTTCGTTACGCGGTCATCTTTGAAGATAATGTAATTGTAAAATCAAATAAACTCTACGATGAGATTCAAAAAGTTATTGACGAGAGAGGTGATGAATTTGAAATGTGTTTCTTTCATTGTCTCTCAGACTCCAGATAAGATAGATGGAAAACTTGAAAAGGTAAAGTGGATTTCAAGTACAAAGTGTTATTTGATAAATGTTCAAAATATGAAGAAGTATACACATCACTTTTTACCCATGGATAATCACATTGATATGAAACATGAGGATTTAATATCGGCGGGTGCTCGTATATACTATAAAGACATGAGAAAGTATATGAAAATTGATCGTACCCACAATAGTACAATTGGTCACAGCGAACATGGTCGTCCACGATATTTTTCAAAAAACTATCCAACTGCGACACCAGATGATGTTAAAGTGGGGATACTAAACCCATGGAATATCTTGAGGTCTGTGACGACACGCCCTTTTCAAGAAATCTGTAAATTCTGTAAATTGATCTACAGATTTCATTGAATCTAACATCTTCTCAACATAATTGTTGTAGCCCGTGTGTTTTCCCGAATGAATAATACGGTCATCCCTCACACGGAGTACAAACTTACCAAGGCGTGTTGGTAACATTATGAGGTTCGCACTCGCGTTTATATCGTACCCCGATTTCACAACTATGGGATGTTTCTTGAACTGTTTAGGAATAATGTGATGATCCTCAACAAGACCCTTTCCGTGAAGACCCCAACGCACCTTGAACATCTTGCGCGCTAGAGAGCCATACCTCATATCTAACATCTACTGATATTTATCTTTTACATGTGGGACAACACATCTAAAAGTTAAATTGCTCCTAACGGGTCTCGAACCCGTGACCTTGGCGTGCCTTTACGGGTGGGACCCCGCCTAAATATACTCTCGTATAAGCACCACGCTCTAACCAACTGAGCTATAGGAGCTCACAGTTTATACTCTGTAACTGTAAAACGACCTTTCTGCCTCGTCGTTGGAACCACAAAGAGTTGGGTTATCTTTTCTTTACCGCGTGGTGTACCTTTAACCTGCTTTGATTGCTTGTCAATTGTAGCATCAGATCTAAATGTAACATTAGATGTGTAATACTCAATGCCATCCTCCATTATCACAGTGACCTGATTCGGTGGTGAAACCTGGGCACCCACAAACTTTCTGGTGTTTGTAAAGTTCCCGAAACATTCAACCTACACTATACGGAGATAATCCTTGAATGGCATGATATTTGTCGCACCCTTAATGAAGTCTCTGTGACTCTTGTGCGTGATTAAACGCTTCCCTGACCATGCGTTCTGCGAGAATACTATCGTATGTACACGGATCAACCGCACCAATGAGGTAACCTGGAGTAATCACTTTAGCTTTTACAGAAAGACTGGTGATTAAGTAGTCATATTCACACATTTCAGAAATAACAACAACAGCGTACCCACGATTTCCGTAGCTGTATTCAATAGAAGTCCGATAATCACCGCGTGTACTTGGTGTGATGACATTCGTTATCTTTGAATTTCTCGCGAGACCCGCGTGTGTTGTCAATCCACTGTTGTGTCTTCCAGGTACTTCTAGGAAGACGATGGAGTTTGTTGAAGACGCTTCAATGTACGCAGAATCAATGTACCTCGCAAGCTCTTGAACAGCTGTTTGGAAACCAATAGATTCTAAACCTGGCATATCATTGAAGATTGTTTTAGCGATACCAATAATATTGGTATCCACCCGATCATCTAGGGCTAAATCTCTCGCAGACTTCATGGATTCATTGCCACAAATACAATAGAGACGGTCGTAATCACCAAGGTTCTTTACGGCACGGTCAATGTCAACATAGTCGTATGATGTTTTTAACAGTGAACCTGGTCCATCATCAATGTGTTCTTGATCAAAGTACTCCTTGATATTTTGATTGAGACCTCTAAATCCATCAGAAACCATGGACTTTATTACCTTGATTTCTCTCGCGGAGAGTGATTGAGCGAATGAGAGTGTTGACACCCGGACAAACACCACCAGCGGTGAGAATACCAATGTTCATTTTGAATTACACACGCGCGAAGTTTTTATATATGTATAATGGTATAGAAATGTCTGTGGAAGATTGTCACATACGCCAACAAGTCTCAGGGTATGTTTGAAGAGCTTGTCAATAATGAGTTTGGCGTTCCAGTCAAAGTTTTGGGTTGGGGAACAAAAGTGGAATGGGTTCAGTGATAAGTACAAGGCAATGTCAAAACATCTTGAAACTAAGAATGACGATGACATTGTTATTTTCCTTGATGGATTTGACACAAAGATCAATAAAAATCCACATGAAGTTGTTGAACTTTTCAAGGAATGTGATTGTGGTGTTCTTGTGTCTAAAGATCCTATGCCATTTGGACCATTTTCTAAAATTATATTTGGTACATGTGATGAAAATAATACAGCTAATTCTGGTCTTTACATGGGTTATGTCAAATATTTGTCAAGATTGTAATAAACCAAGCAAATGAAATGGATTGTGAAGACGACCAAAGAAATTTAAATGATTTGTGTAAAGTACACAACTTTATAAAAATAGATGAACAAGAAAAAATCTTCAAAAATGTACCACCAACTCACAAAGATAAGAAAAATAATGCTGTATTTGTATCATATCCGGGTACATTAAACGCTCATCGCATAAAGAGAAGTATTATTGAATATATTCAATTTTTGTACATGTATATATTGTGTCTACTCATTTTGGGTCTGGCCCTGTTCCCACAGAGGCAAAAAGTTTTGTTACCCACATTAGTTCTATTTACAACTTTCTATGCTTTTGTCGCAGATAAATCATGCACTCTCCATTCTAGCTAAATCATCTATATCAAAGTGGATCCATTACTATATAGTTGAAAAAAATCGGTTCTGGTTTATGATTCCGGGTTTGTAAAACCGATGGTAGTTGTACACATGTACTTGGACCCATATTTAACTTCCGCACCTGTGTGTGGAAAAGTCCACGAACACGGATACACCAGAACTTTTCCCGCCTCGGGTTTTACCTTTCGGCCATTAATAAACTCAGTACACCCACCTTGATCGTCTTTGAGTGTGTTTAGATAAAAGATAAGCTGTACGAAGTATGTTCTAACTGTATGGCCATCGTGGTGCCATTCATATGAACCACCTTTGTCTATTCTTTGAATGGGAAAGGTGGTATTATACACGTCATTTGCGTCGCTGAGTTCTCGGTCATATATATGATTATCTACACCATAATCAAATTCAGTTTTTAGGTATTTCATGTATTCATTAAACACTTCCCAGGACTTCTTTTGAAAAATGGATTCCACATCTACCCACCCCTCAACTCCATGAGTAGATAATTCCATATTTGTCTTGTCTCGGGTCACCAGTTCACCGTCAATTTTATAATAAAAGTAACCCTTTGTTTTTCTTGTATCATTTTCAAACCTATTTACAATACTTTTACACAGTTCTTCTGTAAGAATGTTTGGGAATTCCACAACAAACTTATCCATTATGACCTATACACTCACATATTCTTTAATTAAACGCTTTCCATTCTAGCTAAATCATCTATACTAGTTCCATCCCTACTTTTACGTGTGATAGCCTTAAACGCACCCAACCACCTCGTGACGGCGCGATTAGAACCGAGTTGCGACGACGTTTCATCGCTCACGATGATACTAAGTCCATTACACACATCTGGTTTATTTGTGCGTTCAGGGAACTCTAAATTAAAGGCTTCTATAGATATCGCGGGGATGTCGGGGGCCTCATCGAGAAGCCTATCATATTCCTCACGACACTTCTTGACAAACTTAATAACACATGTTCTATCTTGTGGGTCTAGTGAAAGTTCCATATCAATATTCCTATAATACTTTGAATATTGAACACACATAGATGAGTGTAATTCTGAAAGACTGAGACTTTGACTAAACTTACCTATACTCGTAAGAATTCCACCAAGTACATTGAGGAATGCAAACATGTATTGAACGATCATGATTTTAGCCCTTGTCTCTGATGAAATACTCTCATTTCCACTTGGATTAAGTACAGCGAAACCACCAACTCCCGTAATGCTCGCAATGACTATACTGGGGTATGACAAGTAGTCGTTCTGCTTTTTAAAATGGAGTCGAGCGTGGTTATGAAGCCAACGATATCCTGCAGCTCTCTCTGCCCATGATTTAAGAAGCCTCTCCTGCTTCTCACACCATGGGTGAGTCCCCTCCTGTGCTTCCATTATTTTACGCGGGCATTTTTAATCTCTGTCGCCTCCTGATACGCGAGAGAGTCTACTAATTCATTCTGTGGGTCTCCGTTGTGTGCTTTGACCCAACGCCACTCTACAGACTTCATTTTCTGAGAGAGTGTATCAATTTCAATCCACAGTTCTTTATTCTTAACGGGTGTACCCGCAGCTGTACGCCACCCATTCCTTTTCCAATTCTTAATCCATGAAGTTATACCATTCTTGACATAGTTACTATCGGTAAACAGTCTTATCTCAAGAATGTCGCGTGCGAGACACTGTTGAAGCGCCTTAACGACTGCAGTCATTTCCATAGCGTTGTTTGTAGTGTTGTCTTGTCCCCCAGAGATTCTCAATCCTGGGCCAACAACACCCCACCCCCCTGGACCAGGGTTGCCGAGGCAACTACCATCTGTGTAAATGTCCTGCATTTGTTATTACATGTGTCATTTATTTAAGTTTGAAATATCCATTACGACCATTGCGGGACATCGCGAAAACGGTCGCGATCACACCCAAAGCGAGAATTGAGACTGGGATCCAGACACCCATCTGCTGTTGCTTAGTTTGCTTTTGCAGCCATTTTATACCATAATCATTAGATTTAAAAACTGTGTTCCGATCAATTTTTAAAGTTAATTTTTTTATTACGCGAAACGAGACGAGATCAAAATACCAACTTAGTTGGAGAACGCAAGGCCACCCATACCGGATTGGATGCGGAGGACGTTGTAGTTGACCGCGAACATGTGCATGGTGGTGGAGGCCGCCGCCGCTGGGATGGTGACCGCGACTTGGGCGTTGTCGATGCGGGAGAAGTTGCAAGTACCGGTTGGTTGATGTTCTTCTGGCTTGAGCGCGAAGGAGTACGAGTACACACCCGCGTATGGGTTACCACTGTGGTGGTTGTACGCTTGCACTTGGTTGAAGTACTTACCCTTTTGGGCCTTGAATCGGTCTTGACCGTTGAGGACCAACTTGAAATCAGTCAATGGACCAACGCGCTCTTCGTCGAAGTCGGAAGTGGACGCATCGGCGTTGTAGAGTGGGACACCACCCGCTTGGCCGATTGGCACGTAGCAGTTGGAGGCGGTACCCGCGCGGGCATCGCACTCAAGGACAATGTCAGCCGCCGCTGGTTCGGAGGTGAAGTTCCACAAGGAGGTGGCAACGTTCGCCGCCGCTGGGTCATTGAAGCACCACACCAATTCCTTGACTGGGTGGTTGTAGCTGAGGCGCTTGTTGGAGGTGGAGCCCGCAGTGACGGTGTCGGAGCCAGTGTGTTGCACTTGCTCGATGAGGTACTCGTGACCCTTTTGCGCGAATCGGCGACGCTCTTCGGTGTCCAAGTACACGTAGTTGGCCCAGACCTTGAACACGGAGGTGCTCAAGTAGGTGGAGAAGGTGCTGGTCAAATCGAAGTCGATGCGGACTTCGTGGTATTGGAAGCGCAATCAATGGCAAATAAAGACCTGGGTTGCGGTTGAAGAAGAAGATCAAAGGCAAGTACACGGTGTTACCGGTCTTGGCAGTGGTCATCTTCGCCCAGTTAGCCTTCTTGGCTTCATCCAAGTAAAGCTCGGAGTACAAACGCCACCAGCGTTGGTAGTGCTTGTCAATGCGTTGGCCACCAATGGACAATTCAGCGGACGCGATCGCACGCTCGGCGACCCAGCAAGCATCATCACCATCCGCGGTGCTGGTGTTCGCCGCAGCAGATTGGAGTTCGACGTACATGTCGCCGACCAAATCACCATTGCGGGCAATGGTGACGGACACGCGGCCTGAGTCGGCGGCGGTACCGTTAACAGTTTGTTCGATGTTTTCCATCGCGAAGTTAGTGTGACGCTTGTAGACAGCTTGGAAGAAGGTAACCTTTGGGTTACCAGTCAAGTAGACGTCTTGGGCGCCGTAAGCGACAAGTTGCATGAGACCACCGGCCATTGTGAGAGTTTTTGTACTATATAGCAAGATTTTTTTTCTGGCTGAAATCGCACTGGTGCGAAAATTTCAAAATCAATTTTTCTCAGTCTAGTTTAAATGTCGTCTCGTCCTGAGGATGAAGAATCAGCTGATGAAATAGAAGAAGGTGAGATTGTATCCGACGAAGAAGAAATGCTCATGTCCGAGGGTGAAGATGAAGATTTCTTCCAAGAAGATGAAGATGAAGGTATGGATATCGCGGGTCTCATGACATCCCTTCTCGCGACCCCAGACGGGGATACTATTTGCTCTGCCCTGGTAAATCTTTGTTACCAATTAGAAACCCAAAATAAGATTCTCATAAAGATGCTTGCCAAAATGCAGTCCTCAAAATCAGCTTAGAAACAAAAATCGTATCTCAATAAATAGAAATGGAGCACACCCATTTCATTGATAAGGAACCTAATAAGTACGAAGCTCTCGTTGAACTTCAGAAGCAGCATATCCAATCAATGAAAGAAGAACAGGTTCTCGATGTTGTCGATAGATTTGAACAGGCGTGGTCTCTCAAGACGAACGACTTTCGAAATGCCACGAGAGTTGGGATATAGGCAATTTATCCACCCCGATATATTTCGACGAGTCTGGAATCCCAATCCCAGCTCAAATTGACATTCTCGCCATTAAAGGTAACCGCGACCGACAGAGAACCTATCTAATTAATGTTAAAAACCATTCGCGAGACTTAAAGATTCACAAACTCGAACCCAACGACGATGGTATGACTATCGTGCGGCGTATTAACAATGTGTTAAAACAACTGAGTGATGGTTACGAAAATATTCGTCGCCACTACACATCGTTTGAGAGGGTAGACAATCCTACCGCACAACCACAGTTCAGCAATTCAGGCGATCCTTCTACTATGGACGAAGATGAAATTGAAACTCAACACCATTTCAAAAATGTCTTCTGTACTCGCTTGATCAGACATACAAGTCTGGGTATCGCCGATACAAGGGACAGTGCTGCGAAGAAATTAGAACCGTTGAGGGACATCGTACGCGTGCGTGGCAACCAAAGTTTAGTATTGAACAGTTTGTTTATTCACTGGCACAGAAGGACGATGACTTCATTACATGGAAACACTTTACAAGCAGAGGTAGTGTGTTTCGCGATGTCATTGATAATTTAAGCAAGTGCCACGACGCTCAGTTTCCGGAGATTACCAAGCGTCGTCATGTTTGGAGTCATTCAAAAATGGTGTGTTTGTAGGTAAGGAATGGATTCCAGATCGTGGCGTCTATGATTGCTGCTTTTACCCATATGACAGTCGCGAATTTCGTTGCCTTGACCCAACAATCATCGCGTGTAAGTATTTTGATCAACAGTTTGATGACTTCTCACACGTAGAGAGATGGCAAGATATTCCAACCCCCTGGTTCGATTCAATCCTCAAGTACCAGCAGTTCGAAGATGAGGTGTGTAACTGGGCGTATGTGATGGGTGGGCGTTTGTGTTTTGATATTGGGGAGTTAGATGGGTGGCAGATCATTCCATTTTTTAAGGGGATCGCTCGGTCCGGGAAGTCTACCCTCATTACCAAAGTTTTCAAGAAGTTTTATGAAAACGAAGACGTTGGCACCCTTTCAAACAACATCGAGAAGAAGTTCGGTCTCTCGGCGATCAAGGATTCCTTCATGTTCATCGCACCAGAAGTGAAGGGAGACCTCGCTCTCGAACAGGCGGAGTTCCAGTCTATGGTTTCAGGGGAGGATGTCTCTGTTGCCGTCAAAAACAAAACTGCGGTCTCCATCGAGTGGACTGTTCCAGGTGTTCTGGGTGGGAATGAAGTTCCCAATTGGAAAGATAACTCAGGCTCCGTTCTTCGCCGTATTCTTCCATGGAACTTTTCCAAACAAGTGAGGGATGCCGATCCACAACTTGACGAGAAGTTGAATCGTGAGTTACCAATCATTTTACTCAAGTGTATCAAGGCGTACCTTGATTACTCAAACAAATATAGGGACAAAGATATCTGGAACGTAGTTCCCGACTATTTCAAGAAAATCCAGAAGCAGGTCGCTATGGTTGCGAGTACTCTCCACAACTTCCTGGAATCTACGAACATCGTCTTCGGGAAAGACGCGTTTGTACCTCAGAAGCTCTTCATCCAGGTTTTCAACCAACACTGTCAAGCGAACAACCTTGGGCAAACCCAAGTTCAATCAAGACTTCTATGCGGGTCCGTTCAGTTCCCGTGACATTGAAGTGAGAGAAGAAGTCGTCAACTACAAGGGTCGGGTATACCCCAGACAGCCCGTCGTCTATGGACTTGATGTGGTTGAAGAAAGTCTGGGCTTCACCGATGATTACTAAAAAAAAAATACCACGCAATAGTAATATGAGCCAGTCACCGAGAGACTTTGTGAGGCAGTCGGGGATAGAGGTACGTCCCACGAACAGCCCAAGCTCTGTCTCTACAACCGCGTCAAACAATGCATTGGTTCGGGAAATTGAAGCTGAGATGGCTTTTCCACCACGTTTGGAAAAAAATATAATTAACAATACCAATTATGGTGAATTTGCACAGTTTTTAGATGTCAGCGATTCAAACAACAATGACAATATCGATAACATTATCGCAATGGTTGGACAACCATCACCACCCAAACCAGTCAATCTTACATTTAGTGTTAGCAAATTAAATCCAGGTATGTTTAATGCAACCGTAAATAAGAAGTTCACTTCAGAGACACGCATCAATCTCAAAAAAATCCTTCTCAAAACACCACTCCCAAAAACTCCTATTGGCGAGGGTCTTTATATAGACACAAAAGAGATTAACGGTGTTTATGGGAGATTTGAGACAGGGTTCTCACACACGAAGGAGTATGGAAAGAAGGGTGATATCAATAAAAACTTCTTTACAGTTCAGATTAAAGTTGTTGTATCGGATGGAACGGAATCCAAAGGTGCAACTGTAAACTTTTACAAAAATGGTAAGATTCGCTTTTCGGGTGGATTTATAGGAACAAATATCTCAAACCAACCAGAACTCATTCGTCGTTTTATGGTAAATACTTATAGCGAGCGTGAAGCGTTCCTTTACACACCATTTGAATACAACAATCTCAGTGGGCAATTCAGAGTCAATGGCATTTTCAAGGACATGGGTACACTCACACGAAACATGATGACAAAGTATGGTGTCAGCTATGTGAGTTATGAACCAGATATTTCTCCATTCATGTATGCCACATACAAGGGTCACAAATACATTATCGCAAAGAGTGGGAATGTTCAAATATCGGGTGCGCCAACACCCGCTGAAATGCTTGTTTCTTACACCGATGGTGCTGAACTCGTCAAGATGATGTATGAAAGGGGGGATATCGTACTCACAGCGGCAGTTCCAAAGAAGCTCGTAAAGGGTAAGACGACACCAACAAAAAAGACTCGTACCACTGTTTTGAGTAAGAATCAAAAGGCTGCTCTCAGAATTGATAGTAAACAATGTATGCGTCTCTCAAAAACAGAACTCGTGGATCTCGCGAAGAAGATGGGTGTCGTTGGGATCACAATGTCAACTAAGAAGGGAGAAATCTGTGAAAAGATTAAGAAGATCTCAAATGTGAAAACCGCCACTTTCAGAAATACCAATAAGAAAAAGAATGTAACACTTTCGGGTTCAGGTAATACATTTAGAGTTGGTAGGGCGACTTGTACGGGTTATAGCAAAACGGAACTTCTTCGTGTAGCGGGTATTCTCAATATCAAATTGGATGAGAAGGAAACCAAAGAATCTCTCTGTAAAAAGATTGAAAAGGCGCGCAATGTATTGGCGGCACCCAAACCAAAACCACCACCAAAACCCACAAGAAAAGAAGTCACACAGAAAAAGAAGAATACAAAACGAGAAGAGGTCATGAAAAGGAGAGGTCTCAATGAAAACACAATTCGTAAAGACATCTTGAAACTTTATGGTAAGCGGTGGATGTCCCGTTACAAGAATGTCATGCCTTCTCTCAATAATGATGTGAGGATGATGAAAACCGAACTCAATAAATTGAAGAATGGGAATAAAACAGGTATTCCATTTAAACGGGATGTGGACAGCCTTAAAAAACGAGTCGTAAACCAATGGAAAGTGGAGAGAGGTCGCAACTTGGAAAAGAAGATTATCATGAATCAATTGAATGTGAACGGTGTACCACGGAACTTGATCCCACAATATAGAAATGCCGCGACGAACTATATTATGACTCGTGGTCCAACCATGAAACAACTTGTAAATTATAAAAAGACTTGGATAAACTTAAGGAAAAAGAACTAATCGTAACTAGACATGGAATCAATCACAGAACAAATCACCAAACGACTTGAGATCGGAAAGAAGCGATATGGTCATGGTGTGATTGTTGATTCCGACACGACGGAATGGGGAACACCTCAAAACTCTTGGATTGATATGGCCATCGAAGAGTTTTTAGATGGATTAATTTATATAATCGCTGATTACATTCGTAAAGGAAGGCGGAGTGAAAAGCTAATGTGCGAACTTGAACTTCAATATAAAATCAATGACGATTTCGCAACAGCTCCAGATCCTGTGAAATACTTACTAGAAATCATGAGTCAGATGATAACGGACTCATCATGTATATCATTAAGAATTACATTAAGATTGAGAGTCCAAAGCATAAAATGCTTGTTTGGAATCTCATGAACATGTTACTCGTGAGTTCACAGATTTAGTTGGTTCAGCCACCTGCTTGAGATGAATTGTGTGATACGCAAAATTGTAGCTTGGAAAAAGGTCCTTTATTAAGTTCGAAAGAGTTGTCGCTTCGACAATATAAGATATTCCTGAACACACCGAATTTCGTTCAATTTGAAGAAAACGATCCTCCAATTGCACGAACTTTTTGAGATCTTCTTGTTTCATTCCGTTTCTATGCATAAGGAGATACATCTGCTTTGAGGTACCACCACTGAGATGGAAATTCTTAGAACCCGCGACTTCGTCTGTAATATTTACCTTCTCGTATATAAGGGCAATCGCTAAAATGGCGAGGAGTACAAATCGTAGCATCTTACTTTTAGAAAAGATTAATATTGTAGGGAACCAGACAATTGTATCTTGTCCGAATGGTCTTCATGACATCATTCGCATAATCTACAAGTTTTAATCCTATATCTATGATTTCATCAACTCTATCGGGTTCAAGTACATACTGTCTTAGGAGATCCCCTCCTGTATCTATGACCATTCTAAATATATTGTTAATGTCCCTGTATTTCTCCCGTTGTTTGTCTCGTCTTTGGAGTTCCTTCTTAAACTTATCTTCTTCTAGTTCATTCAACATGTAGGCAACACGAAGATATTGATTATCCCCATCATACATATCACCGTATCTGTATATGAGATCTCTGTCAAGTTGGTAAAGTACCATCGCAAAACGCATGACGTCATCGGGTGCGTTTATTTGTCGCAGCTCTCTAAAAGATGGTACACCACCACATGGTATGTCTGCGTGTTCTCTTGATGAGATCCGACCCCTCTTAAACTCCATATAATGGGGGTTGTGAATGCGACCCGTCTCAATCTGACCAGTGCGCCAATCAAAGGCTGTGTGGCAATCTGGACACCACATCTGAGAACACCCACTTAGTTTCTGTATGACTGTTCCACATTTGGGACATGGCTTCGTATCCTTCTTTAGAAGTTCCATAGTCTTTACCGCATCCGGGTCACACACATGATCATCCTCAATCTTTTCATTACAATGCTCACAGAAGTGTCCATCACAAAGACCACAAAACCAATTCTCATTCATGAAACCTTTACATTCCTCCGTTGGACATTTACGAACAAACTTTTTGGGTTCTTCGCCGATGACAAGTTCCCCACCGTGACGAAGGCGTTCTAGTTCCCGATAACTCTGTTCCATATCTTCGCGGAGTTCAAGAATCTCATCGGGTATGGGAATATTGTTCGTCACTGGAACATAAATCCCATGTTTCTGATGAAGTTCTATGAGACGTCTGCGTTGTTCATTTATGATGAAGTGGATTTTTCGCATGGCGCGTATCCTTTCAACTTCATGTTGTGTTTCTGGCATGCGAACCTTTTCTCTCTCAAATAGGATCGTCTCCCTATGACGACGGAGTTCAGTGTTACGAAAGTACTTTGTACAAAATGTATCTACGAACTCACGATTCCACATATTTTTACATCCCATGCAATGTGGGTCGTCTGATATGGATAGGAGATACCTCTGGGAACATGCACGACAGCTCTGTAAATCACAGAAGGGGCATTCAACCTTTTTGTGATTTATTTTGTTGAACTTTTCACAACATACATCACAATTTTCCATTAAAAGAAAATCGTTTTAAGTCTTTAACTTTGACAATATTAAACCCATGACACCCACGAGTATGTAACCCAATTTACTCTTCTTTTCTGGTTCTGGTTCTGGTTCTGGTTCTGGTGTGGGTTCTCGTGCGGCTAGAGGCTCTACCTGTCTTCCCATTAGATAGGCATACATATCTGTTATCTACATATATTTTTCTTTGACCCAATCACGATCCTTCTTGAAAATCTTGGACAACTTGGGATCTGTGCGCTTGAAGAGAATCATCAACACATTGAGACGACGGAAGAGACCGAGGGGTGGTTCACCCGCTCGGATCACCTTCCCGAGAGCGCGGTGTCTCGCGAGTAGGGATTTATCACGCACATCGCTGTAACCGTGCACACTGAGAATACCGGAGTTGCTGAGTGGAATAATAACTTTGGCTTTCATTTAATATTGGGTGAGGTTTTTATCGTCTTCTCCTTTGTTGTTGCCTAGATACTTGCACACGGGTGCGGTTCTTCGCCTTCATCTTTTTAGTGCGTGGTGCAATGCGACCTTGTTGTGGCACAGGACCACTTGTTGGGCGCACCCGCTTTGATGCGTCCCTCCGTTGTGCATTGGAGATAACTCTCGCGGGATCTTCACCTCTCTCCAATCTCTGCATAAACTCTTGTCTATTTCTTCGCTCAAGACCCGACATACCTTGAAGCATTCTAGCTGTATTTCCTCTCAATTTAGCCTGCTTTTGTTTTTCGTATTCACGCGTTTTCTGTTCCCGATCTTTGCGTTGCTGCGCTTGTTGTTGCTCTCTCTGCTTACGCTCAGCTTCAAGACGCTGCTTAGCTGAGCGATTGCGTTGTAACTTATCAGCATTTGTTAAAACCTTACGAGCATTCTCACCACCCGCAACTCTATTCATGAAACGCTTCCTATTGTCACGTCCCAACTTATTCATGGATTGAAGCTTTGCGGCAGTCTCCTTCGTCGCACGATCCTTAGTATCGCGCTTTGTCTTGGCAATACGGTCTAATTCTTGAGTCTTTTGACTCAAATCGTCGCGATAAGCCATAAAGTTCTTGAGGTACCGCGATTGTTCCCGTGGTGGAAGATCCTTGACTTCCGATTCGGTTCTAGCCTTGAGCTTCAACTTGCTCTCCAAAAGTCGTTCAATCTTTTGGAGTGATGCGTCATTTTCAGCTTCACGAATAGCCGCTTCCCACTTTTGTCTAGCTTGAGACATATTATTACTAGCGGGTACGACACGCTTGACTTTATTTATGAGGGGTTGTCTCTTAGTAGATATCATCTTGCGCGCGTCATCAAATATTGTTTTGTTCTTTGAATCATTCCACCGCTTCATGAGAGTTTTAAGATTGGAACCGGAGACACCAATCTTCTTGAGTTTTGTCTCCACACCCCCACGAATCTGTCTAGCATCAGCCTTTCTATTTGCGTCCAATTTGGTAGCATTTGAAAGGACCTTTTGAGGACCGTTGGTAGCCAAACGGTTCATAAACTTCTTTCGGTTCTCCCTCTCAAGGCTTGTGAGATCTTGAAGCCTGGAAGCCACATTTTTCATTTCTTGTTCTTTGAGTTTCTTAATTCGTAACGCTTCGGCATTCCTCCTCTTTTGAGCTTCTTCTTCGAGACGCTTCTTCTCCGCCTCAATTTTTCGCGCACTCTCCTCATCTCTCTTGACCTTCTTTCTCTCATCGTTGAGTGCTACCGCGTTCATAATGACCCTCTTTTGACCATTTTTATTCAAACGGTTCATAAACATCTTCCTGTTATTCCGTGTGAGATCTGTCAGAGTTTGTAGAGATTTGGCAGTGTTCTTAATCATTTTGTCCTTAGCTTGTCTCACAGCCTTTCTGGAAGCATTTAGTTTTTCAGCCTTTTTGAAGACATCACTGACTGATTCCGTCTTCAGTCTATTTTTAAAGACGGCTCGTTCGTCGGGGGTGATATTTGATAGCTTTTTGAGTTTGGCTTCAAATTTTTTAATGAGTTTCTGAATCTCAACCTTTTGTGTCGCGACATTCACATTCACAAGACCCTTGATTGGTGTTGCATTTACATGTGGTGCGTTGAGCTGTTTGAGATACACATCTTTTTTGAATTGTGGGATGTCAGCTTTTCTCACATAGTTTCGTACAATATCTTTATCTTTTTCATTGTCGGCATTCTTTGCTTTTGATACCGCAATTAAGTCATTAATGAGACCTTTACCATTTTTGAAATCGGTCATATATCCTTCCATCTCTTTACTTGTAAGATGTTTGAGACTTCTGAGATGCTTTTCAAGTTTCTTTTCATCTCTGATCCTTTTAGACTCCTCTTCCTTGCGTTTCTTTTCTTTATTGAGGCGTTGCTGCTCAGCTCGTTTGTTCTTGACTGCTTTATTTAGCAAGTCACCTTCAAGTTTGAGTGGTTGAATATTTGTATTCGCACTAACAACCTTTTTCACCAACCCCACTCTTTGTGCATTAGTTAGATCGTTGAGAGTATCAAGGAACACACTAAGTTCTGATCTTTTACGAGCAATCTCCTCATTCATCGTCTTGAGAACTGTGTTAAGTTCCCGTACTTCTCTCTTAATCTCATCCATGTTGGTATTGAGTTCTACTCGGTTCAAGAATGATTGTTTATTCGTGTTCTTGAGTCTAGTCTCTTTCATGTAGTCGCGAAGTTTTTCCTTCTTGTTCTTAATCATTTGAGCATCAGATACATTGCGCATCTTTCTGGCATCTTGTTTAAGACGATTAAGAGTGGAACGCCCATCATTCAACTTTTGAAGTAACACTGTCCCATTGATACCCAACTCATTGATATAATTGGATAGTTCTTGGCGTTCCGAAGCTTTGGTTTTAATTCGTGAGTTAATATTTGCCGCCTTATTTTTCAATTTATTTAAACTGACCGCCTCACTGTCAAAGTTCTTTAACATTGCTGACTTATTTGCATTTGTTAGGTTGAGCGTATTCATATAGGACACAAGATCTTCTCTATTCGCTGCGACACTTTCTTTAATTCGTTGCTGTAAGAGTGCATTTGCCTCTTTACGAGCGTTCGTTGTTGTGACAGATTTATTTGTATTAAATTTGTTGAGGATAATTTGAGAATTCGCATTTGAAAGACCCAATGTTGTAAGGTATCTTGAAATTTCTTCTCTGTTTGCGAGACGCTTTTCAATACCTCTCTGCTTTTGAAGTTCTTCGGCATTTGTACGAAGAGAAGTCAAACTGGCATTCTTATTTGCATTAAATCTGTTAAGTATACCCTTTTTGTTAGTACCACTGAGATTGAGTGTATTGAGGAAGCCACTCAATTCACTTCTGTTAAGAGCACGCTTTTCAGATGTGCGCTTATTTCTCAACTGAGATGCTGCATTTTTTAGAGTATTGACGGTTGCGTTTGTTTTATTAAACTTATTCATGATTGAATTTCTATCGGCAACATTCATGTCAAGTTTATTGACAAAATTATAAAGTTCATTTCTTTCACGTGACCGTTTTTCTAAAGACCGTTTCTTTCTCAAGTCTTCAGCTTCTTTTAATACAGAGTTCAATGTAACATTTCTTGTTTCAAATTTATTCAAAAGATATGTTTGATCCTTGTTTGACAGATTTCTAATTGAGTTCTTGAGTGTGGTGGTGTTTACATTCCTTTTTGCCAGTTTCTTAAACTCTTGAGCGCGGTTACCCTCGGCTCTACCATTGTTAAGTGAAAGATTTTTGTTCAATATATTCTGTTTATTCTTATTTGTTAACAAGTTGAGACCATTGAGATACGCTTTCAATTCGCGACGAATTTCCATTCGTCTCTCCTCGTTCCGAGCATTCTTAATTTGTCTCCCCTTATTTCTCAAATTATTGACACTTCGTGGATCGGCGTTAAAGTTCTTCAAAATGAGATTCCTATCTGGAGCTTCAAGACCCAATTCCGATAGATAAACAAACAATTCACCTTTCTTTTCTTCAATTGTTTTGACTTCTTTCTGCCGAGCATTTTGTTGAAGTCGGTTGAGACTGGTAGTTCCGTCATTAAATTGTTCCAAGAATGCAGCTCTATCAGAATTATTGAGATAGAGGGTGTTCAAAAAGTTTGAAAACCCTTTTCTAGCACCAGCCTTGGCGTTATTATTGAGTTGTTTTCTGTAAGCTACAGCATTCTTCTTCAATGTAAACAAATTCTTCTTACCATCATCCAGATTTTTGAAGAAGTTTCGTTTTGTGTTATTATTGAAACCCAAATTGGTTAAATAATTATTGAGTTCAGATTTTTCACGAACTCGTCGTTCCTTAGCTCTTTGGACGGCTGTATCGGTTGCTTCTTTTTTAATAGAATTCCAATTTGTAAAGTATCCATTAAGTTTTGAAGTGATTTCAGTTCTGTTTTCAGCTGTTAGGTTTTGAAGAGTGTTGAGGTAGTTGAAAAACTCAGACTCATCTTGGGCATACCGTTGATTTTTACGAGACTTGTTGATTTCTTTGGCTCTCTTTTTGAGAACATTAGAATTGACATTTGTATTGTCAAAGTTCTTAAGAATGCCATTTACATTTGATTGATCTAACGACAACTTACTGAGATACTTTACGAGATCTTGTCTCGCCTTTGCTTTCAGACTTTTAAACTTCTCACTCGCAAACTCTTCAACTTCTAACTTGAGTGCATTGAGATCATCTTGATTTTTATTAAGTCGGTTAGCGAATGGTCTCTGTTCACTTCCAGTAAGACCTTGAACATTCATAAATGCTTTGAGATCAGCTACTTGTTCGGCCTTTATTTGAGCTTTCTTGCTCGCGGCGAGAGATGACGCATTACTTTTTATAGTATTCAAGTTTACATTCTTGTTGAAATTATTGTAAAACTTGCGTTTCTCCCCGTTTGTGAGATTAAGATTGTTGAGATGAAGTTTTAATTTTATAACATTCTTCTCTCTTCTCTCTCTAATTCTCATTTGAAGGGTTTGATTTGCCAACTTCTTTCCTTCATTCAATGAAACATTCTTCCTGAGAATACCTTCTTTATTATTTGTATTCAAACCAATTTCATTCATGTATGCATTTAGGTTGCGTCGTTCAGCACTTTTCCTGTTTTGCACCTTTTTCTTAGCGATGCGATCAGCTTCTGTTTTGAGTGAGTTCAAACTATTGCGGTTCAATTTAGTCACAAGAGCATTCGCGTCTTGATTATTTAAACCAAGTTCTCTCACATACTCTCTCAATTCCGCAGCGTTTGCGTTTTTTCTTTCCTGTATTCGTGAAATAACAATTGCATTAGCTTCTTGTTTGAGATTCTTAAGCGCAATCTCACTGTTTACATTAAACTTATTGAGAATGGTTTTTCTATTTCCGTTTGTCAATCCCTTTGTTTTCATGTACTCATCAAGTTCATCACGGTCTTTATCTCTTTGCACTTGAACCATTCGTGACACCATCGCGTTCACTTCCTGACGAAGAGATGACACATTCACATTGTTGGCGTTCAATTTACGGATAAAGGCGTTTTGATTTGTTTGTGAAAGAATCGTTGTTCGTACATAGTTTGTAAACTTAGCCTTGTTATTTGCAAGTTTAGTATTTTGTGCATTTTTAACCATTTTGTTAATTTCAGCTTGAAGTTTTCTAAGATTTGATTGATTTGCATTAAATCTCTTCTCAATATTAGTCTTGACTTCAGTGGAGAGATCTGTGCGATTCATGTAGTTTTTCAATGATTGCTTGTTGAGTGCCTTTTGTTCGGTAACTCTTTTGTTCTTCAATGTCTGAGCATTTTGGCGAAGTGCATTTACAGTGAGTTTGTCACTGTTATATTGGGACATCATATTGGCTCTATCGTTATTATTGAGTCCGAGTTCTGTGAGGAACTGTGAGAATCCATTTCGTTCGCTCTGTTTCTTGTTGGAGATTCTCTGATTTGAAACAATCTTCGCTTTGTTGCGATTCATACTTCCATTGTTCATCAATTGTTGCTTGTCACCATTTGTAAGCCCTGGGAGGGTGTTGAGATACGCACGGTACTCTTTTTGTGCTTTGTTAAGACCTTCGTCATTTCTCCGTTTCTTCAGGTTCTTGGCTTCTTCAATCAATTTATCAACATTGCGATTACCATTTGTAAACTTTCGCATAATGGCATTCTTGTTGAGTTGGTTGAGGCTAATCTCATTGAGACGGGTCTCAAGACGCACTCGCAAGTTTTCAAGGTTAGAAGATCCCTTAGATTCTTGGAGTTTAAGGGCTTCACTCTTGATTGTGTTTATGTTTGCACCTTCATTTCTAAATCGTCGCAGGAAATCATTCTTATTTTTCTGGTTAATTTGGAGAGGTGTCAGGAAAGAGAGAAGATTTTGAGCAACCAAATTCTGTTTCTCTTCAATCCTCTTTTGAAGTAACTCATCAGCCATTTTTCTCAATGAATTGACATTCATTGTTTCTGTCACAGAAGCGATGAGCGCCTCTTTATCAGAAGCATTCAACTTGTTATAGTTTTGAAGTATTTTGCGAAACTCATCTTGTTTGTTTGACAACTTTTTAGACTTTATGTCTGAGTTGAGTTTTCTGGCTTCTTCAATGAGAGCATTTATATTAGATCCCTCCTTACGAGCTCTATTCAAAAACAAAGTCTGGTTTGTATTTGTGAGAGATGTCGTCTTAAGAAATAGAGCCATCTTTTCTTCGTTTGAGCGTATGACATTTGCCTTATCATCAGCTTTGAGTTGAGCTTCAACACGGAGCTGTTTAAAGTCATCTGTAGCCATTCTTCGTTTGAAACTGTTGCGGTTCGTGTTAGATATATTTAACTGTTCCAAGTACGCCATGAATTGTTTTTCCTCTTCTTTGGCTTGCTCAGCTTCCACGACAATCTGTTTTCTTTGACGACGCCCGAGTTGTATCTTGTTTAAAAATTGCTGCTCTCTCTTGAGACCAAGTTGCTTAACTCTCGCGACTGCGAGATCAAGTGAGAAATCTCCATTAGTTGGGGTTGGTTGAATGATATTCGCAGTGGGTATTTGTGGTCCCTGAACGGCACCAGTATTTAAGTAGTAACCCAACCCCTTTTCACCTTTTCTAAAAACATAACCTTCCTTTGAACCATTGAACTTCTTGGCGGGAACAAAATTCTTTTTCTCTTTCTTGCCAAATAGTTTGGCAAAAAATCCAGGTTTCTTGTTACCGACCGGTTCTTTCACACCACCCAAAAATTTTGGTTTTCTACCTTTGGTAAAGAGACCACCGGATGGAAATGTTACCTTTGAATTTCTTTCTTTGGGGCGGTTCACACGGTTCACATTGGTGTTCACACGGTTCACATTGGTGTTCACACGGTTCACATTGGTGTTCACACGGTTCACATTGGTGTTCACACGGTTCACATTGGTGTTCACATTGGTGTTCACGAGGTTCGTGTTCACGCGATTCACATTGGTGTTCACACGGTTCGTGTTCACATTGGTGTTGACACGGTTGATATTGAAATTAGCATTGTTAACATTACTCACTGCTGTGTTATTCACTGCTGTGTTTGTGTTTGTGTTAACCGAAACCCGTCGCTTTCGTGCAAATTTAACAGGTTCGTGAACTTTCATATATCGGAGACGCTTACCGATAGCATCAACAATTTGACTCTTTGTCATCTGTTCAACATTCTTCAAATTAACCTTACGAGCGACCCGTTTAAGATCAGCTCTCTTTGTGGTTGAATCAAAAAGAAGTTCATAGTCATTGGGCTTCAATGGGGACTTTTTATCAACGAGATAAGTCCTAGTTGAATTCATGACCAATGGGGGAAGAGGCAATTTGCCGTCCTGAATATCTTGGTAAGCTTCACATATTTCTTTCTTTGTTAACTTAATATCTACCCCAGCGTTGATCTTAATCAACTTCCTAAGGTTTTCTATATCCGCGTCTGGATCACACGCGTTCATTGTTTATATTAAGTTAACAAAAAAGTGTAACGAATTATTTTATAGTAGAGTAGCCTATATTATACAACCTAACCTTTTCCTCATAGGACATACTAAAATCAAAAATATTAGTATCCTCCACATTTATTTCAAAAATCTTTGTATATTTACTGTATTCTGTTCTATTTGTGAGAGATGAACGAATCAGAGATTCTACAAACTGTCTTGGATTGTTTATTTCTTCTTGATAAACTCTATCCATTTTCAGTTTTATACATGTGACTTCGTGTGGCTTCTTACCCAAAAATGGAGTCATTGGATATTGTTCTTGTGTTCCCCCATCTATATAGGTCTTTCCCTCATACCTGCCACAAGCAAAAATGAGTGGTATCGCCATACTCATACAAACTGCGTCAATGACTTTCATATCGGGGTGAGTATCCTTAGAAAAGTACTCTGTGGATGATGAATTCAGACAATACGCGGACACATAAATCTTCATTTCCAATTCATCAAATGTGGGATCACACCCACACACTTCTACGAGTTTTTCACGAATAGGGCCTAAATCAACAAAACCAAATTTGTTAAAGAATGAGCCTATGCGTAATTTAACAAAATCGGGGATATTCAGAGATAAAGACACTTCTAGTATTTCATCCACGGACATCCCCAGTGCCAAAAGTAACGCTAAAATTGAACCCGCAGATGATCCAGATATTTCCTTCACATCTATGAGTTTGGATTCAAGTGCTTTGAGAGACCCAATCAACGAATAGATACCCATTGATGCGGGACCCAAAACAAGGTACTTCATCCTCCTATTTAATAGAATTGAGGAAATTGACGACGCAAAAGCGCGAAGATCACAGCGAAAACGATCGCATGGGTGAACGCCGCAGGAATGCTCGTTTGTCCGGATCGGAGAAGACCGCCAGAACCTGGGGGAATAGTCAAGAGGAGACCTGGGCTGAGCGCCAAGAAGAGTGTGGTTGTGACGATCAAGTCGGTCTTCGTCAAAACGAGACCCATCGCCTTCGCGATGAGACTGTAGACGAGGAAGAACACGAGCGCGTGGAACATGGTGGCCATTTGGGAGGTCTTTCCGTTTGTGAACTTGAGAGAACGCCCGTCGGTGGTCAAGAGAACGCCCGGGCTGAGCGCCAAAAAAAGAGCGGCTGGAACGGCAACTTTTTGGGAGGTGATATCTGGGAGCATGGTTAATATATAGTTATATTATTTTGCTTAGTATGCTCTGCTGCAAACTTAACCCAATGATCAAATGTAGCGCCGGGCATGAATTCATCATAGAGACCTGTATCTTCCAAGTATTCTTGGATATGTCTCCAGATATACGACAAATTTGATTCATACGGAATCCAAACAAAGTCGCAATCACCATGGTGTTCATTGTAACAAAACTCCGCGAAATCGGAAAATGTACATTCCGTCATCAGTGTGTGTTCAAGGAATGCATCGTGAATAAGTTGTTCAACGCGTCTCCACAATTCCCATAGTTCATCTGAGTATTTGATTTGCCAATCTTCAACACTGAGATGAATGTCATCTTCAAATTCTTCTTCATCGCTTGGGAGAACATCATATCCCGCCGTAGCTTCGTAAACGTATTGACTCCAAACCATGGTTATTACTTATCTTCGTTCTCGAGCTTCTCTTTTATCCCAGTTAATGAGAGTGAGGTTGATTCTTTTACTTTAATAGTGTCCTGGATGGCATTAAGAGCCCCTTCCAATTTGGCTTCATCACCACCAAAAAATGTGAGAAGACCTTCACGGATTGCATCTTTATTCATAGATCCCTTGCGGACAGATTTACGAAGGCTGATCTTGCCTTTCCTGAGGTTAATGGTATCAATGCCCTGGTCAATCATGTGTCGCTTCACAGACTCCTTGAGTCTCTTCTCTTCTTGATTAAGGATTTTGATATCAGATTTTGCTTCAGAAAGTTGTTTTGAGAGCTCCACAAGCTTGGAGACGCTCTCGGAAAGTTCATTGGGCACTGACATTATTTACATAAAGCTAAGGTCTAATCTTTAAGCGAAATTTAGCACAAAGAGCGCATCATGGTATCTGGAACGATGGTAGAGTTGTTCCAAACAAATGGCTCTTTGGCATTTGGTGGTTCCGAGCGAATTTGCTGGTTCGAGTTGCGAAGAGCACCGCCAACTGATTCTGGGAAACCGATTTGCTGGCGTGGCTCGAGGAAGTTTTGGCCCGCGAGGATGTCTTCTGGGGCAAATTCACCAAAGTCTTCGGCAGACGCAACCTCGCGTGGGAGGAGGGAGGACGCCAAACCAACACCCTTGTCCATACCGCAACCATTTTGGGCTGGAGCCGCGGCTGGACCCGCAGCTGGCGCCATCTCGAGCATGGAGTATTCGCGTTCACGAATTGAATAAGCAGATTTGTTGTTCATAGTGAAGAGCAAGTAGACCAACACGGCGACCGCGGCCAACATCATGAGGTTTTGAGCACGACCCTTCTTCATCATCTTTTATATATGATCAACAATTTTTTTATTCCTCAACCTCATCAACAAAGGCATACTCTTCTGGGTATGTGTCCAAAATTGGGTCTGGATGAACTCTGACCTGGACAACATTCCATGAGGAACCGAAAGATTTTTTGGCAAACCAGAGACCGGCAAATTCCAAAATCACATCACAAACTTTACCCGCTTGAACATTTTCAATGTCAACAGATTCTTGTTGCGCGTTGAATGCCTTGGTGACTTCAATGCGTTCGCCTGTGACTTGACCGTCGGCGACACTGGAAGTGTATGCACCTTCAATCACTTTTTCGGAAAGTTGCTTTCCGAACCAAGTTTCACAATTTTCACGAGCCGCTTCAAGGTTGAGGGTATCAATCGCCCCAATCTTCTGAACATTAGCTTCACTCGCAAGTTCAAAAACGATGTCACCTGAGACATCAGCAACCTTTACTTTATTCAATTGAACTAGGCATTTTCGCTTGCTATCATTGAGAGCTTTCACGAAATAGAGTCCATCATCACCTTTAGCTGGAGCGTTGTACAACATATTATGTGTAAATTGCGTCTCAATTCTTTAACCCAATAAAGGGTATCATAGCGGCCTTCTTTATAATTGAGCGAGGCACCCATTTGTCACGCACTGGTTTATATCCATACAATAACTTAGTATAGTCAATCCCAGGTGGAATGTTTTTACCCGCAGTTGGTCTGTAGTTGTATTCATTCTTCACATACGACTTTGAGGTATTCTTGACCCACTCCTGTTTGTTGAGGTTGAACCGCTGGTTTCCATGAGTCTTTGCGTAGCCTGGGATGTTTAGGTTTGGCACAGATGTTTTCACACCATACACGAGTTGTTTGGAGAGGCGCTCTTCCCTGGGCTTTGTTGTAAACTCCGTGTAACGCGTTGGATCCACCTTGGCTGCGAGGGACATATTGACATTACCTTTTCTTCTTGACACGAATCGGACACTTCTTATCTTGTTGTGGGTTTGGTTATATATAGCGTTGATGCTGTCAGATGGACTGATCTTCGCAGTCTTGGTAATCATCTTGGCGAGTTTGTACATACGCTGACGATCTTTCTCCTTTTTCTCCGGGCGAAGACCCAACTTTTGCATCAGGTAGACATCGTCAAGGAGGAAACGCTTTCCAGCGACATAGAGACGCTTATCGTGGACCATAGCACCTGTATCCTTATTTTTGTAGGTGACACCCTGCTTCTTTGATTGGATGGCTTCGTAGCCAAACTCTTTGGGTCTCATGAAGGGAATGTCCAATATACCACCGAGAACTTCTTGTGTAATTCTTCCCTTCTCAATTGAGAAATATCTAAGGTTGAGATCAAGTGCGAAAAGTTCCACATCAATGAAAATGTCACCCTTACCTGGTTCAGCGCCACGCTGAGACTTCTTCTTCTTGATGAGAAGGTAGCGCCGTGTCACATATGGGCCATTTTCAGAGAAACCCAGACCAATGAATCGCCCCAACTTGGTCTTTTGGGAAAGACGCTGTTTGATTTTCGTGTTGACGCGCCTCGCGATTTCACCCAATTTGTTCCACAAAAGGAGCTTGATACCCTGAAGTTTACCAAAGTATTTGTCGTCATATGCAATACTGGGGATGAACTTTGTGTCTATGTCACTCGTAACGAGGCGATCGGCTCTGTCCAGATACATATTGAAAGCTTCACCCCCGGAGACAATGAGGTCACCCATGGGCTTGAGGAATTCTGCGAGTTCAGCCGCCGTTCTAAGAACAATGTCACGCACAGAGTCTGTAACAACAGCGTAGATCATCTTTTCAAAATTTTCCTTACCATGAACTCTGTGCACTCTCTTCCTGAACGCAGCAAGGTTATCCGTCTTGTAGTACTTTTCAAGAAGTGGATCGTTGAAGAATAAATTTTTCTTCATGAACCTATTGATCACAGCTTCTGAATAAATTTCAGTGTCCATTATTATATTGCCACATAATAATATGGTCTGCAATGTCATTGAAGAATGTCGCTGCTACGCCTACTCAGACGTGACAGACCCCAAGCAGGTTCAATTCTGTGGTGTACGCAAAGGACCAAAAGTTCTTCCCTGTCCCTCTGGTTGTTGCTCTGGAGGATGCCCGGGCGATTTCCCCAAGGAACCCTTTAGAATTATAGACCGTCCAACATATGAAATTAGAGATTCCAAAACACAAGCTCTTTTAATTTTGATAGCAATTTCTCTCGTAATTTTGTTGTATGCTGTGACTTAAAGATTAAGACGCAATACAAGGTATAAGATGTCTCTTGAAACTATCCAAGCTGAAATTACTGCCCTCCGCGCCGATGTCAAGGCCCTCACCAAGCTTGTCCGTAAGGTTAAGAGCACCCAAGAGGACCCAGATGGCGAAAAAGCGAAGGCTCGTGCTGCGAACAACGGCTTCAACCGAAAGCAAGAAGTAACACCTAAGTTGCGTGAGTTCTTGGGTCTTGCCGAAGGCGAACTCATCTCTCGCTCTGAGGTTACTAAGTTCATCAACAAGTACATCACCGAGAAGGGCTTGAAGCATCCCGAAAACGGTCGCCAACTTATCTTGGACGAAAAGCTCAAGGATTTGTTGCAACCACCAGCTGACGTCATCGTCACCTACCTTAACCTTCAAAAGTACCTCTCTCCACACTACGTGAAGAAGGCTTAAAAAAATAACACATTTTAACAATATGAACTTCAATCAACAAGATATTGAACAACTCGTCGGTACAAAGATAAAAAATCTGTCTTTCTACCAACGTGCTTTTACCCACAAATCCGCACTCAAAGAGTATGAACAATTCAATGAGTCATTTGAGACCCTTGAGTTTATGGGTGATTCCGTGTTAGGTTTTATCATTACCAAGTTCCTCTTTGATAGATATGAAGAGAGACAAGAAGGATTTCTCACCAAAGCTCGTACAAAACTCGTTCGCTCGGAGACCCTAGCTGATATAGCTCTCAAAATGGGTCTCAATAACATGGTTCTCATGGATGAGAAGGGCATGAGGAACAACTGGAATAACAACCCAAAGATTCTAGAGGATGTCTTTGAAGCCCTTGTCGGCGCGATCTACATGGATTTGGGTCTCCTTCACGCAAAGGAGTTTGTTCTTAGAATCTACAATGATCCCAATTTTATTGATCTCAATAAGATCATGATTGATGATAACTTTAAGGATCACCTCATGCGCTATTGCCAAATTATGAATCTTCCATTACCTGAATACCGTGTTATGGGTCATCACGAAGGTGTTTTTCTACATTGATGCCTACATAAATGGTCAATTTGGGGGTAGGGGGGAAGCCAAGAGTAAAAAGCAAGCCGAACAATTGGCAGCTCGAGCATTCTTTGAACAACTTAAAAACTATCCGCAACAATAAATTAACATGCATCCCAATGTCAAAGTCTTGATTGAGCGGGAATATGCGGCGCAGAAGTCTGAAGAATGGCTTGCTCTTCGTGGAAATCTCCTAACCGCCTCAGACGCAGCAACAGCCATCGGCGTGAATAAGTATGAAAAACCCGAAGATCTCCTTCTTAAAAAATGTGGTATTGGACCCCGTTTTATGGGCAATGAAGCCACAAGGCACGGTGAGAAATATGAAGATGAAGCCCGTATCCTCTATGAAGAGAGACATGGTGAAGTCGTACATGAATTAGGTCTCGTCCCCCATCCGATTCATACATGGTTAGGTGGTAGCCCCGATGGTGTGACAGAGTCTGGGAAACTTGTAGAAATTAAGTGTCCAATGTCTCGTAAAATTGAAGCATCTGTTCCCGAGCATTACATGCCTCAATTGCAGTTATGTATGCAGATTTTAGACTTAGAAGAAGCCGATTTCATTCAATACAAGCCTGCTGAGACAAATTGGCCAAGACCAGAGGAGTTTGTAGTTGTTAATGTAAAGAGAGATCCCGAATGGTGGACAACAAATTTACCGATAATGAAGGAATTCTGGGATAAGGTTCTCTACTATAGGGAACACCTGGATGAACTACCCAAACCCAAGGAGAAGAAGACCCGCAAGAAGAAAGAGGTGCCCCCACCCGTATGCGAAATTCAACCAATTTCCGACGAGGATATGTATGTTGATGATTGAATTCTCTCTATCATAGCAACCTTGTCCTTCTCTTTATACGAATCACTTTTTGATAGATTGTCCTCAGCTAATAACCACCTAAGTGTACCACCCCTATGTAAAAATCAAACCAAAACCATGACTATTGAGGAACAATACAACCATGCAAAGGACAATTTCAATGGTAGGCTATTCGCCCCTACCAACGCGAAGGTGTCCTTTGGATGCTTACCATGGAGAACCAAACATCTGGGCCGAAGGGTGGCTTCCTTTGCGACGAGATGGGTCTGGGAAAAAGTGCGCAATTGATTGCTACTATGTTGGGAAACCGCAAAAAGAGTACTCTCATTGTCGTACCCAAATCCATCATTACACAGTGGGCAAATGAGATTGGGAAGTTTGCGCCACATTTATCCGTCCACCTCTTTGATGGACCAAAGAGACACCTCAAAGAAGCGGACATCGTTATAATGCCCTACTCCCTCCTCTCAACACCCGAAGAAACCATAATTCACAGACACACCTGGGATCGTGTGATCTTGGATGAAGCTCACGAAATTCGGAACAAGTCTTCAAGACTCTTCAAGAGTGTGTGTAGGCTCAAGACTGATATTAAGTGGATTGTGACTGGTACCCCCGTTTTCAATTCTATGAACGACTTTGTGTCCCTATGCGCCTTCCTTGGTATTGAGAAGTCTCTCGTTCAGGGAATGACCAACAAGATCCAAGATATTTACATTCTTCGTAGAACCAAAGAGGACTTGGCAAAGATCAACACAAGATTGGAACTCCCCCGTGTTACTTTGAAAATGTTGAACTTGATATGTTCCCAGATGAGAGACAGCTCTATGAGTTTGTTTTCAAGGATGCTCAAGATACAATCAAGGATGCGTTCAAGCACGCCGTCAGTCTCAACTGCAAAAATATGGTCATTCTTGGAGTGTTCCTTGAGAGCCGACAATGTATGATACTTCCACAGATGTACTTAGATGGTATTGCAAACAGAATGGTACACAACCTGAACAGTGGATTGGTAGGTCTAACAAGATGGAGACCCTTTTCAATATGATTAAGGCACACCCAGATGAAAAGACCCTCGTCTTCTGTCAGTTCAGAGGTGAGATGGACTACATTCAAAAGAACATGGAAGGCCCCACTTTCCGTATTGATGGTTCAGTACCAAAGGATGAGAGTGACAATCAAGTCAATGCGTTCAAAAGGGCACCTCCGGGTGCTGTTTTCATCATTCAAATCAAATCGGGAGGGCAAGGACTCAACCTCCAAGAGGCGACGCGTGTGTATATCACGGGTCCTTCGTGGAACCCTGCGACAGAACTTCAAGCTGTGGGTCGCAGTCATCGCACAGGACAAACGAAACAGGTCTATGTCAAGAAACTCATATACAAAGAGACTGATACATTTGTGAGTGTTGAGGAAGAAATGATGGCACTTCAAGGTCACAAATCTATCGTGTGTTCAAAAGTCCTAAATGACGAAAGAATTGAAAATCAAATACCAGTCAAGAGAACTACAGAGAGGATTTCAATCTTGGACATCAAGAAAATTTTCAAAGCCTAATATATAAAAAGATGTCTATGAAACCAATCGGAAGTCGTGCCGAAGTTTTCCACGGAACCGCCGAGAAGACCTCAGGTGGTCTCCGCGCAAGGATCTCATGTTGGATCCAAACGATGGCCAAATCAAGTCGGTCCAAGCGCACAAGTCTGCTCTTGAGCGCATGAAGAAGGAGGGTAAGAAGCACTTGACCAAGGTGTTCAAGCCAAAGAAGGGTAAGTTCGCGCTCCAGCCAAAGGAAGGTACTGCCGCTTACAAGAAGAAGATGAAGAAGATGGCGTAAAAATTTGTAGGTGTATGTAAGAATGACTCTTAAGGCAAAGTGGGATGAGTCTGTCAAGCTGGCTAAGATTAAGTTAGGTTTGGACCCTAAGAGATTTACCAAGATTCAGGGCAAATTGCTTAAGGAGGCTCAAATCATATATCACCTTCTACTTTTGAATAAAAACAAGAATACTTAAATTTGGAATTGAAATCCCTTGAGATTTTGTGGTTCATAAACAACCAACTGATTAAGTTTCCAAGTACAACCGAACTTTCTGTTCAAGAAATACACACTATTGAGTTCAACAATAGCATGTCCACTATTTCTTGCATAGAGACCATTTGAAACCTCCGTCTTGATTGGGTTTTTGTTTGCGTCATAGACAGCCGCTTTGATCATACTATTGTGATCGGTATCAACCTTCACACGAAATTTAGGTTCGCGATCGGGGCTTTCCTTTACATTTGAATTAAACATTGGTTGGATTTCATCAAGTGTCATCTTCTTCCCAAAGATCTTTTCACTTTGTTCAACGACAGCATCAATGATTTTACTTTCAATTTGTCTTAGGGATTCATAAAACTTTTTGATGTAACTCCCCTCTTCATCATGACCCTTGAGAGCCAAATCTACATTGTATTTAGTTGGTCCGACTTCAGGTGTGAAACCCGAGACACCGAAAGGCATGTACAACCGTGGGAATTGAATCCTCAGTGGGGTACCCTGCTTGGTAGAAAGAACAATCTTTCGGTTGTTAAACTCGGCGATTTCTAAATTTTCAATAGCGTCGTTAATTTTAGACATTATGCTAATTGATTATCCAATTAAAACTTTAAGCTGAACATGCCACACATTCTGGTTCAAGACTGAACTGAATTGGGCGCGCCTTTGCCTTAGATCGGAGGTAATACATCCCCGTTTTGAGACCCTTCTTCCAACTGTACATGTGCATAGAAGAGAGCTTGGACATCGTTGGACTTTCCATGAAGAGATTCATACTTTGACTTTGATCAATGAAGCGACCACGATCTGCGGCCATGTCAATGACATCCTTCATCTTGATTTCCCAAACTGTGCGGTACAACTTCTTAATTTCATCTGGAATATCCACAATATTTTGAATGGAACCACCCGCTTTCACCATGAGATCCTTCATATCCTTGGACCAGAGACCAATCTCTTTGAGGTCATCCACGAGATGCTTGTTGACAATCACAAACTCTCCCGCGAGGGTTCTTCTCAGATAGATGTTCGTCGTGTAGGGTTCAAAGCATTCATTATTACCCAAGATTTGTGCGGTGGAGGCTGTTGGCATTGGAGCCATGAGGAGACTGTTACGAAGACCCCTTTCCTTGATGCGTTCCTTGAGAGCGTCCCAGTCGTAGTGAAGCTTGGTCTCACCTTCCCACATATCAAATTGAAGCACCCCTTGTGAAGCTGGAGAACCCTCAAAGGTTTCATATGGACCATCAACCTCTGCCAACTCTGAACTCGCCTCAAGAGCGGCGTGATACATGGTCTCAAATATACGCGCATTGATTTCCTTCGCTTCGTCGGAATCAAATGCGTGGCGACAAAGAATGAATACATCCGCGAGACCTTGAACACCGAGACCAATTGGACGGTGTCTCATATTAGATTTACGAGCAGTCTCAACGGGGTAAAAATTTCTATCAATAACTCTGTTTAGGTTTTTGGTGACAGTTTTCGTAACTTCGTGGAGTTTTTCATAATCAAATGTCTTTGTCTCTGGATCCACATACTTGGGGAGAGCGATTGATGCGAGGTTACACACAGCCGTCTCATCTTTGTCTGTAAATTCCAAGATTTCTGTACAGAGATTGGAACTCTTGATCACACCCAAATTCTTTTGGTTACTCTTTTGGTTACAGGCGTCTTTGTAAAGCATGTATGGTGTACCAGTCTCGGTTTGAGACTTGAGAATAGCTTTCCACACATCGGCAGCTGGCACCGTCGCAGTCGCCCGACCTTCTTCCTCGTACTTTGTGTAGAGGGCTTCAAACTCCTCACCCACGGCATCGGAGAGACCAGGTGCCTTGTCTGGACAAAAGAGAGACCAATTGCCACTCTCCTCAACTCTCTTCATGAAGAGATCTGGAATCCAGAGAGCGGAAAAGAGATCGCGGCACCGCGCCTCCTCGTCACCTTGGTTGAGACGCAACTCAAGGAACTCCATGATATCCGCGTGCCATGGCTCAAGATAGACTGCGATAGATCCCTTTCGACGCCCAGCTTGATTTACATAGCGCGCTGTGGCGTTAAATACGCGAAGCATTGGAATAATACCATCTGATTGACCATTTGTCCCTCTAATACGAGACTTGTTGGCTCTCACATCATGGATGTGCATCCCAATACCCCCAGCCCACTTTGAGATTTGCGCACACTCCGTAAGAGTTCCATAGATACCGTTGATTGAGTCCTCCTTGTTGGCGATAAGGAAGCAACTGGACATTTGGGGTCTTGGTGTACCAGCATTGAAGAGGGTTGGTGTTGCGTGAATGAACATACCTTGGGACATCTTGTCGTATGTCTCCAAGACAGAATCAATGTCTTCCCCATGAATACCGATGGCCACCCGCATGAACATGTACTGTGGGGTTTCCATCAAGACACCATCGAGCCGTTGAAGATAGCTCTTCTCAAGGGTTTTGAGACCAAAATAACCAAAGTCGTAGTCTCTCTTCGTGTCAATGTCATCCCTCACGCGACCAGCGATGCGTGCAACTTCCTCGGTCACAATACCAGCTTTTGCCAACTTCTTCATAGCGATGTGGAAGTTATTGGGACACACCTTCTGGATGTTACTGGCGGTTATACGAGTTGCGAGAGTTTCATAGTCTGGGTCTGATGTAATCATCCCGATACATATTTCGGCAGAAAGAGTATCAATCTCCTGAACGGTAATACCATCGTAAAGGGATGATGCAACCTGTTGGGCAACCTTGGAAGAGTCGCAATTTTCTGAGAGTCCATACGTTAGATTCTTGATCCTATTGGTGATGTTATCAAATTTCATATCCTCAATACGACCTGAGCGCTTAACAACCCTCATTTAGTTTTATTACTTGTTTTATTTTTAACTTACTTGCGGCACTTTTCAAGATCACCACTTGTAACCTTGACAGTACCAAAGGTTTCAAACTTACGATCCTTCTGGAGAAGATAGGTGTTATTGAAAAAGCGACCTTCTTCACCTGGTTTACTCACTGGGGCGTATGACCCAACGAAGCAGGCTGGGGGTTGGCATGGGATTTGTTCAACATTTGTGGGTTTTCCGTTGTATGCCTCATCGAAGTCAGCGATGTTCAACATTTAGTATTTACAAAGTTTTTTTTCCGAGGGTATATTAAATGTGTGACAACCTCCACCTCGACTCTCTCAAGCAGTGTGAGACTCCACTCAACACCCTATTTTTTTCCGAGTTCAACCAAAATATCCTCCAGCGTGGAATCCGTCAGGCGTTCAAGAATAAAACGGGCATTGCCATTGACCGTCAAAACCCAGATGACTTGTACAGCATCATGCGTGTTGTCTTCATTAACAACTCTGGTGATCACTACTCTCGTGTAAACGAACAAGTGCGAACGATGAACGAACGCGTCATTGAAACTGCGCTCTCTCAAATACAGACCGGTGTCTCACAATATATGGCATATGTTAAAGACATTGACACCATCTCTACACCCCTTGATCAACCAATCAATACCAGTACTGTTGGTAAAAAGATTGGATACAATAACAAGATTGGTATCAATTAAAGTTTTGAGTTGTTAACAAGATAAGATGAGTCTGAATTATTATAAATCAGAAACAGAAAAAGTGTGTAAATCAAAGGGATGGGATCGTGCCGCGGTAGATACAGTGTGGCTTCTACTGACGGAGGAAGTTGGGGAATTGGCGTCTGCGATTCGTCAATATAAGAGGACTTACAAGAAGACGGGACTCAAGAAGGAGAGGGGTACAGATGTCATGATGGAGATGGGTGATGTCTTCAGTTATCTCTTTCAACTCGCTCACATGTTAGATGTTGATTTGGATAAGATGTGGGAAGAACATCGTTCTAAAATGAAGACGAAAAAATATAATCTGAAGTAACATTAACTATGAGTAAGTACATGCTCAATGATGAAGATGCTATCAATGATGTGAATCCATTTGTCACACACGATTTCTCCCTTCCAGGGGGTGTGAGACAGACTGGAGACTTTGAGGATTTTTCTGAAATGAGAAATGAACCTGGGATTCCAGAACAGGAACGTAGTGTCTATTGCGACTATGGTCTTTGCAAGGAATCTACAGATGAATGTTCTTTATCTAGACCACTTCACCCACGAAGAAACATTGACACCGGTTTTACAAAGAATGATAGAACTTTCATTCAAAAGGTACGTTGTAGGTGTTTCAAATAACCCAAAGTTTTCTATTATTGGTGCGTCGATTCTCCTTTTGGCTATTCTCCTAATTGTATACTATATACGACGCTAAAGAAGTACTCGAGACGAGATTCATCTTGCGTTCTTTGAACAAGATCCAATAGGGTATCTTCACAAAACTTTTTAATAAACTCCCTCTGCCAAGCACTCTTAATGTTAATCCAAGGTGGCTGGAATGTGGGATCTAGAATTTTGCTCGCGTGCGCTACTCGAATATATGTATGAATGTTTTGTCTATCCGCGATAATGTTCTCGACGGCAAGTTCTGCCATCTTTTGGCGAACTTCGAGGGTCTTTTCACACATGGTGTCTAGGAACTTTTCATATGGAATTGATTGTGTTTTAGATGTGAGAACAACCCAATCGGCGAGGGGTTTTGTATTTATGTAATCAATGTAGGTCATATAACCTTTGCCTCTCACAAACCGTTCGTGAACAATTTCAACATAATCAAGTTCAGACTCAACATCATAGACAGCCTTAGCTGACTTAATGAATGATGTCATTTGCAATAGAAACAAATTAAATCTCTAAGTAATGTATAAGAAATATGTCAGTTGTATCGATGCTTGCGGGTGTTGGTCTTCTCAGTGTATGTTGCCTTTCTTCAAGCGTAGCAACGACTATGATGGGTGGTCAGAAGGGACCCTCGGCTATGGGACCCTCGTCCACAGGACCCTCGACCACAGGACCAGCCCCTCCAACGAGTATTAAGTCACTCGAAATTTTATCGAATGTACCAAACAGTGTGACTCTCACAGGAGTTCAAGCTAATAGTCCTTCAGCATTTAATGCAAAAACGAAAGCTGTATTAGTCGCAACTATTGCAATTGACAGCGATTCCGAAGGTGTTATATTTGAATCTGGGGGAGGTGGACCTGGAGTTGTATTGTACGCATTCGATGGAACGCTCTATTGTCAGGCTGGACAAGGTAATGTTGCCGGTGGAACTATAGAAGTTTCTCGGATTATACCATCCACTCTCAGTAAAACTAAAAAAACTGAAGTAGGTGTTTCATTTGATGTGTCGGTTACTCCATCTCGAGCACGATTATTTATTGATGGGGTGGAAGTGTATAGTACCACATCTGGGGCTACACCATCTTTATCTGGTCCAGACCTAGCTGGTTCGGGTAAAAAGTATGGTGGTTTATCAGTAACACGTTTAACTCCATATACCGATTATTCGGATACCATATACGATGTAACATTGTATCCCGATGTGTACATAGAAGCATAATATAACCTAAGTCACCCCACCCCACCTTAAAACTCAAGTAAAGAAATGTACTCGGCAATAGCCAACAACAGTTTTTCCTATCTTCTCACTCTTGATGAGTTTAGGAAAGAACTTCCCGATGAAACGAGACCTTCTTGGATAAAGATTACAACAATCACTATGGTCTCAAGCTTTATCCAAGACATTGATATTAAAAAACTTCGCCACATCTTTGAGAATTTGGAAACATTCAAGTTGAGACGATCGGGTACTAAGGGAGATTGTGGATTTGAGTGGAAATTGAAGCCCACAACATTCTATAATCAAGTCACTCTCACATATCAGGATAATTACAGTACCAAGTCTGTCAAAGTCTTCCCAAATGGTTCTATCCAAGTCGCGGGATGCATCTGATCTCTTCGACTGCAAAGCGAATCATTACTCAGTTGACCTATCTGTTTCAAGACTTTTTTGGGTTTGGAAATGCCCACGCCATTGGATTCTTTCGAGTGGTCATGATCAACTCAAACTTCAGTCTCAACTACAACATCAATCTCATGCGAGTGGCCCAACACTTTGAGAATCATTCGGATATTTTCAAAGTTTCTTTTGAACCGGATCAGATACAGGCGGTGAAGATCAAGTTCAAACCAGCTCAAGATATGAAAGAAATTACGACAAGTATTTTTAGTACTGGCAAAATTATCATCACCGGGGCGGAGACTCTCAAAGAGATTGCTTTTGCATACAATATCATCAATCAACACATTAACCAAAATGATCCCCAAATTCGTGTGTTACCCAACGTCAAGACAAGGACATATTCAATGTATTTCTTGGGACACAAAATTGAACCATGGTCGATGCCTCTGCAGAAGTAAGGGTTTCATTCATGGCTTCAAACTATCACAATAGGCAAATTAATTTCTAATGTATTTTAATATAAGATGTCTCAACGACTTGGAATGGCAGATGGTCGATGCTTCACCATTAACTCCTCAGCCCAACTTTGAATAACTACATTGATGAAACAAAATGGTATTCAATTTGCGGATAATTATTCAACTACCGACAACTTCTCCAAAAGGCAAGGTCCAGAACTTCTTAACAAGTCCAAGAACAACAGGCGAAACTACCTGTGTCATGCGATTAAACACCGATATGTCCAAGATTTACTAACTGACGTAAATCACGCAAAAAAAACTTTAAACCCATACTCTAGAATGTCACAATGTGCCATATGTCTCAATGAGGTCAGATCGACGAGGACCAATTCTCCGATCAGATGTGGACATATGTTTCATTCCCACTGTCTAGAGGAATGGAAAGTAAAGGTAAGAACACGTGTCCCATATGTAGAAAAGTATTTGACGTTTCGCAGTTTAAGGTGACGGTGACGGTTCAGAACAATTACACAGCGCAGTCGAACGCTGTGTCATTGCAGAAGTGAAGCCATTTTCAATATAATGGATATATTTGATATGTCTTTTGATGTTGAAAATACATTAGATTTAGACAGTCTTCTGTCTGACCTTGGGATGAGTCTTTCCGACCTTGATTCCCTTGTCCTTGACGCAGAATGAGCTACAGTACGTTGTCATAGTTTAAACCAGGGTAGTTCCTATCCGCTTTACGAGGATCCTTTATCATTTTACCAGATGCATCAACCAGAAGTGGACCCGTGGCCCACCCCCGCTTGTGGCTGAAGACATTGGCTCTAAAAACGATTCTCTTACCCTTTTGGATAAACTTACCAGCACGCTTGACTCTTGACAAAGGTACTTTGAAGAATTTGGCGACAGATTCCTGTGTATCACCTGGCTTTAACACTTTATATTCCACGACACCGTGTTGAACATAGAAGTGGAAGTCTCCCTTGACGAATATAATTTGTTGGTCTTCCAGGACACACAAACATCATCACCTTATAGTACCCCTTTTTACACTTTTCATTGGGTTTGCACGATATATCTTTGCGGGGTTATCGGACAATAACGCGCTTTGGGAGACTCGTACAGTGTGTATAGTTGTGGTTTTATTTGAAAGACCCGAGCGATCACCTGGAATACTTTTCTGAAATCTATACGCTTCATAGTCACCCACGGCGTATGCATAACAATTGTTATTGCCTATACCAGTAGAAGACCCCCAACGTTTGTTGGTGAATTTTCTTTCAGACCCACTGAGAGGGAGGTCCTTCATTTGTAGTGTATGTAGAAAAAAATATCATTAATAAGTAAAATGCAAGTCCTCGACCGTGTCGCCAAGTCTCAAACCAAGTCGGACATGCTCACCGAGCTTCTCCTCTTCATTCTTAACGTTCTTATCGCGACCTTCGTTCTCCGTTTCGCGTGGAACCGATCCCTTGTGAAGCACATTACCGTTCTCAAGCCAATTTCTACCATGCTTGATGCTTTCATCCTCGCTCTCTCTTTGAGCATTATCCGTGCTTAAATCTCACTGTAACCCACGATCTTTTCCCCATTGGGGCTAACAAGAGTTGGGAAGGCTTCCATGCCTGAACAACCTTCTTTTTCACAGTCAACAAACTTGAATGGCTTATCAGCCTTTTTCATGTACTCCAACTGTTTACGAGTCCAACCACAGCCCATGGTCCCGTAAATAGTCCACTGTTCTCCATTTGAAACTGACGCACTGACGGTAACATCAAGGCGTCGCTTTCCTGTTTGGGAGAGAATCAAAAGATCAATGAGGATGAGGAGAGCAAGAAGCCACATATTTTATACTATACGATTACATATTTTTTATGAATTTACACATTTGTTCTTTGGTTAAGTTTGAATCTAATTTGAACATTTTGACTAATTCTTCCTTCTTGTAGAGACGACACTTACGCCGATCAATTTTGAGATCACCATTCTTGTTGATGAATATTTTTGGTTTGTTAACCGCAATCTTCTTTTCAATTTCACGAACTTGTGACATCACGGATGGTTTGCGTTTGGCAATACCAGGTCTCTTTGGTGGAAGCTTCTTCTTTTCAGCTTCCTTTTGAAGAACAGCCCTCGCACGACGAATGGCGCTCATGGTGGCAGGTTTCGCGGGTGTTTTGGGTTTGAGTGCCACCGTCTTTTTTGGGATAATCTTTCTGAGAATGGCAATCTTCTTCTTAGCTTGAAGGAATGGGTGTTTCAAGATTTGGACATAGGTTGGAAGACCCGTGTGTTTTAGAGGGCGGAGACGGAAATCTTTGGTAACAGGTGATGATCTAAGAAGATATTGTCGTGAAAAGAGGTCTTCCATGAAATGACGCACTGGCACAGATTTTGTGTAATTGTATATGATGTTAAGAATGTAGTGTGCGTCATACATTTGATGCGATCCAGAGTAAATACCAGAATTCTTAAACTCACCACTCACGACATTTGGGTTTCTAATACCTTCGATCGTGGACATACCAAAATCAATCATAATGGGTTTGTTACCCTTCAATACGAGAAGGTTGTTCCAATGAAGATCATGGTGTCTAAACTTTGGATACTTTTCGTGAATTGCTTTCAAGTTTGTGATGAGTTGAGAAATCACTTGACGATAATCTTCGGGTGATTGACTCCTTTTGATCCATTTTTCGAGGGGTTCACCCTCAATGTATTCAAAATAAAGAACATCATCGCGATCACACGATTTGAAGTGGTACATGCGAGGCACTCCCATACCTCTCAACTTTTCCGCGATGCGATACTCCATTCGGGCACTTGGTTCTGTCGTGACTTTGATGGCGACTTGTGTTTTACATTCGTCATCGAGACATCCATAGAAGACAGTACCGTACGTACCTTTGCCGATTACTCTGAGTCGGGTAGCCTTGTTAATCTTGAGTGGTGTCATTTGAATCTTTGTAAAAAATTGTTGTTCTGGGTAGCACGCCTTTTGCCCCCTTATCAATTTCTTAACTTCTTCACCGACCGCGTTCTTCTGAGAACTGGTCTTGGCGTTGTTGGCGATGTGGACGAGGTCCGCGAGTTTCACCATACTTATTACATACTAACAAATTTTTCATCATACCACTTTGAAACTTCTGGGGCATCTATATCATGAAGTAGATCTTCTAATTCTTTCTCATCCATATGAAACATGGCTTGTTCAAGCACTTTTAAGTTCTGACTCATGACAGCACCACACATGACTGAACGACCCATAACTTTCATAATTTCATGCCAGTGATATTGTGACTCTTTTCTACACACCTTTCTAAAAGCTTGGTACATATGATACGCTTCATTGTGGTCTGGATGTTGTGCAATCAGAAAAGTTAGGTATTCTTCCTCACCCCCTTCATTAAGCATTACATAATCCATATATTCTACAATCTCACATTCCATTTTCATGAGAGTGATAGCATCTCCATCTCTGATAACTTCTGTAAGATCCTTTTGATTCTCAATGAAATTCATTCTGTTACGATATCTACTGAAATATAGATTACTTAGGTATGACAACATCTATCTTAATTCTTCTTGAGAGAATAACTTCATATGTAACTTGTTTCATAAGTTTCATATCAAATTTGAGGAATTATTTGATTACAATTTAATTATTTATTCTTCGTCTACTTCAACTTCCTCTTCTTCTTCATCAACCTCATCCTCTTCTGGGAGGTCAAGACCTTGGAAAGCAAAGGATGGGAGCTTGGTGGATTGCTCAAGGAGAGCTTGTTGAAGACGGATCGTCACACCAAACTTGTTGTCAATGAACCAAATGGAACTGACATCAACAATAGCCATAGCCTTTTGTCCCTTCTCAACACTGTCAAGGGGGACAGCCTCCTTTTGCATACTGTAAGCTTCTGGGACGAAAGTACCATCCGGCTTAGTGGCAATCTTAAGCTTGAGGGTAGATGGATATGGCTCCTTACCTGGGCGCACAATTGGCTTGTAGAGAGCTTCACGGAGAACCGCGACATTGAACTCCTTACCGAGCCATTCCTTGGAGTTCTCGGCGACAGTGTTGACGATGAGTTCATCAAGCTCCTTCAACTTGTCATGAAGGTCCATCGCTTCAGCATTATCAGAGTCAAAGCTGAGGTCAAGAGAATAAGTAGTGCGTCCAGTGCCTTCGTCAGTGAACGCACTGAGTCCATATGGGGAACGCATGAATGGGAGTTGAAGGTAGAGTTTTTTGTTGTCGCCACCGTTCAAGTAGACGGTCTTACCGCCATTCTTATTCTTACGGAGTTTTGAAAAGCCTACAGAAGAGGCAGAAAATTCAGAGGATCGTTGGATAGCAAGCGACATTTGTAGTGGGTATTATATATCTACTGGGATGCTAGACTTTAAGTTATTTTTTTTGTGTGACTAAAGTAAACATAATCATGGGTCTTTTTAAAGACTGCGGCTGTGGGTGCAATGGTCAGAAGCAACAGGAGAAGTTTGTGACTTCCCTCATTTCCGGTCTCACCTTTTTCATCATCGCGAATCCAGAAACTTTCCGTCTCGTCAGGCGAGTTCTCGGTCCACGCATCGCGACTCCCAACGGTTGTCCATCAACCATGGGTCTTCTTGTACACTCCCTTGTGTTCATCCTCGTCGTGTGGGGTATGATGAATGTCAAGAAGGATTTACCAGTCGTGCGCCAAGTTAAAGAAACAACGGAAACAACTGAACCAGTCCCACCAATTCGTCAAGTGGACGTTGTGATGAAGCCTGGTATGGTTGATACTCCATTCCAAGATACCGGTCTCGAACTCGAGTCGTTGGATCTCAACTCCTCTATGTAAGAATAAATGAACGATCGCTAGTTTGTTCAATTTTAGAAAAATTTAACATTTTCAATTTATTGTGAATGTTTTCCACATGTTTATTGGTGATAGTCCAACAATTTTCAATAAACATTTGACCATTATATTCGACAATGAGAGGTCCGGGTCCGCCAACCACTGATTGTAGAATTGCGTGCATGCGTGCTTACTAGATATTTGTGTCTAATCTTTAAAAGTCTTCATCAAAACCAATTTCATCTGAAGTGTCGTCCATCTTGCCATAGTCCCCAACCCTCTTTTCAAAGAAGTTTGTCTTCCCGTCGAGGCTAATGTTCTCCATGAAGTCAAATGGATTCTTGGAGTTCCAAATTGGAGGCACCCCGATCTGCTTCAACAATCTATCAGATACATACTCAATATATTCAGACATTTTTTCAGAATTCATACCGATGAGAGCGCATGGAAGGCATCCAATATGAATCCTTTCTCAATCTCAACGGCTTCCTTAACAATAGAATGAATAGTCTCAGTCGTTGGTTTAATACGCAATAATTTGAAAAGTTCCACCGCAAACTCTTGGTGGAGTCCCTCGTCACGAGAGATAAGCTCGTTGGAGAAGCAGAGACCTGGCATGAGACCTCGCTTCTTGAGCCAATAAATAGCGCAGAAGGAACCAGAGAAGAAGATACCCTCAACACACGCAAATGCGAAGAGTCGCTCAGCAAAGGAACGCGACTTTGTATCAAACCACTTCATAGCCCAATCCGCTTTCTTTTGAATACATGGAACTGTTTGGATGGCTTCAAAGAGCTGCTTCTTCTCAGCACCATCCTTAATATACTTGTCTATGAGTTTACTGTATGTCTCCCCATGCACCATTTCATTATGACACTGATACGCATAGAAGGATCTCGCTTCAGAGGATTGCACCTCATCAGCAAAGTTGTTATTGATATTCTCAAAAACAATTCCATCGGATCCAGCAAAGAATGCCAGGATGTATTTTATGAATTTCTTTTCATTTTCATTTAGAGTCTTCCAATCGTCCAAATCCTTTGAGAGATCTACCTCTTCAGCAGTCCAATTACTCATTTGAGCCTTCTTATAGAGTTCCCAGAGGTGTGGATACTTCAGGGGGAACACAGTAAATCTGTTTAGTGTGGGGGCTAGGAGAGGTTCGTACTCCTCCTCAACCCACTCTTGAAATTCAAAATAGTTTCCGATGCGACGTCCGTCACTAAATATTTGAGGGTAAGAGTCAAGTCTACCGTCACACAACTTTTTGAGATCCTCTTTCTCAATCATAACTTTTTCATAATCCATCCCCTCAGATTCACACAGTGTGACGGCGTGTTCGCAGTATTGACATCCTTCCTTCGAATAAATTGTGATTTTCATCTGTAGTATTATCGTTGATAATTTTTTGAGCGAAAACTCTAAGCATGATTGTGCCATCAGAAATAATCGAGAATGACATAGTAAAGCTGTTAGTAAACGAAGATGATGTAGAAGATGAAATGTTCAGTGTTGTGGGAATGAATACTGGCCTGGTCCTTGGAGTTCGGTATCTAAACCCTACTGAGCTCATATATAAGTCCGCGTGTGTCTATAAGTTGGATGACGGTGAGATGAGTCCAGCTCCATATGAAAGTGTGATGGAACATTACCCACGTGGTACTACATTTGAAGATCTCGAGATGAAGTCCCTCGGTGAAAACATGTTTGCGTTTTATTCCGAAATTGATATCGAAGATTCTGACTCTGAAATTTATGACGAGGATGAGAGTGATTCAGAAATGAACGACTTCATTGTACCCGATGATCATATAGACGGGGAAGTCATTCCTCCATCTAACTATAAAACCATAGACAAGGAATGGAATGCGTGGGAGCCAAGATCTCCAGGCGCGAGAAGTTTTAAAGAAACGGTTAATGCTATTGAAGCACTCGCAAAAGCGCACGCTGATAACCTAAGTTTTGGTGCGTAATAATGAAAACTAAAAAAGATAGCCCAGTTTCATACCATGATGCTGGCAGCTATCTGGTCCGATTTGGACCAATTATTACCAAAAAATAACGAACAAAAGCCAGTGAATACCAATTTTTGCCGTGAGTGCTCGGGTGTGAAGATTATTTCACCCGAGGGTCTCCCCACTTGCTCGGAGTGTGGTCTCATCGAAGATAACTTTGTTGACGACAGTGCGGAGTGGACAAGTGGGATCACTGATGATGGGCGGGTGAATGATCCATCTAGATGCGGCAACCCAAACGCAAACCCCGAACTCTTTTCCCAAAATTGGGGTAAGGGTACTATTATTTCAACGCAACGCTCTTCAACTTATGAAAACAAGAGAATGGCAAAGATTAATTTCCACATGTCCATGAACCACAAGGATCGGTCGTTGTTCCATGCGTACAAAGATATAGATGAAGCATGTCACACTCTTCCAGATACAGTGCTCAAGGATGCGAAAATGATGTATAGAAAGTTCAACGATGAGAAGTTGACACGCGGTGCGGTGAGACTCGGTATCAAAGCGAATTGTGTTTTGTACGCGTGCCGTTTGGCACAGTTTCCTAGAACTACCAAAGAGGTTGCAGATATGTTTGGTATTCAATCCAAAGATATTAGCCGAACCACTCAGATATTCAAGGATACGATAATGGGTGTTACAGAAAAGAACTATGTGACGAAGGCGTATGATGTTATGCAAAGACTTCTCAACGGTTTTGATATATCTAGGGAGGAGAGATACAAGTGTAACAAAATGTGTGGGGCGACTGATGATTGTGTGGAACTCATGAGCAAGACCCCCAACAGTGTAGCGTCCGCGATTATTTACATAGTACTAGGTTCTAGCATCACAAAGGCGCAGGTGTGTGAAAAGTGTTCGGTGTCTGTACCAACACTAAACAAAATAGAAAACATTATTAAAAAACACTTAGAGGTTAAGGGTTTATTGTAATAAATGAAGTTGTTCCTATCAACGCCATGTTATGGGGGTCTTTGCCTAGAAAGATATATGTCTAGTATTATCAAGCTTCAACTTTTGCTTATAAAAGAAGGAATTCAATTGTACCTTGATACTACTGAAAATGAATCACTTGTACACCGCGCAAGAAATGTCGCGGTTGGTCGCTTCATGCAAAAAACGGAATGTGACTATTTCATGTTTATTGATGCAGATGTGGATTTTGAGGCAGACTCCGTTGTTCGTCTCCTACGTTCGGGGCATGATATCAGTGTTGCGTGTTACCCCAAAAAGGTTGTGATGTGGGATCAAGCAGCTGAAGCTGTTAAGAAAGGGGACGATCGTAATATGGCGATGCTTTCCTCAAGTCTTGTTGTCAATTTTGGGGCTCAGCGTATTGCTGTTGAGAATGGGTTCATTCCAATTCTTGATGGACCAACGGGGTTTATGTGTATTAAGAGAGAAGTTTTCAAAAAGATAGAGGAAAAGTTCCCTGAACTATGGTGTAAAAATGATCATCAAAATAGGGACTTTGATGACTACCACGCATGTTTTGACTGTATGATTGACCCTGGGTCAAAGCGGTATCTCTCGGAAGATTATGCATTCTGTCGCCGGTGGCAACAATGTGACGGTAAGATCTATGCAGATATCAACACAACCCTAGGACATGTAGGAAATCTTCCATTTACGGGCTGTCTCAATGACAGGCTTAAGGCTTAGACCACACATACTTGTAATATGAAGATTTGTACAGTTGTAACAACTCGTTCAAAATCCTGTTCGGTAAAGACACTTCACACAATTCTCAAACTTAACATTCATTGTCTTCAAAATAATGTTCAGAATGAGATTGTCTATGTAAATGACGACCCATTTGAAAAAATTGAAATGATTCAAAAGTGTTTGTCAAAGTGTGATCGTTTATTCTTCATTGACTTTGGAATTGGTGTTGACGATGCGTCTGTCAAGCAAATTTTTGAGAGTCACGAGGGTCTCGGTGTTCTCGTTTTTCCGGGTGTTAAGGAAGGTATTGATTGGGGTCTCTTCAAACACAAAGTCCGGGAGGGTTCGTCTGAACCTGTATCACAAATGGGTCTTAACTTTGATACACAAGTAGGAAAAAAGATTTCAACTGATATTTATTCGGTCACAAGTACTGAAGCGAAATCTTGGGTCATGTTTTCTAAGAATGTCATGAAAAATGCGAAAGATAAAAAGGGTAACTTCAATCTTCATGTGAAGATGTTTGATAAATTGAAGGAGCAAGGTGTGAAGATTTATGCATTTACAGCATCTAAGTTAACCATGACTTATCCACATGAATGTATTAGCAATATATTAGGTGCCGCAGGTGTTAAAACCAATTAAAGTTTAAACCAATATTAAGTGTATGTCGTCTCCACTTCACAAACACGTTGTAGAATTCATCCATCGTGTTTGGGGAAGCAAGGATTATTTCCCTGGTCCACAACCAATTTCAATTGAGTACAAACACTTTCCAATTCTCAAGGGTGGTGAATATGTTGTATGTGAAAAGACGGACGGTGAGAGGCACATGTTAGTTGCCACAACATTTGAAGGGTAAACCTGTGTGTATGTTGGTGAATAGAGCTTTGATATGATTGAGGTAAGATTGAAATCTCAACAAGAAAGTTATGAGGGTACAATTTTAGACGGAGAACTCTACGATAATACACTCATGGTCTATGACGCTCTCCTTCTGTGTGGCGAACCTGTGGGTCATCTCAACCTTATATCAAAGACTCGCAGAAGCTGAAAAGTGATGAAGGTATCATTTATATGAAGTATGATAAGTATCGTCTCAAATGAAAACATTCATGGGCCATGCGAGACTTTGATCACTTCATGTATCAGTACCTTCCCACAGTCAACAAAAGTGGATGGTCTCGTGTTTCACACCTGTGAATGAACCAATGATGGATTGGTACCCACGAAACGATGTTCAAATGGAAACCGAGAGAAAAGAATACGGTTGATTTCCACATGAAGAGGGGAGAAAGTTTTAAAGGTGTTGGTCAGAAAGGGAGAACCAGTTTGGAAACTATATGTCCAAGAAAAGGGAAAATTGTTTTTGAAAGCGAGTTTCCTCTCAGCCGTATGAACGAACCATGGTTTGAAGAGGGTGCCATAGTTGAATGTATGTACATTACATGGGAAGATGGACCCCTTTGGTGGAAGCCTCTCAAAAGACGAAGAGATAAGACGCACCCAAACAACCGTCGAACATTCTATAGGACGATCGTCAACATCAAGGAGGACATTCAGATGAAGGAGTTCTTAGATTGTAGACCAGAACATAATGCCCCCCAGAATTAGGAAGATTGGCCTCATTTACAAAATCATCATTTATGTAATACCATTTATCGGTGTGCTTCACAAAACTCACATAGTGACCATCTTGTTGAATACCTATATGAACCGCACTCGCTATTAGATCATATTCGTATTTTTCAATAAGAATTTTTTCAATAATGTTTATGTTACTTTTTCTATCAAATGAAATCATTAGAACTTGTGGAAGTTTTGAAAATACCATTCGGGTCGTCGCAACATTGTGTACTTTACCCTCTGTGTCTTCAAAATTTTCAATCACATTCCAATCAGCACTCTTTATAAGCATCTCACCCAAATCATTACCATGGGATGTTACTAAATGAATACTAAAATCCTCCTTGAAGTGGACTTACCACCTGGCCAAATTGTTTCTTGTGTCTTTTTTCCCATAAAACCATTGCTTGATTTCTGGGCACGATCTTTCCAATATATCTATGATACAAAGGATTGCTTCTTGAACATCGTGGGGATCTTTATTTTCAAATCTTGGAAAATGTTTATAAAATTGTTGTAATATTGGTCGTGGATTAACAAGACCCTTTTCTTTAGAAGTCCAATAAAATTGAACAAGTGTGAAATATAATTTTGTAAACTCACACTCACCCTCGTACCCTTTCTGTAAAAAGTAGTTTGAAAGAACTGGTATATGTAGGAGGCATTGTATGGCTGTGTTAAAATAACATGTATTTCCGAGGTTTAAAAAACCTCTCATTACATTTTGTGTATAAAAAACACTTAAGAAAATGCCGCGTATCATTAATGTAAGCAAAAAATGCACGACATCAAAGCTATCGTTGAAAAACTCTTCCTGTGTTTGATTCCCACAAGGATGAAGAACACATAGAAGTAGAGATGCGTCTCGGAAACATAATGGAAGTTTCTTTGATACGAATGTTGGCAAAGACCATTTGAGAAAGTTCTTGAGGGTCTTCGTAAATTCGTAGCGTGGGAAAACATCCAAACATCAACATGTGATATTTTCTATAGCGACAAGAATGGAATCCGAATTACATCTAACCATGATACCGGCGAACAAAAGATGATTCAGAAAATTAATGTCGTCAAAGAAGATTTCACGGGTACACCCACAGACTTAAGATTTAGTGTTGCTCGTGAGATTCCAACTTGGGGTGAATATGAAATGGACCGTAAGAGAACGAAAACTAGACACTCGTTCATTCGCAAAAATCTCAGTATTGACATGACCATTTCTTCCGGAGATAATGTTGATATGGACTCAGAAGAAGAATGTTCATATCAAATTGAATTTGAAATTATCAATCCTCAAGATGTCAAGTCAAGAGATGAGTTTTTCAATATAGTTCACAAGGTTAATGATCTTGTCTAAATTAATTCCTATGTAATAATTAAGATGATACTACTTGTATTGGCTCTCACACTTTTAGTCTTATACCTATTACCAACATACCAAGAGCCTCGTGTCATTCCAAACTTTCTGACAGAAGATGAAAGGAAACATATCATGGAAAAGGCTAAAACAAAGTTAGATGTCTCTACTATCGCCGAAAATCGGGTAGTTGATAAAAAGGTGCGAGACAGTGAAACTGCGTGGCTTGATTTTACGGATCCAGTGGTGATGCGTGTCGCTCGTAGATGCGCGTCCCTCACAGATAGACCCATTATGAACTGCGAACATCTCCAAGTTCTTCGTTACAAACCGGGTGGTCATTATAGACCCCACCAAGATACATTCAGTGACACCAAAGGTAATAAGAGAATGTACACGGTGATATTGGCTCTCAATGACGACTATGAAGAGGGTGAAACGGAGTTCCCCAATCTAAAGAAGAAGTACAAGCTGAAAGCGGGTGATGCTCTCCTTTTTCACACCCTTGACAATTATGAACTCATGACATCCAAGGCTTTACATGGTGGGAAACCTGTAAAGTCTGGGGAAAAGTGGGTTTGTAATTTATGGGTACATAAGTATCCTTATTCTCCCCACAAGTAGCTCATAGATTTTGATGTAGATATTCTGATATTTTTGAATGGCCACCAGGTCCACATTTATATTCTCCGACATTATTAATGAAGTCAGTTGTATTCACCTATGGACGCTTCAATCCTCCACACAAGGGACACCGCCTTATGATTGAACAAGTCATTGAGACCGCGAGGCGTACAAACAAGACACCTGTGGTTGTTGTGTCACATTCATATGGAAACGCCAAGAACCCCCTTCCAGTGGAGAACAAAGTGCGTATTTTGCGTCGTTGGTTTCCAGGTGGACCATATTGACTTCTGCGAAGGACAGGAGTATAGCCAAGATTGCTCAAAACTTCAATAAGAACTCAATCATGGTGGTGGGTGCCAATCGTCAAAACAGTTTCAAGTTTCTCAACTTTAAGAAGGTTGCTGTTTCGCCTTGAGACACCATTCCTTCAACTTCTTCTTGGAAAGGAGTCCATACTTCTTCTCTTCTCTATCTGATGTACGAGACTCTGGGGTATCGATGCCAAGGAGGCGTACCCTTTGACGAGTACACACATCAAAACCAAGGTCAATGGTCACATCAATGGTATCACCATCGACAACTTTTTCTAGTGAGGAGACGCGGTAGACAAATTCACACACGGGCTGGGAGTAAGTAGACATATAGTGTAAATGAACATTATTCTCCCCACAGATAGCTCATAGACCTTGACGTTGATAGTTTGATACGTTTGAATAGCCACCACATCATATTAAAAGAAAGCGACATATTTTTTAATATGGTTGATGTAGAAGCCCTCGCCAAACAAATATATTCTCAACTGGGTGCTGGTTACAGTGAGAGAGTATACCACAATGCTATGGAGGTACTTCTACGAAAATATGGTGTTCAATATGAGAGTGAGCGCATCGTTCCAATCCCATTTGAGGGTCATGTGATTGGTAACTTGAGAGCCGACATTATTATTAACAATGAGACAATCTTGGAGTTCAAAGCGATTAAGACTCTGAACGATGCGGCGGACTTACAGGCACAAAACTATCTTCATCTGACTGGGTTGAAGAGAGCGTATCTGATAAATTATCCCCCGTTTCCGAACCGAGAGGTTGAGGTCCGCCACATTGTTGCATTAGGATCATTAGAGGAAACATCTTAGTCAATATTCCATAAAATTCTCGAGCTTCATCGTGGTATTTTTTTGGATCTTGAAGACCATCTGTGAGAAGTTCGTTGGCTCTATTTAGATGATACCGGGCTTCCTCTATACAGAACTTTTGATGTTCATCCATTATTCACTTGTGTGTCAGCTTCTTTAAGTATGAAACATGTTGGACATTTATGGTACTTTGGGAAGCATGTTAGACATGCGTAGTGAGGACATTTCCTAAACTTTACACATTTCTTGATGTTAAGACAAAGTAGACAGTCTACGTCATCCTTAAAATCAAGAATTTGATTCTCGAATCTCCAGAAACAGAGACTACATACCTTCAATCCTGTGTACATCTGTTTATGACAGACATCAAAGTTAGGACAGGGTTCCTTGATCATTACTATATCGTGGGGATGAATTCCCACTGCAAATCGCAACAAATCTTTCTTCCATATCTGATCTTGTTGCGTAAAGTTTGCTCTTTGGATTTGAGTAATGGAAAGTATTGAAGTATTCATCTGCTCCCAAAAGTTCACAAAATTTATAGAGGACGTATGAATAACTAAGAAAGTTTTTCCTCTCGGAAGGGCAATTGTCATCAAATGGTTTTTGAATATCCTTGAACATAATTCGCAATTGTCTCTTCCAGTTCTTGTGGCATGTTAGGCGCTCTGATACCATTCAGAATATTTGTTATATATGGAACATGTTCATAGTACTTGTTGAGTCTCAACTTTTTGAGCAATCCTCTAATTTTGGCGTGTGTAATTTCATCCAATTTCTTGATCTTCATCTTTTTGAGTTCAGATCTCAATTGTTCCATGACCTCATCGGGTATCGTTGTCATTTCCTGTGCTTGAAACTGACTCAACCATTCATTGAAGTGGTTCTCCCTTTTGTAACTATAATTAACAACTTTCTCCGATGTTTCTTGTTCTTCTCTATATGTCAACTCTTCGCTAATGAGACACGCTAATGACTAGACCACATGAATCACACACAAGTTCACTTGTATCCTGAAAATGTACTACATTACTCGATGAACAGGTCGTACATTGTTCTATTATACGATCTTTCGGTCTGGCTATATTTTGATTTTCTACTTCAGCGAGATAATCGATGAATATGTCTTTACGTTTTAGACCCACTGTCTCTTTCACATTGAAAACATTATCAGTATTTGTTGACTCGATCCATTCTCATCTGCATATTGATTCATATATGGCATACATCTTGATTATATAGTCAGACATCTCATCTTCGTACCTGCTTTTATTTGAAGGATCGGTTTCAATAAGATTGGTCCAATTTTCAATCTTATTTTTATACCTACTTAAAAAGTTTCCCTCCATTATAATTAAGAATGTTGATCAAACTTTTAAGTACTGTTATATTTTTACAAAAAATTGACTACACATCCAGGGACTATCACATTATTTCAGAGGAACTTGAGTATAAAATTGACTATAGAATGAAGTATCAAATCGAAGATGAATTCTGGGAAAAGGAAAGTAAGGATTGGGATGGTGTACTCGATGAATTCTATGTACTCGTGAGTGGTAAGAACTTCAGAAATACAATTGTTCCACAAAATGTCAAGAAACTCGATTCTTCGTGTCAAGTATTGGTATGGTGGTAAAATATATAAGGCGGTATCAAAGATATAAACTTCAAACCAGGGCAAGTTGTCGAGGAAGGTATGAAGTTTAGTATCCCAATTGAGTAGTGCTTGGATCGTGGATCATGATGATAAACCACAGGTAAACATTACTGAAAAGGTGAAAAGATACGCTGGACCAAGAAATGATTTCCACGACCAGAATCTGTACCACTCAAGATTTTCTATATTACACAACGAAATGCTTCAGAAGAAGTACCCCAAAGATTACTTTTAAATACAATAGGTATGAAAAAGATTTTACTTACACGTGAAGACCTTACAACTGATCTTCGGATACCTTAGTTGCGAGGTAAAACTTGAGATCCCCCAAGATTGGCGACGTTATACTTCAAGATTAGGAATCTATTACCCTCTTCCTGCATAATTTGCACAGACGCACACATACTCGTCGCCTTTGTAAATATATTCAGGTACCTCAAAGAATAGAGACCACCAATTTCAGGACTTTCTTCGGGACATTCAATAGATGTCTCCTGGTTGGCAAAATCACCCTTCACATTTTAGTCGAAGTTCGTTACCATTCTCGTAATTTCAATATCCGTTCCAATATTTGACATGTCCCGGCAGAGTCTCTGAAAGTCCGCAGATGGGAGGGTTGTCATTACTCGTCATCGTAACATTTGGAACTTCAATGCGACTTCATTGATGTCGAGAAGTTTAAGTTGAAACTTTGTACTTGTCTTCTTAGATTCACTTGTAATTTCAATATCCATAAATTCTTTTGAATTGATTTCAATTGTGAGAACATCATTATTTGTAATTGTTTTAAAAGTTTGAAAGTATTTGAAATGTTAATTCCAGCGATAATCTCTTGTTCACAAGTGATATTCTTCAAAATTGTCTGCTGCCAAGGAACATATCAATGAGGGATGTTCTCGCTGTATCGAGGGTAACGATATACATACCCTGTGGACGAAAGTAAATGTTCACATCATTGAGAATGTCCTTGAGTACTTCAAATGTTGACTTTGATGGCCGAAGCTTGAATAGTAACTAAGTTTCATATTACTAAAATACTGCGTTATATCTTTAAATCTGTTCGGAATAAACGACACCTTTACTCGACATCTCTATTAATCTTTTCTTCAAGCTCTCGTGTCATGGCGGGTTGAAGAGACTGACCATAGTTATCAAGTGAAAACATATCAGTGTCGTTATCATTACCATCAAGGTAGTCATAGAACAGGCCTCCACCAAATCCACATGTTCTACATCTTTGTTTGGAAGAAGTGATTCCAGCCAATTTTTTATTTCGTTCCCCACCAAAATCTTTACCATTTTTCGTTAACATGGTGGGTACTCGGTGATCTTATTGTGGTATGCGGGTGGAATACCTTGAGTATTGACATTGTGATAGTGTACAATTTGTTTCAATTGAGTGTGTCTGTTGACATACTCAATGACTTCCATTGAATGTTTGCATCTCGGGCTGTATATCAGCAGCGACATCTAATATGTATATGGGTATTTTGTAAAAAAAAATTAACGCATAGTAGTAAAGATGAATGTACTTTTGATAATCGTCACTTCTTGTGATTATTGTCCTGTTGACTCAACGAGAACCGTTCACCGAGAGCTTTGGTTTTCAGGCTACAAAAACCAACCGGATCTATTAGATTTGATGACGCCAACCCAGACCTCAGTGCTTACACTCAGGCGGAGGCTAATTGAGCAATGACATGATGGAAGAGTTGTTCATCAATGCAAACAAAGAAATTTCAAAGCGCACAGGGCTTTGCACATACATTATCGAAACCACTTCAGTGAAGAAATATGTAGTAGATTCAAGACAATTGTATCAGAATGCATGTTTATGACTGTCAAGAATAACGGGTTTGCATTTGGTTTCTCTGTTGACAGCTTCGTTTGAAGTTGTGAATGGTGAAGTGTCAAACTTGTCTCCCTCCGCTCACAACCACTTGGTGTTCAGACACCAACCAGATGTCGCACCATACACAGAGGGTTCGTCTGGTAAAGACTTTGTGAAGTATGAACTTAGTGAAGGAAAAGGCAGAACCAACTTTGAGGTGAGTTAGAATCGGCTAAAAATAAATTGAAGTAATTGTAATGATCAGCATCAATGATGTGACGAAAATTGATGAGAAGAGAAAACAGATCAAAAAGGAAATATACAAACGATATATGAACAGTTTTCTCGAAAGATTAAACAGTCTGTTGAGTTGGACATAAGCAGGTATTTCTTCACAGTTCCAACATTTGTAGATTGGGTATCCCACATTTGATAGGGATCAGCGGCCGCGAGATATGTTGCGCGACAATTCAAATTGGGTGGTTTTGATGTACAACTCGTCAGTGACTATGATATCTATGTCTCATGGATTATACCGAAAAAAGAAAGATTCAGAAAGTTGAACGAACAGATGAAGGGGAGTTTCCCAGATTTCATGAACCTTAAAAAGATTGCAAATAAGTACAGGAGAGGTGCGTAGGAAGCTGGTAATTAAAAACCTCTTTCAATGATAAATGGACAATTTGAATATTATGGTAGAGGCTAAGAAGGAATATCTTGGGTCAACTTTACCTATTATGTGTCCAGCTATGATTGAAGTTTTCCAGGATATGTACGACGAAGCGGTGAAACTTTCAAAGGGGCGAAAGACTCTCATTATGTTCCAAAACTTCTCAAGGAAGTTCCAAACTGGTCGAACGCCATGTCTAAGCAACACAGTGATAACATCGCGAACCGATGTGCGTGGTTCAATGATCTGTTGGCGGCTGTTTTGTTGCGTGTACCAAGATTCTTTCAGCGGTTCGTCTCAAGGCGGATAACAAGAAGATCAGTCTCAAGCTTCCAACCAATGAAGTTTTCATTCAAACCTGTTACAACAATGCTGCGAAGGATCTCTACAAAGATCCATATGTTTTCCACGAAGAACAAAGTGAATATGTGCGAGATGAACAATTAACCAGCGTTTTTCCCAATGTATTGAAGTCACTGTGAAGGAGCTCATCCCAGTCAACAGATTCTTCAAACATACATGTCTCAAGAGACTCGTGACATTGATCTTGATGGTGAAATTCACGATAGTGAAGATCCCGATGTTTTGATGGTCCAGATGACTTCCCAGAACCTGATTCCCAGAGCCTGAACCACTTCCAGAAGATGAACCAATGATGGGTGCGGAGGTGGAACCTCTCAACCTACAGGTCTTGAAAATGAATTTAAGACAGTTCCAGGTGTTCAAGCCCTGAACCAGAACCAGAAGATGAACCTATGGAACAACATGTCATGGAAGAACCAGAGGAAGATGAGGGTGTCTTTTTTGGTGATGCACCAGAACAGCGTGTAAAAAAAACTGCGTATAATTAAATGGAAGATCTCTCCGAATATCTCCGAGACCCCATGAGTGCCGCTCTCATCGCCGCCGGTATCACTGCTGGTTACATTCATCTCAAGGCGTAACTCAACAATGAAGGTAAATTGGAATTAAACAAATACACCAAGCCAGCGGTGCTCAATGCGATCCTTGTGTTACTTTCATCGTCGTCGAATGGCCTTGGTCAAAGAGAGACTATTTCTACGAACCTTTCTAAACTTAAAGATTTACCAATAGAATAAGAAAATGGCGTCTGTCACTGCGTTCAATGACATGCTGGGTCAATTTCTTGTGGAATTGCACAAGACTTTTCCAGAGGAAAAAGGAATTAAGAAGATGATGACTTCGTTCGAGTCTTCAAGACTACAAACCCACGACTCGTCGTTGACGGTTTCATGAAGGGTGTGACTCCTTACGCCGATAAGATCTCGGCGAAGGATGAATCCTTCCTTCTCAAGGAGATTGAAACGATTGATTTCTTGAAGGATCTCAACATCAAGAGTTACTGGACTCGTATGAGTGCCAATACGAAGGGCTGCTACATGGCAATATCTCCAAACCCTGTACATGCTCGGTACTACGATTACTCCATTCCAGCCGATGACCCTCAACCTCATCGAGGGTATCGCCAAGGACTGTGCTGACAAGATGGAGACTGAAGGTGGTGAACTTGATCAGGACTGCACTCATGAAGATGATGGGCAGCATGCTTGGTGGGCACCCAAAAAATAAACCTGTGCATATACTAAATGAAGGCTTGGTTTGACGATCCTCAGCAACTCATCGGGCTGATAAGATTAAATCAATTCTGGCCAAATCGTGATCAAACTCCAGAAGACGAATTAATGCTGCTTCCCGTTTTATCATCTATGCATGCTTGTATTCAATTTATCTCATTCGCCGTGATCCAAGAATTTTTGTTTTGGTGGCACTGTTTTGGGTGTTCTTTATGTGTTGTACAAGTCAAAAATGGTTAAAGAGACATATGGTATGGCTTCAAGTGGACATAACTGGATGCCAAATGCCAACAAGATAACCCAATGGGTAATGTCCTCATCACCGATTATACAGATGCTCCTAACCGCCTTGAAGCGTGTTATTACCCAACTGTAAAGCCAATCGTAAAGAGTTTTACACGATGATAGTATTCCATATGATTCGGGGCGTTCTCGGACGGCCACTACCCAAATATCAGCGCAACGCGGCGGCTCGTCAGTTTGTGACCGCACCAGTTTCTAAAATTCCAGGAGACCAAACTGCTTTCGCCGAGTGGTGTTATGGTCCCAAAAATGGTCCCGATGTGTAGAGTCAAACCCAGATTATGTGATCCAAATGCTCGTGGTGTTCAGCTCGAGGCGTTTGCAGGGTCTTGATGCCGAGTGGTGATAGTCGGGTTTCTCACGATCATGGTGTTGGCCCTTCTTAGATTATAAATATTCTTATGTAATAATAAATGGCGTACCAACTTCAACCTGGTCTTATCGATCGTCCAAAATAAGGGTGCGATTCCCCCGTCAAAGCGACTGATGAAATCTTTCGTGTACCCCCAGCCCAGTTACCATTCAATTGTGGTGGATTGCCGCCCAAATACCATGTTGTATGGCACAGCCCCATACATGGCTGGTAAGGGTTCCCCAGCGCAAGTACATTGATGTGAGTGATCAACTTCGTCCCCAAACAACTTCCCGTTTTAACAAGGTTATCGTTCCAACATATGAGCGTAACTCTATTCCCACTGTCCAACATGGAGTGTAAGGTTCCCCTTCGCACACTTGACTTATGAGCCATCGAGTACCCGTGCGGAACTCCAGAATGGACTTTTTCAACAAAGATACGCTAATAAAAATGTTACTAAGAAATAAGAATGGCTGATCCTATTTCACTTGCAGCTGTCGCTGGTCTAATTTATGCTGGTCGCGCTTTGAGTAACAAGTCCGAACCTCGCACCTAAGTTGTTCAATGGAAACCAGAAGACTACAACCCGTTGTTTATAAAGACAGTCCCCAGAATTTGGAAGAACAAGTTTGAACCACGTGTTGAAGTTACCAAGAAAGAGAGAATGGACGAGCTTTCGCTGATATTGGTCGCCAACAAGAAGTGGTGGTCAGGAGATTCTCAACATGCGAAACCGTATGTATGATACGAGGGGTCGTATGAATAACCTTTCACCAATTGAGAAAGCAAATGGTTGGTCCAGGTTTGGGTGTTGGTGCGGATGTTCCAGCGATCTGGTGGTTATCAACAAATGTTTAGGGTGAACCCAGTCAATGTTGGTGAATACAGCTCACAACTCTCCCAGGCCGATCAGGTCCAGCCGCGGACATCACTGGTGGTCGTTCAGCTGTTGTTGGTCAATTGACTCACAATAAGCCAGAAACCACTGCATTCCTCCCTTCTCGCCTCCCAACGATGGCCGGTCGTGCTCAGGGTATGTCTGGTGTCGTATCCCAAGAGCGAGTCATGAAAAGACTAAGCGTACCACCAACCGTTCCGAGACTGGTCTTCGTGCGGATGGTTTGGTTTCAATGGCGCGAAGCGTTTTGTTTCAGCCCAGACGATGTCCCAAGATCCAACCCGATTCAAGAGTGATCGCAACGATCAACAGTTTGCAGTCACTACAACCACCAGCTCCAGGTATTACCACACTTCCAGTGGCGCTTACACGAACAGTGCGGCTGCTCAGGTTACTGCAAAGACCAATGAAGAACTCATGAAGTATGGTTTCCGTCCAGAAGATCGCGAGGTAAGGCGAACCGTATGGGTAATGCTGGTCGTATGAATGTTCAGAGAGTCTGCCTCAAGCAAGGTGGTGCTCTCACGGCGGTTCGCGACGGATACAACACGCATTGACGGTCGCGTGAACGCCGCCAATGGTGGCATGGACTCAACAACTATCAACAAAAACCTTTCCACCAATTCAATGCCTACAAGGGTAACGAGAATCCCAACTCGAGAACTTGGACATTGCGAAGAGACAACTCCAGAACAACCCATTGGCACACTCACTTTATTAATTTTTAACTTGAATTAGACAAAAACAATCATTAAAATATTGTGCCTATATTTTAATGAAGGTTCATACCCTTGACATAGATAGTAGCGAAAGAGATACTAATGTATATACCCTTATGCAAACAACTATGTCGTGACACTCTCAAGGAACCAATTTATGATGTCACCCAGATAAACTTAGTGTCTGCTCGTATTCCAACACCACAATTGACTACATGCGCATAGTTTAAATAAGACTTTTAGTGTTTATGATTCAGGTGACGATACCATTGACATTACCCTTGATGAAACGAACTACGCGGATGGTACGCTTTCGCGAGTGATTTAGACGTTAAAATGCAACCCCCCTCTCATGTTGATTCAGTTGTGTTTGACTCTGATACAAATGCACTACATTTTTTCAAATACAACGGGGACAAGTAATACATTTTCTCTTGAATTTTTTGATGGTACAAATGGTTATCTCAGTAATGCTGTCGTTGACAACACCCCATCAAGTTTTAGGGTTTTCATCTAAAAATACAACTTTGGGAAGTAGTGTTATTTCAGGTTCAATCAACTTGGATGGCCCAAATTCTCTCGTTATGCGAAATTGACGAGTGGTTCTGATGAATTACAAAATTATGTATATTCTGCGACGCCGTTTTACACAGGACACATCTTATTAAATGGTACAGATTCCATAAACTATAGCCACGCAGATGATCCACTTACACATGAGTTCTACACGGGTCCTCAAAAGTATATTCGTGACATGTCAATATTGAATTCTTCTATGTGAGTCACGGGCGTCTCATTCCATACGATTTTAGGAAATCAGGATCATATATTGAAAGTTTGAAATTACATGTTCTACAGACAAACTTGAAGGATCTACCAAAAGTTCCCCTAGAAGATGTCAAGAAGGCTTTGCCGCCACCAATAAGTATCCCTGAACTTGTAGTGGATACTTATAGATGGAAAGAGTATCTCTCCATTGGAATAATTGTTTTCGTTGGTATTCTTTTGTTGTCCCTGATGAAGCGACGCCCAAAACTTAGCGAGTAATCGCGAAGACTGGTTGCGCTGGCTTGGAGACGCGAGTGGAGATGCCTGAAACAACCATGTAGACCGCAATGGACAACAAGGTGGTGAGGATCGCGGTGAGGGTGTATTGAGTACCACCGTTCTTTGGCACCTTAATCACTTGTTGAATGATCCAGCGGACCAAGTCCATCCAGCTCATCGCGGCCGCAAAGGAGAAGCCCGCGACGATCGCGTTGAGGGATTGGGTTTCCAATTCTTGGGTAACGAGGTTAACAGTCTTGAGAGCTTGTGCGGTCATGTCAGCCATGGTGGAGTTTTTATACTGTATATTCAGAAAATTATCTACTCTGGTAACAACTCTTCCTTCTCAACAATCTTCTTGTACTTTGGTCTCCTGACAATTTGAGATTTTGCAAATATTTGCTCCTCCTCGTCGTCTGAATCTCCATCAGTGCTACTATCCTCGTCAGCTGTAACTCTGAACGATTTATATTCAGAAATTGTCCAACCCTCCGGCTCCGATGTACTCATTACTATTAATAGCATTTTTTAACATCTCTTCCACCGGACTTTGAGGAATCCAAGTATCCCATCGATCACAGGCTTCATTCATCTGCCTGAATGTGGGATCTTCCCCCGAGTATCTCACAAATGGTGGACACTCACCCGGTTCAACCTCTTCAATGTCCTCCTCGTCTGAGGATTCTTCGTTGTAAATCTCTGGAAAGAGAGAACCGATATCCTGTCCAACCTTATACATAACACAATACTTGATTGCATATTCCATATCTTCTGAAAGCACTGTATCGCGACCACAAGCTTTGGAATATTCTGCTGCGAGTATCATACTTCTCTCAAGAACTGGGAGGAGAATACCCATGAGCGCATCTTGTTGAGATTGTTCATAGGCACCTGAAGTTTCACCAAAACCCGTTTTCATCATCTTTCTTAGTATTTCAAATCAAAAAGAGTTCGGGCAGTTCCCTCACCCACACGAAGGATGTTGTGACTTAATGCGTAGACGCGAACTTGTCTTTCATAATCGGCACAAGGTGTGAGACTTAGGTTGAGGATTTGCTCCTTTACGAGACTAAAGTTCACCTGACCCGTGGGATACCACTTTTCGGGTTCAAGGGCAAAACTATATGAGTAAAATCTTCTCAAAAGTTGTGTCTTGGAGTGATGAATCGCCGCCTGTACAGCTTTTAGAAATATAACATTGCCTGTTTCTTGAGTAATTATTGGTTGACCATCTAGGTCAAGAGTGAGATAATCCAGGTTTTCGTAGAGAATGTACTTGTTACTTGTTTGATCTAAAGTATTATCGTAGTCAAATGGTGTTATGAATTCACCCTCACCAGTTCCAATGTCACCCTGTCTTTGAATGACAAAGTAAAGTTCCTTTACGGGATTGTAAAAATCCAACTTGAAGCGTCCAGATTGTCCACCCTGTGCGATATCAAAAATGTTTTGTTGCACCTGTGTGATTGTGTAGTCTCTCTTCTCATTCTCAATCTTGAGTCTCTCACATGGATCAATAAAAATGACTTCCGAGCAGAGTGTGAATTCTACAATTTTGAGAACTTCACTAAAATCCTGTTTCGTACCATCAACCTTTACCACGAGGTCTTTATAGTTTCTAAGTTTTACTTCAACTTCAACTTCCTGTTTTTTAATGGCACAAAGGGGGATTGCGAGTTCTGGATTATTCAAAAAGTAAAATGGCAAATCAACAAAACATGTCTGAATACTGTCTGATGTTCCAAGATGACATAAAATGGCACTATCTGAAACTCGGGTTGACACCGATCTCTCTGGATACTTGCCAACCAAATATTCAAGTGCTCGTTGCTTTGTTTGAGTCACATTGTGTTCTGAGTATATCTGAAGATAATCACTCGTTAATCTTTGTATATTCTTACCCCCAATGATAAGATCAACAGATTCAATGAGACCGTGACCAACTGAATCTATGTACCCCAAAAAACCAGTCTGTATTTCTGGAAGTTTAATTTTCAAACTGAGAGTTGTGAGAAGATCACCCACATTTTGACCTATTCTAAATCTCGCCTTTCCACCAAAGTCAACCGCTGTCTCTGGATCTATGTTTACATATTCTCTTGCAAAGTTTGAATGTTTCTTAAAACTTTGCAAAAAGTATGTGTAGTCTGGGTCTACAGTGAAAAACCTGTCTTGGAGACCAGATGCTTCAAGCTGAATACGCCCAGCCATTACTATTATAAGACTCTAAAATTTTAAACCAGCTAATCCACCACTGACACGAAGTAAGTTGTAATTTACAGCATAAATCCTGGTGTTGTTATTATCAACTGAATTAATTGGATCTATCTCAATTGTAAGAAGTTTATGAGCGATGCGACTCATATTGACTTGTCCAGTTGGATAATATACTTCTGGTTGAAGAGCGAAACTATACATAGCAAAATCTGATTTCAGATAATTGTAAGATGCACTGTAGTTATATGGCGAATTTACATGATGTTTAAAAGCTTGTTCATATACAAGAAAGTCGTTATCTCTATCAAAAACAATTGTATTATTAAATTGAAGTTTTATATTTGAAATTGTATTGTAGCGGTGTGGATGATTATCACGAACTGCCTCTTCTGATTGCGAAACAAAGAAAAGTTCCCTCACTGGATGTGAAAAGTTGAGCATGACAGACTTTGTATTTTCACCCACATTCATCACAAACTTTGACATTTGAACTTGTGTGATTATATAATCAAGTGGTCTAGACATCATAAAGTTTCTTTCATTGTCTGTGAGAAATACAAATTCATTATCAAGTGAAAACTTTTTAATGTTAGCGGTAACACCTGCAGAAGCACCACCGTTTATCAATTCAGGGAGTGATCTCAATTTTATCTTCACCTCAACCAATTGTTTCGTGAGAGCACATGTTGGTATAGCTAAACTTGGATTTCGGTAAAAGTAGAATGGTAAATCCATAAAGTAAGTATATTCGGTGCCAGCTGCGTATGTTAAAACATTACTGTGTCCATTCAAGAAGTACAGCGTTTGATTGATGTCATCGTCTGTGTTATGGAGTTGTTGATGCATGTAAATGTACTCACCTGTGATTTTCTCAACAGTTTGACCACCTATGAGAAGCTCGGCACTCTCCACCAAGTGTGAGATGATGGATGGAGACCAGTTATCATCGTTTGGGACTGGATCATCCAGGGTAACTTTAATAGTCATATTACTCACAAGATCCCCTTTATCGTTGGGTACACGAGAGATGATTGTCTTTCCAAAGTCAATGTCTCCATCAAACTGACTTTCAACATAATCTATCGCAAACTTTGTATGTCTTCTAAAATTCATCAGGAAATATGAAAATTGTGGATCTCCTGTGAGCCATTGGTCTTGGACTCCAGTGGCTGCAAGTCTTAAACGACCAGACATTCCTACTCTATGTGAGTAAAATTTTACTAAATAAAACGGGACACTACTGTAGAATGAATCTTCAATTGAGGAAATTCAAACCTGAGACGATATCGGACGACAGGGTGTGTGTTTTTATAGGTAAACGAAACACAGGTAAATCAACCCTCGTCAAGGATATTATGTACCATAAGAAACATCTTCCAGCTGGTATAGTTCTCTCAGGAACAGAGGAGGGGAATCATTTCTATTCAGAATTTATTCCAGATCTCTTTGTGTATGGCGATTACGATAGAGATGCGATAGAGAGAGTCATGGCGAGACAGAGGAAGTTGGTGGGTGACGGTAAACAAAATTGCGGAGCCTTCATGCTTCTTGACGATTGTATGTATGATAACAAGTTCCTCAAGGATACATGCATCAGGCAGTGCTTCATGAACGGAAGACACTGGAAGATCTTCTTCATGCTCACTATGCAATATTGTATGGATCTCCCACCAGCTCTCAGAGCTAATGTTGATTATGTGTTTCTTCTTAGGGAAAATATACTTCAAAATAGGGAGAAACTCTATAAATCCTTTTTTGGTATCTTTCCAAGCTTTGACATGTTTAACAAGGTCATGGACGCTTGTACAGAAAACTATGAATGTCTCGTGTTAGATAATACAGTAAAATCAAACAGGATACAAGATTGTGTGTTTTGGTACAAGGCATCTATACGCAAAAACTTCCGAGTTGGAAGTCCAGACTTGTGGAGACTTCATAATAAGATGTATAATCCCAAACATATGCAGCAGCGGGAGGATGATGCGAAGAAGGCGACTAAGAAGACTTCTCTAAAGATTACAAAGACGAAATAACAAATAGATATTCTGTAACTTTAGTAGAACGATTCTTTAGATTACGACTACCTTTGTAGCAAGTATAATCAATCTCAATTTTTTCATATTTGTAGGGCCTAAGGATTTCCTCCCATTCATCGGGTTTGATGAAACCTTCATTGTTATATGACACCAAGGTATGTTTAGCTTTCTCAGTAGCCAACTTTAAGGTACGTTCCATAGCTTCTCTAATTTTGTTTTTATAATTGTACTGACTCTTATTCCAATCCCCAGGGATACCTGATACTTTTGAAAGTGTATGAGGTCTCTCATTGGTACAAATGAGATTTAACATGAAATAGTTTGACCCATATGGGTGTTGATTATAGGGTGGATCCAGGTAGATAAGATCAACTTTCGGGAGATCCCTCAGAAAATCACACGCATCTTGGCGATAAACTTCAACATCCCTATGTGGTTCAAGCCACACAGGACAATCAACTTCAATCCTCTTTGTAATTCTATCTTGTGCGTGTCCACCTTTACCACCCCAACCACCTTTGTGGAAACCTTTAAAAACACCAGATGTATTTGTGTGAATACTCGCCCTTACTATGAGAGGTCCTAAACAGTACGGTTTAAGATTCTCGGGGACACACCTCTCAATATAGTCCAACATACCATCAATTCTTCTTCCATTTTCCGGAGTATAAAATTGTCTTTCATTTGAAGCGTAGAGTTCCGTAATAAACCCAACTTTATCTGGACACATGTTCATATTCTCAATATGTTTACAAACATCATCTTGATCGGCCCAAGAAGGTGTCTTCAAGAAACATTTTGAAAGAACTTCACAATATTGTTCAAGATCGTTTACATACATTTTTTCAGAATGACCCAGCAACATTCGTGAAACTACTCCAGAACCAGAGAACGCATCGGCGCATGTTGACGGTCGGAGTTTCTCCACGACATCTTGGATTTTATCAACAAGTTTCCTTTTGTTTCCAATATATGTTATCATTGGCTGTTGAATAAAGTCTGTCATTCTTAGAATTTAATGAAACGATTTCTCTAATACAGGCTGCGTCACTCACTACTCTCAAAAACATGTGAATATACTAAATGTCCACGGATATTAATACTCTCAATTTGTCTGATAATGGAGATGGAATGGTACCTTTGAATGATAACCCCACTACAACTTTCGTGAATCGTGAGCCCGTGTTTTCACAACCCGAAAAAAATGTGAGTCAAAGTAAACAGACGATGGACTCTACGCCAATCAATGACATTATGATGGAGCCACCAATGATGATGGAAGAGCCCAGGATGCAAGGAATGATGCCACAAATGACTGCCCCACAACCCCAGGGTAGTTATGCGATGCCACAACAAGAAGCGAAGCCAGAAAGCAAGAACCCATTCAACCTCACGGACGATCAAATGATTGCTCTCGTTGCGGGTGCTGCGGCTGCTCTCGCGGTGTCTAAGCCAGTTCAAGACAAGCTCGTGACTTCAGTCCCCAAGTTTCTTAACGAACAAGGGAGCCGAAGCATGATTGGCTTGGCTTCAACAGGTTTGGTTGCGGCGCTTGCATTCTATGTGGCGAAGGACTACATTGTGAAGCCCTGATTACTTGATTCCCAACCCATATTAGAATAGATTGAATTATCAATACCTGTATAATAGGTGATTAAAGCTCCTGCTGCAAATGCCGTCATGAGCAAGGCACTCAACTTAAGTGTCTTGCCCCTGTCACTTCCATATTTTTCAACCGCCTCTCGTGTATCTGTTGAAAATGTATTGATCGCGAATGTAATAATTAAGGCGATAATACTCGTAGATACGAAAAAGAGACGATCCACGGCAAGTCGTGGAATACTTCCAACAATGAGACGAAGCACATTTGGCACCACTACAGTCAACCACACGAGGTTAAGATTGTAGTTTTCGCTCATGTGTGGAACGAGTGTCGTACCATACACAGCGAGCCAATAGGCAATGACCATAATCAAAACAGTTAATGGTGTTTTCATTTAATATGGACGAAGAAGATTATTTATCCTGAATGTGCTGTCCACAAAACTTAGTTCTCTCTGGAATCTTGTCATATATACCTAATTCTACGCACATATCACGGAGTTCAATATAATTACTCCAAAATGCATCCGAATGTGAATATTCGTCAACGGTACAATGGGCTAACTCATGGATGAGAACATGGAAGATTTCATTGGGTGTTCCATCAAGACATATCGCAATTTCTTGACCCTTGTTTGTGTTATAACCCACAGTGCCATTCATAGAAATGTAACCTGTTATGGGTATACAGTGTGACAACATGTGAAACTTCTCATGACCATTGGAAGTTAGGTGTTCACGAAGAACGCGATATTTTTCCTTCACCTCGGTGAGTTGTTGAGGTTCCTTGGTCTGAGAAAGTATCAACAAGTTGATGAGAATTAATATAATGAATGTGATCATCTCTTATATACAAAGATAAATTTACTATAAAGTTCTGAGATTGGGTTGCCCGTGAGACCTTCCCAAAGTTCTAGTCTAAATCCTATCGCTTCCAAGTGTGTGATGAGAAGGTCTTTGTAGGCTATAGGTTCAGACCTAGGTCCATCTGCGTAGAAGGGGGTGTCCACTAAGTTTACAAATAGTTTTTCACCGTAGCCACCATTACCGTGGGTCTTCATGAGAAAGAAGTTTCCCATATCATCTTTGAGGGGCACTCTAAATGTCACTTTCTCTGAATCTGGTATAATACCCACAAGTCTCCCACCAGGTTTCATTCTCTTTTTGATTTCACGAATTGAACTAAAGAATTTGTCTCGTGACGCAAAAATATAATGAAGTGAAAAGTTGTAACACACAATGTCATACTTCCTATTCGGACAGTCGTGTATGTCTCCCTCATAGAAGTTTACCCGCATGTGCATATTCTTTGCACGAGACTTAGCCTCCACAAGGGCTGCTGGCTCTGGATCACACATACTCATATTTGCACCACACTTGTGCCACTTCTGAAGGTCACCGCCAAAACCACAACCAACATCCAAAATCTGATTACCTTCTTGGGTCACAGACTGTATGAGTTCCCTTTTGGCATTATTATGGTTTTTGCGGATCTCTTCCATCTTATGAATATTTTGAGTCTTTTCTTTTACTTAGGAACTTCAATGTCAAAAATATACTCTACACGTGTGAGGGGTAAGGTTACCCATAGTTGCCCACTCATAGATCCAGTTATAGTAGCTTTGAATGGGCCACCTACTTTAGTTACATAATCATCAGGTTTACCGTTTTTATTCGGCTCCCACTCTAAATCACCGACATTACAATTGTCAGCCTTAATAATAAGTAATTTGTAGGTTCCATCAAATTTATCTTTTTTTGACAACATGAAATGATAATCATAATGACTTTTACTCAAGTGTTGTAACTTTTCTTCCAAAGTTTTGAAACTTGTAGTTCTTGATGAACTGAACTGTACACATTCACCCAATTTGTGAGTTCTATTATGTGTGATGACACCAGACTTACAGGATATTCTTGAATTTTCAAGTGAAATAATTCGCATATCTTCACCAACTTTATGAGAGTTGTCAGGTTTCCATGTCGTATTGTGTCCAATTTCCGTAAAAGATTTGGATAAGATCTCTTCCCATATAGTTCCAGTAATAGGTTGAGAGAGTAAATTATGAAACGATTTAATATTTTTTTCAATCACCCCAATCAAACCCCCGACATTCACGAGAAAGTCGTGAAGACTTGGTTTAACCTGTAGATATACTTTAACATTTTCATCAGGTGTGACAATGAGATTAATCATAACACATGACATATTTCTCAAGCGACTTAAAACTTTAATTCGCTTATGTGATATGACAGTTATCCACGGTGATGTATTGGATACACTTAGGACACTAAATGACGAAAGTGCGCAGATTGTTATTGCGGATCCACCATATAATATTGGTAAAGACTTTGGAAACAAAAGTGATAAACAACCAATGGATGAATACCTAAAGTGGTGCGATGAGTGGATTGAGGGTTGTTTGCGTATACTGAGACGAGATGGTACAATGTTTATTTATGGTTTTAGTGAAATTCTTGCACTCATTCTCGCTCGTATTCCACAAAATATAAATCGGCGTTGGCTTGTGTGGCATTATACAAATAAGAATGTCCCTTCTCTCAACTTTTGGCAACGTTCACATGAAAGTATAATCGTTCTCTGGAAGGAAGACAGAGTATTTCACCGAGACGATGTCAGAGAACCATATACCGATGGATTTATAAAAGGAGCGGCTGGAAAAGAGAGAAAAGCGACCAAGGGTAGATTTTCAAATGGTGAAAAGAGTACAACTTATACAGCTCATCCAGGTGGAGCTTTACCAAGAGATGTAATTAAGATTCCAGCACTCGCGGGTGGTGCTGGTAAAAATGAGAGAGTAAACCACCCAACTCAAAAACCACTTGTATTATGTGATAAATTGTTGAGATCGTGTAGACAAGATCCAGATAATGGTTTTGTCTTTGTACCATTTGCGGGATCTGGGAGTGAATGTGTGGCGGCGAGAGACCTCGGTCTCCCATTTGTTGGTGTTGAACTCAATGAAGAGTATGTAAAACTTATTAACGAACGACTCAATCTTCAAGGTAATTTGAGCTGTACATCTTCAGAACCAATTGAAGAAGATGGAAGCCAATTGAATAGGTAATAATAAACATGACCACTCCCCTTTAGGAATTTAAGTCTCTCGAGATCGGTTCGCAATTGACCAATGTCTAGAGTATTAAATACATCATATCCCAAATTCCTAGCAATCAAAAACGCGTCATTGTAAACATCACCGACCATGTAAAACGCATATGCTTGTTTCACAGAGTCCACATTATCTACTCGGTCATATGGAATCTCATAGAAAGAGATAAAGTCTTCGGTCTCATCATTTACATAAGAATTAATAGGAAGTATCCATCTTTTTACCCAATCTTTATTTATGACTGGAGCAATTTTAAATTGTTCAAAATACGTTTTCAATATTATTGTAACTTTTGGAATATCTTTAGAAGTCATCTTTCTAAATTGTGAAGTTCCACGAAGTTCAAAGTATTTTTCCCTCAAACGATCTGTTTGGTAGAATCCAGTCTTGACAAGTCTCTTGATATTTAGGAATCTATGCCAATATGTACTCTTAACTATGGGTGTTGGTATTTTAGTTACCGCTGTATACACTGCTTGCCAAATATTGTTTGTGTTCGCAATTCTTTTGATTTCACTGATAAGTATTGGAGCAAATCCCTTGTCCCTATACTTGGGATGGATACAAAGAAAATTGATCTGAACCATGTCAAGAATATCGTCGCACACCCTCACTTTCATGGGTGCGCTCGAGATGTAACCAATGAGTTCTCCGCTTTCTGTGTGGCGAATACCCTTACCGGGTAATTCACTCGCCCATTTGAGAGTATTGGGGGAATAGCTCAGTTTAAATGTTTCATCACATACATAGTGTTCACTCAAAAGTTTATGTGCTTCTTGAAGAGATGGCTCTGTCCACGAAAATCCATCGGGGAGTTCAATGGGTTCATTGACCATCTTTCTCTCTTTTTCAATTTCTTTACCAGCCTCGTATGTCACACCCTCATGAGGAACAGGTTGTTTATCCCAAAATGTTCTCATTGACTTATAATCACATAATACTTTTAAGCTGGCTTAAAGTTTTAATGGTAGTATAACACATAAAATGTCTCTCGAGCAAGATTATACCACTGTTCCTGGTCAGCTATACGCATGCCTTTCTGTCGTTGGTCCAGAAGCGCCACAAAAGAACGATAAGTTCGGTATCAAGATTCGTGGTGCCTTCGCCTCTCGCGACGAAGCTGCCGCGCACGCGAAGCGTCTTCAAAAAGAAGATAACACCTTTGACATCTATGTTGTTGACATGTACAAGTGGCTTCTCATCCCCCCAGATCCTCTCAAGATTGAGGATGTTCACTACCAAAATGAGAAGTTGGAAGAAATTATGAGTGGTTACAAGGAGAACCAATCTGAAGCTGCGCGGATGTTCAACGAGCGTAAGCGTGACATGATGGAGGCGAAGTCATACGCGAAACCTGGTGACGAAAACTCACTCTTCTACACCAAGCCAGATGAACCACCCGTGAGCCACCCAGCCGAAGTTCTTGAGCGCCTCAAGAAAGAAAAGCCAGACGCCTCTATGGAAGATCTTGTTAAGGAGGCTGATGCCGTTGTCGCCACTGAGATGGAAGAGCGACGCAAATGGCGCGAAGAGCAGGCTTCTTCTACCGAAGCTAAGATTGAAGAAGCTAAAGATGAGGGTGAACCAGAAGTTTCATCAGCCTAAATATAATATTCGTTAATTTTAAAGCAAAATGTGGAAAATTCTTATGACCATACTTTTGACAAGTGCGTTCTTTATTTTGTTTTTTGAACAGGGTATGTCTTCAAAAAACAAAAGTAGGAGAGACGAGAAGGTGAGCACAGCTCATGGATTTATTGAGGATACTCGCGATGCGTTTATTGTGCCAGTGTATCCAACGCAGGTTATGAATCGTGATATTACAGGGAAGATTATCCCAAATTATGGGGACATTGGTGACTTTGTTCCATACTCAAGCGTACCTGAGGATCACTGGTTGCATGGTTTTCCCCATGAAAAAGCCTAATAAAAAGACAGCAAAAGCTATAATCCATGTGGATTTGTCTACACCCGTTAGAAAATCTACTCTTTCCGGATATGACTGAAATTGTTGTTGTGGATACATCATCTCTGAAGGTTGAAAATAGTATTGATCATTTTGTTGTAAACTTTGATCGTTTATTGGTGTACTATCTTCATCCTTTCCTTGATCTTTAAATGGATCGGTCGCTGGATTATAATCAATTGGATTTCCTATATCAGTTTCCATTTTTTAATATATCCCTTGTTTTTTTTAAGCGTCTTCTTCCTCACTCTCTTCGTCATCGTCCACTAAAAAATCCTTCAAACTACCCTCGTCGTCGTCGTCTTCGCTGTCGTCTTCAGAATAGTACTCGTCTTCTGTATCAATATCCGACCCAATGTCGGAATCGTGGTCTTCGGGGGCGTAATCGTCTTCAAGAACAGTTTCTTCTGGTTGATAGAGTTCTGGCCTCTTTATTTGTCTCCCTGAGCGTGTTCTGGTCTGAACCATTTAAATAAATAAAGACTCTTGCCTTTTAAGTATCTTTTCTTGTATTTCTTCTCTAAAGTCAAAATCCGCGTACAATGCGAGCTCTTCAAGGGCGTTTTGCGCGTCTATGTGACGCCCTTCACTTTTATACTTAAGATACTCTTTATATAGTTCTGGATGAACACCGGAATACATGTGAAATTCATCTGTTTCTGGTACTATTTTGGGAATTTCAATATCGTTGATGAGTTTTACTGCGAGATACACAGTCACACCAACGAGAATGAGAGCCATTCTTCTACTGTTGCGCTTTATTTTTTTTCGGGTGGTTTGAGTGCTTGCTTCACACTACCACTAAGTTCGTGAACTCTCACACTTCCCTTTGGAGTCCTTTTACAAACTGGACATTTTTGAGATATCTTACCACTCTTGATAACATACGACATCGCAGCTCCTTCGTGATCACCTCTAATTATCTCACAATATGAAGATGTTGTTAACACTGTAAAGTCTTTTTTCAAACGAGTAATTTTCACAACATGTGTATCTTCGGGACACGCCATAAATCTTTGTATGAATGATTCCAGATGTGGCTTCACATCACTCTGTTTAATCTGAGGCTTCTCCTCAAACTTTTTGATTTCTGGACACTTCTTCAAGTCTTCCTTTTTGGGATACAACTTTTCAATAACTTTCTGTGGAAGATTGTGTTTGCGACCGTAGAAGTCTTTACAGAAACCATCACGCCGACCCCGAATTGTTTCACAACGACAGAAACACTTTTGAGCTATCACAGACCCACTAATATGAAACCAGATGTGATTAGAACTATGCGGTCTCTTGAGATTTTCACAATATTTGGAGTTTGTTGAAACGAGGTATGTCTCGTTGTGTTTGAAGAGTTTTGTAATCGTAGCACCACTCTGCCCATCCATGTGTGTTTGTACAAAGTCCTCAATGAGACCCCGAACCTCGTCATCGTGAACTTCATCCTTAGTCTGTGTGCTCGTAAATGAACCTTCCTTAATAACGGAGGATGGTGGTTCAACTGTATTGTATTCTATAGAATTAGTTCTCACAGAAGACATTTTAAGTATTTCTGGGTCTGGGTCGTGACTAATTTTTAAAAGTGTACTCAGTGGACCACATTTATATATAAATACGGGTAGGTATGCGACTTGTACGATTTTACCTTTGTCACCACACCCTTCACATCCCTGACCACCACACGGCATATGTTTTGCCATTTTGTGAGACCACGGCATACGAAGACCACTTCCCTTCGTTTTTCTCTGTATGGATCCATATACAGAAGAATCAATGATTTCATTCCAATCTATAGATCCCTTTGCTTTAGACAAAGCGACGAGAATGTGTTCCCGAAGTGCCAGTGCCGATTCTTGATTTACTGGAAATCCACACCAGTTAAGATGTATCCCAGTTTTTATATATTCACCAGCTGTTTTGGGAGGTGATACACAAATGAGACACTCCTTACCACCGTGTCGTTTGACTTTATCACAAATGATTTTACAGATATCTTGAATCTCATTCATCGTGAGCGCTTTTTCATCTTTGTAGTCAATGTCCACAAAGAAGTTGTATATGGGACTCTTTTGTTCAACGACAAAGAGCTCTTCACCAGCCTTGATAGCCTGAATATACTTTTCGTGGAACTCGTTCAATTTATCAAATGGCACGGAAAGGACTCCTCCGTCCATGAGCACATGTGATAGATTGGTTGCATTATTAAATTTTTGTTCTTTGCACCACCTTTTAAACATACCTTTGTATCGCGTCTAACCTCTAAACCACCTCATCACAGAAACATCTCTATATTCCCTACTTTCAGAAAGTTCTTTCTTGATGACGAGGAGTTCATAGACTTTCTTTTCCTCATTCTCCTTAATCCATTCCTCTATTTCTTCTTCACAGAGACCTCTGTTTGATTTGAGGAGCTCTCCAATCTGCATTAAAATGTAAGACTTTGACTTCATTCTACTTAATAGAGAATGTTTTTCTATTGAGAGAACTCACACACGAGTAAAACTCTGGATTTCTGAGGACATTGTCCACGATGAGTTTCCATCGCTTGCGGGTATTGAACTCCTCGAGGGTATCAAAACTCATGTAGTCATTTTCATCAAAAGTTTTCTTTATTGGTTGTTTATTAATCTTCTTAAGATTTGTCTTTTGTTTTTCTTCATAAAACTTCTTTACGAGTGTTTGTTGTTGTGGTTTGGTATAGTCTACAAAAAAGACGAAAACATTATATTCCAAATCCACCGTTGGACTCTCTTTGACTGTAAATTTAAACTCCGTATACTCACCGTTTTTGAGGGCAACCACACCACGGGTCTCTTCCTCGAGTTCACGAAGAGCGCAGCGAAGGGGGTTGAAAATCTCCCGCCGTCTGCACCCCCCTGTGACAAAAATCCAATCCTTAAAACGCCGATCCCTCACAGTGAGGAATTTAGGCTTTTCATCGGCAAAACTGACCGGTATCGCTATAGCTTTGTATTTTTTCATTGCGCATTCGCAAGTTATAATAACTGAATATGTTTATTCTTCCACATTTTCTTCGGCATCTTCCTTTTCAGTTTCTGGTTCAGCTTCGGGTGTAGGTTTCGCTTCGGGTGCACTGAGACGATGCACGAGGTGGGCTGAGAAATTCTTAAGATTTTCAACATCTTGTTTAGCCTTGTTCATCTCCTTAAATAGGAAGACAACACCGGCAATCGCCACAATTGTGGCGATCATCATAAGGGTTTCACGGTCCATTGGAATCATTATAGTCTATACGCGATTCTTCTTTTTAAGTAAGAGCACCCATGTGTGTCCTGCCTGAGGGAGGGCATTCATAGGGACTCTGGGCAAACTGCACGGCTTCGTAATGCGTAGGTTCACAGGACTTTTGAGTTGGTGGAGTTGGCACACCAACATACTTTTCAAGTGTCCTGGATTTGGGATCGTACGTCAATACAAAAACGATGGCGAGAAGGAAAACTAGGTTCCACATGTGTTTTATTAATTAGTTAGAATATAAAAGTCCACCCATACCGTTCTCAATGCGGAGAATGTTGTAGTTGACCGCGTAGATGTCATCATCGCAGTCCCGGGTGTCATTCACGATGCGAGCCGAATCAAGGCGGGAGAAGTTGAGGGTACCAGTTGGTTGCAACTTACCGGCATCCAAGCAGAATGGGTACACAAAGAGTGTCTTGAGGGTCGCTGGCTTGGCCGCATTCGTGGTGTGGAAGTAGAGTGGGACGTGGGAGAAGTTTGGATCCGCAAACTTGAAGTCCGCGACATCGGTCCCGTTGATTTGGAGCTTGAGCTTGTTGTCGTCATTGAGGATCTCGAGCGCCGAAGCCTTACCCGCAGCGAGGTACTTGACTGGGTGATTGAAGTTGAGCTCTTGGATCTTGGTCGCGGAGGCGGTCGCCTTTTGGACTTGGGTGATGATCATGTTTTGTGGCTTGGAAGCGAAGAACTCGCGCTCTTCGGTATCCAAGTACACATAGTTGGCATAGACATCCCACTTACAATTGTCAGCCGCAGAGCCCCAGGTAATGCGAAGTTCCACATCGTGGTACTGGAGAGCAATGAGGGGAAGGGCGGTTTGGAGGTTTTCGCAGAACGCGAAGCGGAGGGGGTAGAATCGAGAAGTGTTGGCACCACCGAAAAGGTCACCCGAGACGGACTTGGAAGAGTTTGTGGCGGAGAGCACGGGGGCGATGAGGGTGGAGTAGGTGGAGTCCTGGTCATCAATGACTTGACCACCCACGAGGAGTTCGATCTTATCGATCTTTGTGCGCCAGTCGGCGGCACTGTATCCCTGGGCCGCGGAGCCGTCATTGGGGACAAGGTACACATAGCTGAGGAGATCCCCCTTGCGTTCAAAGCGAATGGTGGACATACCCCCATTAGAGACATTCCCCTGGATCACTTGGCGTTCCACAGTTTGGGAGAAGTTTGTGTGTCGCTTGTAGGTTGAGCGGAAAAAGCTGATTTCAGGTTGACCGACAAGGTGCGCATCCTGAGCACCGACGGCCACGAGTTGAGCGATACCACCAGACATTTTATAGTATAGCGAGAGTTTTTTTTAAGCTTGACAAAGTCTGGATCTTATCAAATTGGTGTTTGATAAGGTCTTTTTTTATGTACGAGTCACTGCGTCGCTCGGGACTTTAGACCAACTTCGCCGAGACAAGCGCCGCCTTGTAGCTGCCATGGTCCACGAGGGTGTACACGGGTACCGCATTGGCAGTCTCTTCCCATACGATTTGTCCGTTTTCATCGAGGACATCCACGAGTTCTTCGACAACGAGTTCTTCGTCGTGTTCGGGAATTGGAGATTTAGATTTACTCGTAGTCAAGACGAACCATCGTTCTCTGGTACCAAGTGTGTATTCAGCTTTTTCTTCGTCACTGAGTTTTTCGTGGTCGTCAACTTCCAATTCAACGATCAATTTCTTGGATCTCTCATCTTCTGGAAGCGTTTTGTATTTTTCTTCACTCACTTGGGTTTCTCCGTGGAAGAACTGTTCTTCACCTCCTTCATTCTCACCGACTTCCTTTACATAGACGGGTGTCGTTTTAATCTTTCGTTGTGTGTCAAATAATTTTTCGTACGCATCGAGGTTAATATCTTGTTCAGTCACTCTCAAGTAGTATGTCACATTCGAGAGTTCCCTCTTGGGTACACGGATAGGTCGCTGTGCGGGCTCTGTGAAATCACAGTCTTGGGTCACCTTGGCGACGGTGGAGCTTCGGAGAAGGTCGTCACCCTGCTTTTGTGTGTAGCCGGGTGCCACATTTGAGGTGGTCACGAGGTCTCCGGATTCAAGGGGACCACCTATGTCTGTCACCCAAATTTGGGTGTCACCCTTCGTATCCACGAGGGTATCGTAATCGTTCGTGTCGGTCTTCTTCTCGGACACAACCCCGTACCATTTCTTGTCCATGTAGACATTCGAGAGGGCGACGATGGGTGTCGTGTTCGTCTTGTGGGCATTGGCATTCGCACTCACGACGAGACCCACGATGTTTTGTCCCCACGCATTCGAGACAGTGGTCTTGGACCGAGGGAGTTCCGTGACGATCTCTTGAACACCCTTAATGAGGTACGGCACGAACTGTTCATATTTGACTGATGGGGACTCCTCACCCCACACTGAATAGTCTGGATCTTGGTTTGGATCATCGCTGGGTGGAGGTGTATATTTTTCAACATCCCCAGCCGTTTGTGGAACTTGGACGATGTGCCTAAACTCGGGGGCACTGTAGTAGATTTCTTGGGCGATGAGACCCGATTCATGCGCCCAATTTTGTCCCGCGTGTGTCGGCTTGAGTGACGGTTTTTTATCATACTCTTCGGGTCTCAATTTGAACAGGGACTGTATGGCACCCGTAATGACCTTCTCGTTGTATTTGAGACGATCATCTGAGTAGTTGTTACCTCTGGACAACTCACCGGTGCTGTTATTATAGATGACGTACTGATTACCGGAGGCGAAGCGCATGCCGCCAACTGCAATTGAACCCCACGGTTGATTGTACTCCCCCGCGGCGTTGCCGATGGCTACGCACTGATAGCCTTGATTGTACCGACCCGCCCTGGACCCCACAGCGGTGGAAAAGTCGCCTTGATTGGACTGACCCGATTCGATCCCCACAGCGACGGAGTGGCTGCCTTGATTGTTGCTACCCGCCTGGCGCCCCACAGCCGCGCTGAATTGGTCTTGATTGCAGTAACCCGCTTTGTACCCTAGAGCGATGGCGCCGTAATTGCCTTGATTGGCGTAACCCGCTTGGTACCCCAAAGCGGTGGCCCAGGAGCCTTGATTGTACCGACCCGCTTCCTTCCCTATAGCGACAGAGTCGGGGCCTTGAGAGGTCTGACCCGCGTTTAATCCAAATTTTGTTTGACTGGTAGTTACACTAACACCCCCCGCATTGGTCGCAAAAGTCGCATTGGTGGCGGAACCTGCGGAGGTCGCATAGGCCGTGGAACCCGCATAGTTCGCATTGGTGGCGGAACCCGCGGAGTTCGCATAGGTCGCGTTACCTGAGATGTTAGCACCAATCTGACCTGTAGATGAATTATATGTCAGGTTTTGATCTGTGAAGAGTGCCTTGTCTTCAGCGGCGTGACCATCCACGAAAGCAATGTAGTCTGTGTCGTCAGTACTGTCCCGATTAGTAAATGCAACTTTATTCGCAGCGTTCGCGTTGGTCGCGCTGGTAGCAAAAGTTGCATTACCTGAGATGTTAGCACCAATCTGATTTGTAGAAGAGTTATATGTCAGGTTTTGATCTGTGAAGAGTGCCTTGTCTTCAGCGGCGTGACCATCCACGAAAGCAATGTAGTCTGTGTCGTCAGTACTGTCCCGATTAGTAAATGCAACTTTATTCGCAGCGTTCGCGTTGGTCGCGCTGGTAGCAAAAGTTGCATTACCTGAGATGTTAGCACCAATCTGATTTGTAGAAGAGTTATATGTCAGGTTTTGATCTGTGAAGAGTGCCTTGTCTCCATCGCCGTGACCATCCACGAAAGCAATGTAGTCTGTGTCGTCAGTACTGTCCCGACTAGTAAATGCAACTGCATTCGCAGCGTTCGCGTTGGTCGCGCTGGTAGCAAAAGTTGCATTACCTGAGATGTTAGCACCAATCACATTGTTCGCCGGATTATATGTCAGGTTAGAGTCTGTGTAGAGCGCCTGAGCACCAGTTGCACCCTTTGATAATGGAATGTAATCTGTTTCATTACTGGTTGTCTCCGTAAGTTTAACCTTATCGGAGCCAGTTGTGGAATTCAACTGACCCGTCACAGTCAACTCACCAGAAACTTCAACGTCACCAGCAAAACTTTGTATGTTGGTCGTCGCCATCTATTACAGTAACACTATAATTTTTTCTGAGGCATGTGAAGCGCGGAAACGCCCTGGTATGATATAATTTATAAGAAATGGGAAGCATCCACGAAATATAAATTAGGTATTTTTAGTATCCAAATGTAACAACATCCGTTGTACCTTCTGTGATTTTTGATACAACCCCCGAGCTACTTTGCGAAATGTATTCGATGAAAACATTGTAGTGTCCAGCCACGGCCATATTTGTCGTTGGCTTAAAGCTCACCGTTGTTGCCGATGTCGTCACAGTTGAGCTCCATGGGTTTGTACTTGCGCTACCAAATATCGCCTGTGGACCTTTGGCTATTGCGAGGGGTGTTCCACCGGACCAATTACCACCACCACACTCAAGTGAGAATGTACTGACTTCGTTGTCAGATTCCACGAGATGTGCCACAATCTTTGCGTAGAAAACGTGGGCCGAGAATGTAATTTTGATTGTTGAATTGGCAACTGTCTGACCAGAAGTCAAATCCCCTGAGTATGAATAAGTTTTCTTGGCGACCCCATCAGAGTTTATAATTGTACCACCCGCGACGTGTAATGGGGCGGATGGACTCACCGTCCCGATGCCGACGTTACCACTACCCAGTAAGGTCATAACCTCCGTTCGAGTTTCATATGGACTGATGAACCTCCATCATGAACCAGAAACTTCATAAAATTGTTCGCACCACCACTATTGTTTTTCACTTCTATCGCGTGCGACCTTATATCCGAATTCCCCGAACGCCCAAAATCAATTTTCCAGTTCTATTTACGGCACCCATAAGGCGTAACATAACATCCCCATCGCCTTCCGTAGTCCCACCATCCACATCGAGCTGATATTGTGGACTCGCCGTCCCGATGCCGACGTTGCCTCCAGATGTTACGTGAATGCGGTTTGTAAATGTTGTCGTTCCAACGTCCCAGTGACCAATTTGCAACGCTTCACCACTTATGACTGCTATGTCACCTTCGGAGCTACCTGCCCCCGACGTGAGGATCGCAGGAATATTCACTGGACCACACACGTCTAATAGAGCGCGTGGAGACGCCGTCCCGATACCAATGTTTCCAGTTGTGTAATAAATATCACTACCAGTTGTTGTCCATGGACTACCGGCGTATGCAACTCCACCTTGATATAAAGTACCCGTGAAATTTAAGTCCCCATTAACATCGAGTTTAAAAGAAGGTGTTAAAGTGCCAATACCAATATTACCACCACCTGTAGCAGTAAGATTTGTTGTACCGCCACCACTTGTCAAGAGTGATAGATTACCATCACTTGTAAACTCGCCTGACGCTGATTTTATTTTAGTAGTGTGTATATCAGCATTTGGAAAATTGAGTATGTGGGTTGCCATATTCTATTAGTACCAAACTTTATTTTTGAACTAACCAATGAAAAACCCTGTGAAAACATTGTTATCTGTACCAAATGTACCACCCTCTACCTGATAAACATTCACATAGTCACCCACAGACAGGTTCAAAACTGCGGATATATTACATTGTATATAGTTTGCCGATGGTGAGCTACACAGTGCATTTATGTTTTGTCTTGTACCGTTGATTGTAAAATCATAGACAGTTACATCGTTTTGATATATACCGTGTGCGCTAAAGAAATAATGTCCAGCCACTGGTGCTGTAAATCTACCATCAGAAGTTGTGTAGCTACTTGTATTATCTGTGTCAACCTGATTATAGTCTATGTCACCGGCACCAACTATGGTACCATCTGTAAGTCTCACGGTGAATGCGGGTACGCTAGTTTGTTTTGCTATACCACCAACTGTTACATTACTTGTAGTGACAAAACCAGTAGTTGCATTGGTAAATTGAACCGTATTAGATGATGTATTCCCGAAATCTGATACAGATTGTAATGTTGTGGCAATTCCAGTGAGTTGTGAACCATTACCCTTAAAGTAGTTTGCCACCACATTTCCGGTAGCCACAAGACCAACATCTGAATTGGTAAACTGAATTACATTAGATGATGTATTCCCGAAATCTGATACAGATTGTAATGTTGTGGCAATTCCAGTGAGTTGTGAACCATCACCCTTAAAGTAGTTTGCCACCACATTTCCGGTAGCCACAAGACCAACATCTGAATTGATAAACTGAACCGTATTAGATGTTATATTTGACACAGTGACAGCGTTATCAAGTGATGTTGTAGCTGAAACGATCACTGTATTAATCATTAAGTTTGTAGTTGTCACGTTAGCGACATCAATTTCATACGCACTAATATTTGATGTTGAATAGATGTTACCACCCACGTGAAGAGTAGCGGCAGCGGCGTTTGTACCTATACCAATATTACCCGATGTGTACTCTAGATCATCACCATCAATAGTCCAAGGTGTACTGACAAATGGAGAACCACCCTCATATAAACTACCTGAAAAGTTTACATCCCCATTTACATCTAATGTAAATCCTGGGTCAGTTTTTCCGATACCAATATTACTTGTTTGTGTATCTACATGGAATAATGTAGTACCTACTGTAACATTACCACTTGTATAAGAAAGATCGTCATTTGCGGCGATTGTCCACGGAGAACTCACAAATGGTGAGCCACCCTGATTTAATCCACCACTAAAGTTTATATCCCCATTTACATCTAATGTAAATCCTGGGTCGGTTTTCCCGACACCCACTCTATTAGAAACGGAATCCACGTGAAGAGTTGTACCATCCACGTTTAGATTTGATGAAATGTAAGCTGCATCTGCGTGGAGATCGCCTTGAACACCCACACCACCCGCAACCTTTAAGGCGCCAGTCGTCTTTGAAGTGGAAGCCGTTGCATTGGTAATCGTCCCATCAGTCGATGTAAAAACGCCTACATTTGATGTACCTTGAACATCAAGACTATAAGCAGGGGAATCGGTGTTTATACCTACACGGCTCGTCGACGTCTTCACATAAATGTTAGCGGTCTCACCGACTTGGAAATCCGTACCCTTTTTAATGTGAAACAAATCCCCGGTGTGTCGGAGACTTATCCTCTGTGAACCATCCGTAATAATAGCCGTTTCAATGGCTCCATCTTCGCCTCCCTGGTCAGCTTTTTTAATCTTACCCGTAATCTTCGCATAGAGTTGGTCATTTCCACCGTCGTGTTTACCATCAAATCGAATTTGACCTAGATAATTTCCATTTGAACCCGTTTGATCGCGATATAACGATAATTCGGGATTCGCCGAAGAGCCAGATGTATCCGTTGAAAGTGTGGCCCCGGTTGCATTAACTCGTAAGCGTTCAGTATTCGCCGTGGTGACTGTAAAGGTATCGGCCAAGGGGAAACCAATCTTTGTGTCGGTGTCTCCACTGTGAATCAAATAGTCATCTGTGTATAAACTGGAACCATGTATATCTCCAGCTACACCCAAACCACCCGCAACTTGAAGGGCACCGGTTGTCTTTGAAGTTGCTGTGGCTGTACCTCCCACAATAATATTTGAGCTTGTTGTAATATTTGATGTCACAAATGCGTTACCCACGACATGGATGTTTGCCACGGGAGATTCCGTAGTCACGCCAATGAGACCATTCTTTACGTAAAGATCGTTGTGTTCAATAGTGACCGTATTTTGTGTGATAAGGTATCCCCACACATTCGCTGTAATATGATCCGTTCCATTCCATTCTACATGATCTTCCGTACATCCATTAGATGTATAACCTATAGTAAAGTTGTCTTGAGGATTAGTATGATGACCAATAAATATATTCTTACCGGGATGTTCCATGAGAATACCAATATCCAACGAAGTGGATGTATTATTATTTGCTATATCAAAGATACGATCAGTTATAACCACGTCATTTGATGTAAGTGCAAATGTATTACCCACTACAGAAACATTACCGGCAATTTCCACATTCGCTGAAATTATAATTGAACCATCATCATTTTGAGTAATGACAGAATCAACAAGTTTTTTAGTTGAATCCGTGAAGGGTAGCGTACCCGTTGCCAAGTTTAGTGCTTTAACGCTATCCAGGGTTGTGTCAGCTGCGTAAAGATCTCCCTGAATACCAACACCACCCGTGACTTGGAGGGCCCCCGTTGTCTTTGAAGTCACCGCAGTTGAATCTGAAATGTGTGTAGATGTGGTGACAAGTGCCCCAACATTGGCTGTACCCCTCACATCAAGGGGGTATCCGGGTGACACTGTCAATATACCAACGCGGTTAGCTTCGGCATCAACCTTCAGAGTGTTCGTATCAACGGTCACATTTCCCGCAACCACGAGGTCACCATGGAAACCATCACCAGAAGTAATACTTACACCTCGGAGGGTCACCGCATTTGCCGCGGAGTTGCTTGAACTGCTCACAGCTGTTGTGAGTGGTATGTTCAAGTTCTCGGAAGCAATCTTTTTCAAATCATTGTTAATATTGTTGACATAGACATAATTCATGTCATTGTAGTCTGTGATTAAGGATGCATTTGGAATATCGTTGGCACGACCAATACCTGTCACAAACACACCACCATTACTACCATGAACTTTTGTGACAACTCCAACATTCTGAATAAGATCATTATTAAAGGGTTTTACATTTGATAACCCTCCAGGTACGGTGTTACTGACGTATACAGTTTCACCCGCTATAAATCCAGTCGTGACGACACTAAGGGCCTTACCGTATGCTACAGCTGTACCTTGTTGACCAGTTGTGAGTTGTTGATTTGATAAACCAATGCATGGCATGGTATCGGTACTATCTGAATGGGCGAGACCGACATTTAAGATATTTGAATTATGGGTTCCTTTAACATATACGGCATCACCCTTTTCTATCGTCGTTGAGTCTTCATCGTTACGAATTTTGATATATGTATGCATAGGGTAGTCATTTACCCATTCTCCGCCATCATACAACAAAACTTGATCATCGAGTGGATTAGACACGGTATTAGCCACATTCTCTAACTGTCCCAAACGAATCTGAACGTTTGACACTTGATCGGTTACGATGGCAGTTGTGGGATCCAAAAAGTCCATCGTGTGGGTGATGAAGACATTGTCCCCCTTGAGATGTGTGTTGGCACTCACGATGAGAGCCTTTGTCACTTCAACATTTCCCGAGACATAGGCGTTGCCACTTACGGAGAGTTGTTTTGTTACATTGACATTTCCAGAGACATATGTATTACCCACAACTTCAAGGTCCTTATCAGCGTAAACATTACCGCTGACTGTCAACTCTTCGGTCACAGAGACATTTTGCGACACATACACATTCCCATCGACAACAAGATCTTCGTGTGCGTAAATGTTAGCATCCACGTGGGTTAGACCATACACGTGCACATTAATGTCTTCATCTGACTTTGGTGTAAATGTTTTATCTGTGGGATTTGTATCGGTATAACCGATTGCGAATTCATCAGACTCTTCGCGGTAACCAATAACCACATTTGATAAAGCATCGGGTCTATGCATAAGGAAACCCAAATCAAGGGTTGTATCTTCGGAAGTGTTATTTTGACCAAGTTCAATGAGCGCATCTTTGATGGCTGTATTCTCCGCATAAATTACAGTTGTATCACCATTGACACGAAGATTGCCATCAATGACCATGTCGCGCAAAACTGCAACATTTCCAGAAACAACGAGAACATTTGAACCGGTGTCATCTACATAGAAGTTTGTGCCGACGCTTAGGGTGTGTTCAGGTAACAAATTTGATATACCAACATTTGAATCTGTGACAAAGCCGACATTGTTGTCATCATGACCACCACCTGTAAATATAATAGTATTTGATGTCGCATTTGCACGATCTACCGCAAGGGAGAGCGTTGCGCCACCGACGAGATTATTCGCAGATTCCCCGGATTCTGTAATCTCCTTGGTGTTGCGATCATACATCAAAAGTACAACTTCCGGTGCGGTAAAATCGGCTCTATTACGAATGGGGGAAAGATAGACGGCATTTGAATGTGGTGTTGGAACCAAGACATTACTCGCATTGAAGACAACAGTATTTTCCTCCTGATCATTAGAGTCTGGTACATGCTTACCAAACCTAATCTTGGTAGATCTTTCCACCGAAGGTAAGTTCTTGACCATTTAATATATGGTAGTAAATTAATTTGCGTAAAGGAGACCAGCCATACCATTTTGTATACGAAGTATGTTATAGTTTACTGCATAAATTGGATCATTAATGACTGTATTTTCGCTCATGATCTTTGCTGATTCAATTCTACTGAAATTGAGTGTGCCGGTTGGCTGGAGTGAGCTCGTCATGAGGCAGAAACAATAGAGGAAAAAGTCTGGAGAAGTCACAAAGTTTGTGTGATAATAGTTCATCACATCAATGTAGTGTGGTTTACCCCATCTATAGTTTCCGAGTTCAACCCCATTAATACTCAACTTGACTTTGTTTGTTGGTGATGTGAGCGCACCGTTCGTTGTGGTGTCTGACGATGCGAGATATTTCACTGGGTGATTGAAAATGAGATCCTGGACAGTTTCCCCACTTGGAAGATTCTTTTGTACCTGAGTGATGAGAAGGTCGTGGGTGCGTGTCGCAATGTTGCCCCGCTCTTCGTTGTCAAGGTAGTAATAGTTGGCATACATTTCAAAATTGTAGTTTGCCGCTTGGGATCCCCAATGAATTCTCAATTCCACATTGTGATAATTGAGGGCAACTAGGGGTAAAGCACATTGTGGTCCTTCACAGAAAAAGAAACGAAGGGGGTAAAAATATGAGCGCGCGTGCACACCTGGGTGTGTACCAATAGCACTTCTTGATATATTTTGTGCAAATGTATCTATAGCGATTTTTTCAGTAAATATGCTATCTTGTGTATCAATGACTGAACCACCAATAAGAAGCTCGACTTTATCAATCAGTAGATCCCAACGAGAAGTATCTAAAGCTTGGGTCGTATCATCGATCGTCAAGTAAATGTATCCAAGCATATCCCCCGATCTCTCAATCTGAACACTTGACATTGAATTATTTTTCACATCCCCGCGTATCGTTTGCTTTTCAACGGATTGTGAAAAATTAGAGTGTCGTTTGAAGGTTGAACTAAAAAACGATATCTCTGGGTTGCCCATAATGTACTCATCCTGAGCACCAATTGCTACAAGTTGAACAATACCCGAAGACATGTTATACTACTCTAAAGTGAGAAAATTACAAGTTTGGTTTTCTACACACGAAACGAATCACCAAAAAGTTTGATCCCGAATCGGTTGAATTTTTAATTGTATTACCATTTTGATCTCTAATGGCAACACTGAGACGATCAATACGGTGTATTGGATTGACATATTGTGTCGCGATTGTATAGTTATCTTTGAATGTGATGAGTGAATTACCCGCATCGTGTGTAGCATTTTCAGTAATGAGACTCGCAAATGACCCCCTGATCACACTTAATTCGGCTTGTCCAGTGAGAACATTTGAAGCACGATCATTGAAAATGGAATCCAACTCTTCGATGGAAACATAACAATGTTCAGTCACAACATTTGAATGAATATGCGCCGCAAGAAGTCTGGCCTGAACCACATTTTTGAGGGGTTGCTGAAGATGACAAGTAAAAGTATTCGCACTGTCTTGACCAATTGAATCAATAGTTATAGTATGATATTCATAGTCAAGATCTGGAATAGTTTGGGGCGAGGTAACCAAAGCCATTTAGTATTAGCTTAGATTAAAGATCCACCAATTCCATCCTCAATCTCGTAGCCCGCTTGTTCCGCGACGAGCTTTTCGGAACCACAGAGTCCACCTGGAGTGAGAGACTTGGTGTAGGTGCTACCTTCGCTGGTGTGCCCAGGAGCGCATTCCAATTTGTGTTCAAGATCAAAAATTGATTCTTCGTTGATCGCCTTAATAACGATTGGTCTGGGTTGGTACTTGCTGGTATTTTTCAACATACCAAGGATAAAGATAAGCACGATCAAGGCAACAATGGACATGATGGCATTTCGGTTGGCACGGTTAAGGTTTAACATATATAATGTACACACATAATTTTTTCTAAAGTGCGTTAAAGGATATTTAATAGTTTCATATTAGAGAGTAGATGGACGAAGAAATTGTCATTGATCGTGGAAATACTACTGTGATGAAATTGGACGCTGACGAACAGGCTCTGATGGATGAAATTGAGATTTCAGTGCCTCGTGCTCAGCCTGTGCGTCGTCCCACTTCTAACAGACCACCACCACAACAACCACAACAACAAGAAGCCATGGATGCTTTCGTAAACCCAAACAAGCAATCTGCACCAACTCAGCCACAACAAGAAGATGAAATTGATTATGGCGAGGATGATGACGCATTCTTTGACGATGCCAACGATGGACCTCAGTTTGGAATGCAGGAAGAACGACCCTCAAAGGGGTATTCTTCTATTGATGAAGAAAAGGCGGATCTCATTAACAAGTTGGGTCGCCTCGAAAAGAAAGGATTCAGTGTTAACAAGAGACTTACTGCATACTCTAACATAGACGAATTGAGAACTGAAGTGAAGCGGATCACATACAGTATTGATGTTGAGCAATCTATTCGCTTCTCTCGGCGTATGTTGGTTGCTTGTGTTACAGGCTTGGAGTTCCTCAACAAAAGGTATAACCCCTTCGAAATTCAACTCGAAGGCTGGTCCGAGTCTGTGATGGAGAATGTAGATGACTATGATGGAGTCTTTGAAGAGTTGTATGTCAAGTACAGATCCAAGGTCAACGTCGCCCCAGAAGTCAAGCTTATCATGATGTTGGGTGGTTCGGCGATGATGTTCCACTTGACAAACAGTATGTTTAAGAGCGCTCTCCCCAATATGAATGATGTTCTCAAGCAAAACCCAGAACTTATAAAAAATATGATGTCCGCAGTTCAAAACACGACGAGATCACCCTCTGGTCCAGCTGATGCTGCTCCAGTTGGAGGCACTGGTCAGTATGAGATGCAGGGACCAGGGATTGACATCTCAAGCCTCATGGGTGGTGTCATGATGCCACCCCCACCACCAATGAACACAACTATACAACTTCCAGTCAGTGAACAAGATGATGATGATATGTCGGACATTGTATCAATTTCGGGCGAATCTACAGGTGGTGAAGTCAAGGAAGTGAATGTGGATAGCACCTCCAAGTCAAAGCGTGGTCGCAAAAAGAAGAAGACTGAAATTAATCTCTAAGTACAGTATAAATGATAGGTTACTGTCCTTTGGAGGATCTCGAACCTCCTAAGAGGCAACAGGTCGCGCCTGCACCTGTTGTTCAACCAAAGACCGAAGCGAGTCTTGAAGAAACCGAGTGTAATTACGTCGTCATGGCTTTCATTGTCGGCGTTCTATTCTTAGCCGTCTCTGATTCCATCAGGGCGTAAATTGATTTTTAATTCTACCTTTGGGATCTTTACTCCCCATTAGGTAAAATTGATTTAATATGTGAATGTTGTAATTTGCGTTTGACCACCTGTACCATCATCCAGATCATCTTCGGCTGAAAGATCGCGGGTAATCTTTTCAAGTTTACCACCACACGCGGATATGAGTTCCACGAAAATGTCGTATGAGTAGATTCTCGTACTATCGGTGTTGTAAGGTTCAATGCTAATACCACGTGTACCAGTAGTTATTGTTGGACTCCATGGATAGCTGTTTGTACCACCAAATAGATTCTTAGTACCTATGGCTAAATCTAACGATGGGGCACTTTCATCACCGGTACCACCTTGTAATTCTATAATCATTGTACTCAAATCACCAACAGTTGATCCATCTGTTCTTCTTAAAATGGCCGTCACTTTTGCGTAAAAGGCACCAGCTCCAAACATGAGTTGAATATCTTTGGCATCACCCGCGGTAATTGTAAATGTCTTGGAGTATGTCTTTTTAGAAACTTCCACCGAGTTAGTTATGACACCACCACCAACTTCAAGATCTGTTGAAGCAGTATCACCACTTAGACCAATGGCGACTTGATTACCAAGATCAATGTTACCACCAACTGAAACATCACCCACGATTTCAAGATCGCTATTTACAATTGTTGTTTTGGACGATGTAATTGGATTTATGTAGACATTACCCGTTGTATCCGAATAAATATTGGCAGAGCCTGCGGTTGTCTTAAACTCTATGATTGCGTTTGAAGAAGAGCTCTCCACTCGCAGAATACCATCATACACATGGAACTTTGTAGCTGGACTGTTCGTACCCACACCCACATTACTTGAATGGAGTAAATGAATACAATTTGTTTGAGTACTGTTATTGGCAACACCCATAACAAGACCAGTGGTACCATTCGTCGCATTACTGAAACCTCTAAGGTAGCCACCTTCACCGTCATCTGTGTAGATGAGCATACCCGTTTCTTTGTTTGTACCACCACTTTCAAGTCTCAAGAGGTCAATGTTCCCCGAAGTTGTATCATAGATGTGAATATTTGAGCTTGGTGATTCTGTCCCCAAACCGAGTTTACCATCGGCGTCAAAGCGGGCGAATTCTATGTCATTTAGACTATTAAGTTCATGTACAAAAGCCAAAGGACGACGAGTGGAACCATCTAGTTTGTTTCTTATAATGTTATATCCTAAATCGGATGTTTCAAACTCAAACCCGGTTAATCTAAATGAACCCTCGCCAGCAAACTCAATGTCACCATTGACAACTAATTTGGTGTTGACACCTTTACCATCCGCATCATCACGATTACCACCCACGACCACGATACCGTTATCACACACAACAAGAGGGTTCTCAAGTTGATTTTCCTTTGAGCTCAAGATGTTATCAAATGTGTCACCCGAGGATGTATATGTTTGAAATACATGCTCACCCGCAAGGTGTCTAATTCTATCCGGACCAGTGACAACCCCGGAACTGTCATTACCCTTAAAGAGGAGCAACTCGGTTCTTGATTGACCAGCGGTATATCTTCTTTCCATAATGTGTGTATTACCAAATTCATCACCCGAAAGTCCCGAAAATGTGAGTTGTTGTCCGATTACAACATTACCGACAACTTCTAATTTACCCCGTGGCACATCTGTACCTATACCCACATGACGAGATGTACCATCTATGTACACTCCCACAGCTGTACTATCCTTGACTTTATTTGTGTTTTGTGTAATTCTAAAGTCTCCACTCGAACCAGTCACACCAACCGCCCAACCACTAAGTGTTGCGCCATCAGTTTGTATATAACTTGTAAACGCGTTACCTTCATTGATATCGGTCTGCATAGTGATTATCGCATCACCCGATGGGGCCGTGTGATTGTGTACGAGGATACCATTTGTTAAGGGGTTTGCTGTACCCGTAGAATATACCTCCAAGTGTGCCGATGGTTGTGTAGTACCGATACCCACACGCCCTTCACTTTGAAGAGTCAAAACATCTACTTCATCTGTATAGTCTTCATCCGCCAAATATATATCCATCTTTGTTTTGGATTTCCCAGATGCGTTGTCATGCTTACCCAATTTGAAAGTGGCTCGCACACCGTGGCGTGTCGCATTTCCTTCGCGAGCCAAGTGCAACACTGTACCGAGGTCAGTGGTATCCACAATTGGTTGAGTGTTTGTTACAACAAGGGAAGAGTTCAGGTGACTGTACCCATTTCTGTATGTTGGTTGATCATTGAGAAACACAGTTCCACCGGAAGTATGGAGTCTACCCACTGGTGACGCTACATTTATACCCACATTACTTGATTCCAAGAGAGTCAATTTGGGTGTACCCATTGTGGGTGTGGTACTCGCGAAAAACTTGAGACCTTTTCCAGCCCCAACTATATTTTCAACCCGTGTTTCCCCATTGGGAACACTCGTATACGCACGCATCGCGATATTACCCGTAGATCCCCATATGTTACCAGTTGAAATGGTGTTACTCCCAATCACATAGATATTACCCGACACTGTAAGTCTCTCCGTTGGACCTGTATTTGCGATTCCAACATTGCCATCCGAAGTGATTCGGATTCTTTCAGTATTCTTTGTCTTCATAGTAATCTTTTGTTGTGTAGCTGTTGTACTCGCGCCATAGACTTCAATAGCACTCACATTTGACGCAGTTGGACCGGATTTAAGCACAAGTACATTTGATGTACTGTCACCACCGAATCTATCTGCGTGAACAACGAGGTTTGAACTTGAAAAAACCATTTCAGTTGTGAGATTTGTTGTTGCGGTGTTACCCAAAATTCGGAGGGTGTTTATTGCTGTTGTGTTTGCAAATATTTTGGCACCCACGGAGAGTGTATCAGTGGGTGATAGGTTTGAAATACCCGATGGAGCCGTACCCACAGTGCGTAACGCATTCATTTGGACATTTCCACTTATCGTAACTGGTGTATCAGAAGTCGCATCCAATACGAGGAGATTACCAGCTCGCAAACCAGTTGATCCAAGTATGAGACCCTTGGCGTACACATTACCATCTGCGTAGACAACATTTGAGTTTGTGTCGTCAATAAAGACATTTGAACCTACACAGAGGTCGTGTGTTGGATATGTGTTCGCGGCACCTATATTGTTTGATGTGTAAATGTCACCATATACATGAACATTAATTGACTTTGTATCATCAACTGTTATTTGAGTTGTGGGTTGACCAGCATAATCATCGGTTTGGAAAAATGCCATCTCACGACCACGAGCTCCACCCACAAACGCCATAGCTACATTTGAGTATCCCGTGCCAGGTGTCATTAAGAGACCAGTTTCTTTGGATAAAATAGAATTACCAAAACCATGATGAATAAGTGCATTACTAACACGCAAATCTTGTGTAGAAATATATGTCGCAGTCTCTGTTACCGTAATATTACCCATCACCGCAATATTACCTACAAGATTCAAGTAACCTTCTTGATACACATTACCCTTTAACATCATGATATTGGAACCTTCTCTAAAAATACCAACATTACTCCCAACACTTATATTTGATGCTTTGATACCACCTACAACGGTGATGACATTTGAATTTGTCTCCTTAATTGAAAGATTTGCCCCAGATGTTATAAGTCTATCGGACACGATCACATTTGTAGCAACCAAGTTACCGCTCACTGTCATCAAATCACGACCTGTTAAATCAATATCAACTTTTCTCGTTGCGCCACTATTTACCTGAAACGCCTTTGTTGGGTTCGTTGTACCGATGGCAAATTGATTTTCAATGAATAAACGCTCAGCTTTACCACGACCTTTCAAGTCAAGCACAATTGTGTCAGTTTCATCCACAAAAAACTTGTTACCCACGGAAAGAGATTTTGATGGTGTTGTATTTGATATACCGAGGCGACCTTTCACACCGGTTTCGGGATCTGTAACAAGTAGGACTTCATTTGCCTCTACTTCTCTTGTCAAAATACTCTTGACACCCGTAAGAGTTTCTTGTTCAACGGGTTCTGCCTCCAGACTTGCCACATAAATCTGTTCGAATCTTGCGGTGCGACCCATTTATACTTTAGTTCCCGAATAAAATTCCAGCCAAACCATCCTTGATCCTGAGGACATTATAGTTTACTGCGTACACATAAATATCTTTTTGATCCCCCCTAAAGCTACCCTTTTCAGCTCCACGAATTATGAGTTTAGCATTATCGAGTCTGCTGAAATTACATGTCCCGGATGGATTGTATTCTGAAACATTCAAACCAAAATGATACGCAAAATATCGGGTATACATTAGATCTTCTGTGTCAACTCTGAAGTCAGTTTTACCATATTTTGACTTGTAATAATTTTGAACCGTGTGAAAGTATGTTGGGCTCATATTTTCAAGAAGTGGTGTACCATTTATGTGAATATCCGCATTCTTAAATGTAAAACGATCATTTGTTGGATCAATATTTGTCGCCGAATACCCAAAAAATATAGACTTCACGGGGTGATTAAAGGAACTCAAATCCAAATCATTGTATCCACCAGTTTGAATGGAGTTATCGACTACATTAGAAAGTGGAAAATCCAAACGCTGTGTTTGAGTAATTATAAAGTCCATCTGTCTTTTTACGAGAGACTCTCTCTCCTCTTTGTCGAGATATACATAGTTTCCATATACATTGATTCTCTTTTGAGAATTATTATAACCAACCAGACTTGCTTGATCAAAATTAACCCTCACTTCAACTTGATGATGAGCTAAAGATATGAGGGGTAAAAATGCCCCGTGATCACAAAAGAAAAAGTGAAGTGGTTGGAAGTTTCTGTTGGAAGTACTCGTTTTATTTGTAAGTTCCTCTTGTTTTACCCATGTTTCTGAAAGATAGTTTGGCCAAATGTCCGCATAATAGTCATAATGCTGAGAATCAATTTTCTGACCACCCACATAAAGATCAATTGTTGAATTATACAAAAGATTTGATGAAACATTGGAGTTCTTATCAAGACCCTCAAACCAGAGACAATTTATAAGATCACCATAAACGGGAACTGTAAAAACAGGATCGTTGTCTGTGATGGTCTTAATAAGCTTGGGAGCCTGTGAAAAATTTGTGTGTCTCGTAAATTTCATACGAAAGAACGAATGACCTTCTTCACTATTAAGATAAATGTCTTGCGCGCCTTTTGAGACAAGTTGTATCAATGCACCAGACATTTATTTATTAGTCAGATTATAAAAACAGACACTTTCCCTGAGGGAACTCATTCTTCTTTTCTTCTTCGGCAACCTTCCCATGGATCTTAAACCCACCTTGACGGTACACCTTGAGACGCTTATAGTACATAGCTGTAAATATGGACCATGGATCATGGATGTCGTAGATATGTGGATTGTTCTTTTTACCTTTAGTCTCTCGCATAATACGACCTATACTTTGTGTAATATCGGATTTGGGGGACGCTAAAATCACCGTATCTAGGGTTGGGATATCCAGACCTTCGTGGGCTTGTGAGAAGGTGGCAAAGATGATCTTCTTTTGTGATGAAGCCTGAAGGTCAGCCTCTTTCATACCACCCATGTAGAGTCCTGAGTTTTTGGGGAAACATTGGTGGAGCATCTCACAATGCCACCGACGATCACTGAGAACGAGGAGTTGCCTCGTGCCCTCTGAAGCTTTCTTCACGAGTTGAACGAGCATTTGATTCCGCTTCCTGTCTTCAACAACTTCTGTCACCATATTGGGCATTGATAGTTTACCGTTTCTCGTACATGGTGGAGGATTTCTGTAGTTGAATGATTCATAAGTTACTGGAAATACTTCCACCTGTTCCTGATTCTTTCGCTCCACCGCAAAGAATGTGGGTCCCATAAACCAATGAAGAACCTTCGTGAGACCATCTTTTCGTTCGGGTGTCGCCGAAAGACCAAAAATGTGCTTGGGACACATCTTGAAGAGGGACTGACTGAAGACCTTCGCACAAATGTGATGGGCTTCATCCACGATGAGTGTACCAATGGAGTCAAAATCACTGAAGGAATACTCCTTGAGGGACAGGGATTGAAGCATGGCTATGACAAAATCACAATCGGTCTCCTTCTTATTCTGTTGAACAATGCCTATTGTGGCACCTGGACAGAACTGTTGAATGCGTTCTCGCCATTGATCTGCGAGAAACTGTTTGTGAACTACAATCATTGTGCGGTAGCCCAACTTACACGCTATTGCCAGGGATACGGTGGTCTTGCCATACCCGCATGGGAGCGAGAGAACACCATGGCCCGCACTAATAGCTGCAGCAAGAGCCTCGTTCTGGTGGGTTGCGTCTCGTAACTGACCGACGAACCTGGCGCTGGATTTCGCTGGCTCGGGGCGACGATCCTCCTTGGGCTTTCCCACCTTACCAACTCCGTAGAATCTTGGAACGCACACTCCATTCTTAGCTGTTCTAAAAACCTTGAAAGGTGGGGGAGGAAATCCATAGTCGCTGTTGACCTGTGGTCTTACTGTCAGTTCCTTTTTAATTTCCTGAATTGGTCCCTCAGTGACGAGGTATCCCGTCCGCGTCAACATTTAATATATTAAAGAATAGTAACTTTATATAGTTACAATGCCATCCCTTGACGTGGAAGAGAATATTAAAAAGATCCAAGAAGCGATCGAAAGTACGTACCAAGAACTTCACCGTCTACAGGGAAGCCTTCGCGTGTTTTTGGGTTTCAAGGAAAATGGTTTGACCACGATTGATATTCCAGAAAAGAAAGAAGAAGAAGTTAAACTTCAGGAATTGCAAGACGCGGATAAAAGTACCCAAGAATAACCACTGTAACCACCTACATTCCAAACACCTTTAAAATCGGCTGTAACTTCAACTTCGTCATCTTTTATAAGAGATTGCATGGGTCGTCCTCGGACTTCACACATCACTCTCCTATAACGGAACGGAACCTTAACTGTGAGAATATGACCATCCAATGGATTATCTACTCGCTCATTTTGAATGAGATGGGTCTTGTTTATATGCATTCGTTGTATAATTTGAACGCAATTTTCAGGAATGACCAAACGAATATACTTTTTGTCGTTATGGTCATACATGGGTGTATGTACTTTGGCTTGAAACTTCATAGATTTCTATTACGATAAATTAGAATTAAAACTATAAGCACCAAAAGTGTCAATGATAAAACTTGTGTGAGAAGGAGGGGACTCAATGGTTCCCTCGTTCCAAAACATTTGTGGCTGAGACTGCGCGAAACTTCTACAGCTGCTTCGATGCTTGAATATGGTGTATTGCGGGGTGACATCATACCACACATCGCCACATGGGGGCACTCACCAAAGAATGGGAGTTGACCATGGAGGCTGAGAACCCCCGATGATTGTGTAAATTGCCAACGCTCATCATCCCACTCGGCACCCCAACCAAAGCGTATTTGTTTGGGAAGGGGGACATCCAATTCTTCGAGGACACGAACTCTCAACTCTTCTGGTGGTGTTGTGAGTATATCTTCCGTGAGATCACATATAACACATGAAATTGTGTGACCATCTGCGAGAACAACGGGTTGGAGATTCCACTTCGTTGTAGCCACAATTTCAAGGTCGTCACCAAGTTCAATGGGTTCATCAAAATCAAAAAGAACATTTATACATCCATATGTACTCTCTCGCACCTTTTTGTCTGCTTCTAAACCCCAATTCTCACCTAGAAACTTTAGAGCTGGACTGTTATCTAAACAAAGGAAAAGCATTCCATCGTCAATCACTGATTCATCCACAAACTCCGCTTTGTAACCATCCTCAAGGTATTCAACTCCCTTGAGCTCTTTCTCAAATTGAAAGTCAACACCCACCTTCTCAAGGGCTTCTTGCATTGCGTCACACATCACTTTACCAGAAACCTTTTGGGTGTATTGTTTGGAGAGTCCCACATGATCAAAACTTTTGACAAATTCATAGGCAGACATAGTCTCCCATGTCACACCATCCATAATGAGTGGAAGGTGTTCAAGTAAAGTTTGACCACTTTCCGTTAACTCACCGAGAGCATCTTTGAGCGAGACACCCCTATACTTTTGAGGTTGAGCGAGGACTCTCACCGCGAGAGATGTGAGTGCGCCGTAATCTTTGATACCGAGAGAACGACCTATAAAATTATAGAGATCTTTCTCTGCTGGCTCAAATATGTCATTCCATCGTAGCCCCATCTCCTCAAAGAGACTGTGGGTATTCACAAAAGCCTTGTCAAAAACTATTCTGTGTGCGTGAAGATCTCTCATGTCTGTATCTGGTTCCCACCAAGAACCACCCGCGGATGTCTTTCTATCATAAATTGTAATATCGTGTTCCCCTGACCTGAGTATTTCCCAAGCAAGCGACATACCTGTTGGTCCAGCGCCAACAATATGAATCTTCATTCTACTTTTAACATTTATATTAATCCAGATTCTCTTCTCTCCTCTGGAGTCTTGAGGGCATACATGACGGTCAAGAAAATCACTGTGGAGATGAGAGCATACTCAATGTCTTGGGTCGCACTGAAGGCAATCAACATGACAGAGAAGAAACGGAAAGTCTTGCTGTTGAACGCAGTCTTGAGATTCTTTGGAATCTTGATCGCGTTACCAGAGAAGAGACCCTGGTACAAGATGATGAGGGTGAAGAGGACAGGTTGCGCCTTGACGACGGCTTCAGTTGGGTTGCTGATTGGTCCAAGGAAGTTTGAGAACTTTTTCATTTAAAGTAATCTAAGATAAAAATTAAAATATCTTCACAGAGTAGGATGCTATGCGTCGCAACACATAGACCACTGAAACCCCCTCCGTCACAGAAGATGAAGACCTGGAAGTTTGCCGCCAAATTTGTATGGAAAAATAATTTTGTAAAAGATAAGGCAGAACTTGGGTCTTGGACGAGGGATCAACTTTTGGAACTTGGACCGACTTTTGTGAAATTGGGTCAAATCGCATCTACGAGAGCCGATCTGTACCCTCCCGAATTCACAAAACAGTTGGAGTCTTTACAAGACAATGTTCCTCCAGTGGCATATGATGTTGTACAGGATGTTGTAAATTTAGAATACTTTGTCGAGTTTGAACCAATACCATTCAAATCTGCGAGTATTGGACAGGTACATCGCGCAAAACTGAAAAACGGGAAAGATGTCATCGTCAAAGTCAAACGACCTAATATATACGAGACTATGAAGGTGGATACAGATAATGTCCGTGAGATTGTGCGTTTTTTGGAAAAAGTTGGGGTTGACACTGGGAATAGCTCAGAGTTTGTGCTCAATGAATCCATCGAGTACCTTTTGGGTGAATCAGATTATCAACAAGAAATTGAGAACGCCGTGCGTTTTCGAAAGAATATGAAAGATGTAAAGTGGGTAAAGGTACCAAAAGTCTATAAGGATTTTTGTACGGATGACACCATCGTCATGGAATATGTTGAATCTGAAAAACTCACGGAACTCACAGATCCAAATGTAAATAGAAAGAAGATCTGTGAAGCTCTCATCAATTCCTATGTGATCCAAACGATGGACAAAGGCTTTTTTCACGCAGATCCCCACCCCGGTAATTTAGGGTTTTCATCTAAGGGCAAGTTAGTCTTCTACGACTTTGGTCTCATTGTAGACCTTTCCGAAGAACTTCGCGATGGGTTCAAACAACTCTTCGGATGTATAATAGACAAGGACACGAAGGGAATTGTTCAAATTCTTGTGAACCTCGGTGTCATAATACCTATGAGTTCAGATCTTTCAGATATTGAACTCTTTTTTGAAACAGTTTTGGGTTATCTTGAAACCCTCGATGGTTCAAATATAATAAACGACGATATAGCGGCACAACTTGCGGCTGAAAAGCCATTCATGGTACCGACGAGTTTTGTGTATTTAGCAAAATCCTTCTCGCTCATAGAGGGTATATGTATCCAGTTAGATCCAGAGTTCAACTACTTCACCTACCTAGAACCCATGATCAAACAACAATTTGTGGAATCAGTTGACATACAAGATGCTATCATGAAGACGGCAGAAATGCCCGCGAAGATACGAAATATAAGTACGGCTGTTTTGGGTTTGGAGAAATCCAAAGCGGCCATGAAAAGGTCTATGTCTAAAACAAGACAAGATATACGCATGGTTCAGTATAGTATAGTGAGCGCGCTCATGGCGCATCAGTTTGACGATACACCATTAGCGATGGCGTTTGTTCTGTGTACTTTGTGGTTTGCGTTTAGTTCTCGTAAAAATCGATAGCGACTTCTTCCTTTTTCTGAGAACCCTTGAAGAATTCCTGGTGTTCTTTGAAGATTTCCTTGACACGCCGTTGTTCATCGCGGCTAATATCCGACAACTTCTCTCGGATCTTACCCACGTCTGTGTCATTTTGTTTCTTCATCTTCTTACCAAACTTCTTGAAACGGTTAGTCTTCGCCATGAAAGTTGTAGATGTTGTGAGAGAGAACATTTATTATCTACTATCTTTTTATTTTTAAGCGCTTCAACTTTTCTTCAAACTCACGCCTCTCCCCCGGTGAATCTATCTCTTTTCCTGTGGCGAGAGCCTCAATCTCCGGTCCCGTGAGATGCATCGCGTTTACCCTGAAATCCCTAAACGCCTCCATTGTGATGGGTGCGAGAGGTTCAACCAAGTCATAAATAGCATTCGCGTAGTCCCTGATCTCCTTTTGGGCGTGATCATCCATACGAAGATGGAGATAGTGCATCAAGTTGTGGAGGTTAATCTTCCAATAGAATTCGGTATAGGTACACTGTGGGAGGTTGCCACGCGCCTGTTCCCGACACACCCCCTCCTCGAGGAGGCTCTCATACAATGTAAAAGAATGTTCTAAATGTTCGTTAATTTGGTTCGTCTTTTCTTCATTGACCTCCACAACACCCTCAGATCCCTGGTTATTTACCTGAGACTGACCTCGTAGAACTCCTGGGTTGTAGTACTGTTTCGGTACGACGGAGTAGCGGGCGGAGAGTTCATTGACGGAGGCTGTTCGATGTCGGAAGTGTTGACGGGCGATGTAGAGGGGCATCTTGATGTGGAACTTGAATTCCACCATTTCGAAAGGCGTTGTGTGCCAATGTCGAAGCAAGTACCTGAGGAGTCCTCGGTCTCCTCGGGAAGTCTTTGTTCCGTCTCCATATGATACTCTGGCAGCTTGGACGATTGAGGTGTCCAAATCTTGTTGCGGCATGTGATCAACCAATCGTACAAATCCTTGGTCCAAGACATCTTTTTGCATAGTGTTCTAATTCTTAGTTCCCCCCAAATCTTTAATCAAGTCGTCGATGTCCCTATAGTACCTTTTGAGATCCTTCATAAACCTCTTGTTATTCTCGAGAACTTCACACTCAGGTTTATTGAGATAAATCCAAGCTAGGTTTGACTTTGAATATTTTGTTCTCTTTTGATTGTCATTGGGTTTGCGAGCCACCAACTTGGTGGACTTCTTGGGTTTCTTGGTGGTTGATGTAACTTCCACACGATTCACAAAACTGAGGGCTTGCATGACGGTGTCAGCCAAGTCATCTTTCTTTTTAGACTTGAGAAAGGTCTCCAACCAATGAGCGTTTGTGGGTCCACTCCGAATGAATTCTTCACATCTCTCAATGGAGACCTTCTTCCGTTTGTTATACTGCGCTTTGCCGGGGCCAGCGACATCTGGAATCTTGTGACGCGCATCATAGAGAATTGTCTCCGCATTAGGACATTTAATGATAAAGTATGCATGGAGGAAATGCATGACGGATACCATTTTCTTGTTACGATCTGGTTGCTTTTCTATGAGGATTGTTTGGGCAGTAAGAACCCAAGGTCTTTCATCGAGATGCTTTCTCAAGGAGACATATATACCATCTTTGTGTTCGGGTGGGACACCAGAGACATCCCATTCTTCCACAAGATTAGAGGTTTCATTGAGTAAGCACATGGCTAAGTTCCGAATACCGACATCGATACTCAGAATCATTAATTTAAAGGATCTTTATATCTTTAACTTAGAATCGGCGCGCACCACCGAGGCGAGACGCACCCGCTTTACCTAAATTGGCAGTAGCCGACTGTCCAGCTGGGGAGAGACCGATGGCTACCATCGCAATCACGAGGAGGCAGCAGCAAATAAGGCAGGCAATGATGGCATACTTCGCTGGACCAGTGAAACCTTCGAAAGAAAGTACCGATGAACTGAGCTAACCTTTATTTTCAGATTTAAGGTCTCCACCAGCCGCGGCATCTAAGTTTGATTCATCACTTCACTTGAAGCAATAGCACCAAAGTTGCCGTTGTCACAAGCTTCGGCAATCACTTGTGCGTGGACATCTTGACTCCAATTGATATCACCACCTTCGCGGCAATCATACCCATCAATGATAAGATCACCACTCTTGAACAACAACGCTTTCGGAGACGGATTCATTTTCATTGACGGTCTTGATTGTATTCTCAACAATGTTTTGAATTTCCAATTGTGACAGATTGATTGACATTTTGTTTATCACCGAATTGCATGTTACCCATTTCTGTAGCCTTTTCAATTTGAGCCCCAACTGCCAGCATTGCATTTCATTTGTGATGGCATTTTTAATTTCAGTTTCATTTTCAGTGTAGTAATTCCGAAGATGATGTCACCATGGATTCAACTTTTTGATTAAAGTCTGATGTAGCATCCTCTCACATTTCTCATCACCACACGCAAGTTTTGAACAACCGCACCTGAGGCGACCGCCGACGCCTTGTTTTCTGTGATTGTTCAAAAATACTTTTGTTGATGGCAGACATATTGAAATTTTGATTAATCGTTTGGGAACCACCTCCTCCCATGATGTTATATTAATGTGGGCTGAGAAAAAAATGTCTCAGTATTGTAAATGAAACTCAACATCAGGAAGATGTCACTTAACCAGGTGGTCCTTGTGTTGGCTATTCTTGTTGTCGTGGGTTGGAACATTATGCGTGTCCGGGACGAGTTGAAAAGTTGGAAGGACAAGAAGTCTGAAGCTATTCTCTATGTTGAGAACTCGCGAAGAACCAAATCCATTCATTGTCTATGGTATGGTGAAGAAGATGACCAACGACGACGCTAAGCTTGAGAAGATCCTATTGCTCGCGACTGAAGCCAAGAAGGCTGAACTTTTGGAGCTCGTGAAGACTCTGTAAATACCCAAAAAAATATGTACACAATTTTATTAAAGTTGACCAGACATTTAATAAAATCTCAGTACATAATAGATTAAAACATCATGGGATTTTTTAGTAGCATTGGGGGTTTTTTTCAAAACGTGGGTAACTCCATACCTATAGTATCCGCAGTTGTCCCCGATCCACCACCCCCACCACCACCTCCAGACAACAGACCCACATGCGATTCTTATAAGGAGTCTGGACTGACCGATTCACAACTTAGGGCTTTCGATACAGCTCCAAATTGTAAAGGTTCAAATACACTAAGTACATGGTTAGAACGGGAGAGAATCAATTTTTGTGAGAATATAGATAACTTTACAAAAGATCCGGGTGGAACCGCGGGATCTTGTATAGAGAGAAACGCGGGTAAAGCTTTAGCCCACCAGTATTGTGGTGGTACAGATAAGATAAAGACATCCGCATCGTGTACGAGAACCTACTTAGGTGACGACAAATGGGTTGAATTGGCTAATGCATACTGTAATACAGATGACGGTCGGGCAGATCAATGGTGTTCATGTTACAACGTGATAAACGATGTATGCGATACCAACCCAAATGTAGCGGGATGTACGGAAAAGGCTTTATCATATGATATTCTAGTTGAGAAAACCCCCGAGGCTTTTAGAACTGCCTGGTCTGGACGTGCCCCATGTTACGGTCTAGTGTGCCAAGAAAGTGAAACTGGTTCTAAACACATACCAGAAAATGCAAATCAAAATTGTGCGGCACCAATTCAGATTTGTGGTCAATCTATTCAAGCTGAGGGTATAACGGAGTCCACAATTGATGCTACGTGCTATATAGGTGGTAAACCAGTTGATGAACAGGGTAATATAGTGGGTGGCACCACCCTCGAAAATCTGACTGCACAATTTCGTAAATACGTACCAATGTCAGTGAGTGATCTCACATCAGGTGATACGAATAAATTGATAGGTGTGGGTGGCTCTGGTATGAGTTCTTGTGTATGTGTCGTACTTCTACTTCTACTACTGACTTCGGGTGGTGGTTCTAGTGGACCAAGTAGATTCAGACGGTGATAAAAATATTCACAATTAATAGATAACCATGGCTCTTTTTATAGGTGCCGGAGCGGCAGCTGCTTGTGGTTTAGGTATTATCAACTGTACAAGGGAAACAAGTTATCCCACCGTTGAAATTGATCAATGTGAAGAGATGGATAAACAACTCAAAGAAGAATATGGTGACGATTATAAAACCAATCGTGAAACGATGCCTATAACTGCGTTTGGTCTTCAGTATATTAAGAGTACGGGTTGTACACAACAATTTGGTTACGAGGCTCTCGCAGACGAATTTTGTCAGTCTCTAGATAACTATACTGAACAAATTGGTGGTGGTGAGACATGTGAAGGTAGAGACCAGACAAATGTTTTGAGGTCCAGGTGGTGTCTCAATGAGGACGGTCCTAATACAACGACAAGTAATGGCATTCTCATAGGTGATAATGCGGAAAATCGTATAAAAAGTGATCGCAGATGTACCGAGGAAAAATTAGCAACAAAGTATCATGAAACGTGGGAAAAGTACTGTAAAGCTAAACCTGGAGACGTTCATTGTACTTGTTATAATATGAAGAATAACGTATGTGAGGTACACCCAGAAGCAGCTGGTTGTAGATACTACGAAATTTTAGAGGAAAATAAAGAGGCTTTCAGTACCAAAGAGGAGAGAGAAGAACTTGAAGAAGGTGAGGATGTTGAGTCCTATAACATCCTCAAAACCAAGGGACATTGTAGACCAAGATCGTGTGATAGTGGCTACATTCCCGCGAATGTGAAAAGTGACTGTGCAGCAAGTTACCCTATATGTGGAAAGGATATAGATATACGTACACACACAAATCCCCAGATTGGGGTGAAATGCAACTATGACCCAGATAGAGTGCGTACATTCCCAGATTGGTGGGATGAAGGTGGTGATCCAGATTTCTGGAAAGTAAAGAGATGTCCACCATTTGATAAATATCCATTGAATCAACTTCCAATTACATGCTTCCCTAAAAGATTCGTTTGGCAAAATAAGAATGTGAGATACCTCACATACACTGGTGTAAGTTTTGTATCTTTGTGTTGCTGTTGTCTTCTCCTTATAATGTCAAGCTTAAAGAGGAGATAAAAAATTACTATATGTCTTGGTGTTGGTGGTGTTGTCACTCATTTGAGGGTACACCTCTAACTGTTCCTCATCGTTACGACGATAGACGAAGTAAATTTTACACAGCTGGCAACTTTTGTTCGTGGAGTTGTGTAAAATCGTATGCGATAGATAAATTTGGTGATGTCAAGGGGAGTATAGTGTGTGGAAACATTGTACTCATGCGACGAAAGATGTACAACCAAATAGGTCATGTGAAACCCGCACCAAATAGATTTAGGCTTGTGGAGTTTGGTGGTGATCTAACAATTGAAGAATTTAGAAAAAATCTCACACGAGATGAGGGACAACCACAGCCAGTGGAATCATCCCCAGTTATTGATAATGTAATACCCATTATTTCAAACACAAAGAAGATGGATGAAATAAAGAATACATCATCGTCTAACAACGCTCTAAAACTAAAGAGGAGCAAACCTCTCAAGAGAAATCACAACAACTTGGAGTCGGCTCTCGGACTAATTATTACGCCGAAAACCTAACTGTTTGTGTTGTTTATTTGTCGCTATAGACGGTGGTAAATAATCTGATTTTTTGCTATGGACCCACTTCGTCCCATCATGTGCGGACCATCTGATTCCATTCTTTTCAATAGCCTTCCTACATAGGACACATGGTAGTGAATTCCCGTGTCCGTAACATGTCTTACGCTCAATAACGAGTTCACCATATTTCCTATTTATCCAACTTGAAAACTGATGAGGTTTATTTCCCCTTTTCAAACACTCCCTCCAAAGCTGTTTGATGAGACGCCTCTCCGCACATATAGTTGAATCACTCCTCGCTTCTATGGGTTTCTTTGTCATATAACTTTCAACAATGTAATATCCCATATCAACAACAATTATTGCAGGTAGCGCCCGGATATACGAATGCACACCTACTGCACTCGTTAAGAATGATGACGTTCTTTTTTTTCGGCACAAGCCCTTTTGAAAACCTTTCGAGTTCTTTTACTGTATATAACCCGTATTGAATCATAACCTCCAATGGAGGAAATTTCATTCTACAATATTAACATCCCAAATCCTTATCTTACTTTCCTTTCATACAGCAGGTAAAGAGATTGGCGACCGCTTGTTTAGCCTTGAGCATACCTGCAAACCCATCAACCATGGCTGGTACCATAGCCTTAAGGACGAGTTCAAACTCACTATCCTTCTCTGAATCACCGTCAATTTCACCAATCAAGTGATTGAGGATTGCGATGACCAACTTCTTCTTTTGTGGTCCCTCAAGTTTGTTGAACTTGGACGCATTAATCATCAACTTCGCAACGATTGGAGGGATATCTTCTTTTTGAAGTCCATCACCCAAGTATTCCCGCTTGATGTCCTCAACCATAGTGATGACACTCTTCGCATCAATTTTACCACCGAATTTTTCCAAGATCGCTTCCATTTTTATAATGTTAGTATAGATTAAAAATGGATGCAAACAACGTGGTCGCAGCATTTGCCTTTGGTATAGGTTTCATTCAGATGTATCAGGACTACATCCGCTCTGATGAAATGGATGAGAAATCTAAGAATGCCATCCTCCTGAGTCTCCTCGCGAGTTGCCTTTGGCTCATCTACCAGTCTAGACAGTATGGTATGAATTTCACGGTGGCGTATACAACACTCGGTCTAGTCCTTCAATTGTACCTTCTCAACAAAATCCTGCTTAAAGAAAATGAGAAAAATGAAGATAAGAATCTATGATTTCAACACTTAGACAACCAACGCTTACTCGTGTAGGATTTCGTAGATCACGAAAACATGTGACTTATGCAAAGCAAAGAAGTGCGCTTGACTTTGCAGAAGTTGTAAATGGTCGTGCTTCTATGTATGGAGTTGTATTTGGTGGCGCAAACTGGGCTCTTACGGGTCTCAACATTACACAACAAATGCAACAAGTTCCATTTGATGCCCTCGCTATCATGTCATGTGCGTTCGTATTGATGAGTATGAAAAATGCTGACGAAAAACTTAACGAAAAACAATTTGAAGATTGGGCAACTCGTGAGACGGGGCGCACCTTTATGATAATCTTTGCGTTAATGACACTTTTTGGTCTGGGTTCTGGGCCATATTACCAATAAATTCTAACATTCTCACCTTATCCTCCATCGTAAATGTTCCTGCCCTACGCATCACGTGGGCCAAGAGCATCATGAGAATGTAGATATTGTACACGATTGGTTTCATTCTCTAAAATCACACAATTTAATAATTCGCGACAATCTTCTTTGGTCGCAACAGATAGAAAGAGAAGACAGAGAGTCATTGTATAGACTGCGGTACTCAATGCTGAGTAGTTCTTGTCACTGCTTCTTGGCATTGTCACATTTGACAGCCCAGTTGAGAGCGGCTGCGCTACCAACGAGACCCATGATAGAGTAGATGAGCGCAAATACAGCACCTTCATTCTTCACAAACTTGGTCACCAAGAGAGTAAATGGAATGGTGAGAGCAATGGTGAGAGTCGCGGCGAGATACTTGTTGAGGTTTTCTTGTACTGGTTGTCCCTTCATAGCGTCACACTTTGAATAGATGCTCATCCCAATTGATGAGATAATCATGTAGATGAATCCGAGGAAGAGGATACCCATCACAGTCAATCCCGACACTTCAAGATCAATTTTACCAGAGGCGATGTTTTTCGCCCTGTTGTACATAGCACTTGCCTTCTGAGTTGCAGTAAGGTCGGACATTTATTATACTTATAGAAATTATTCCACTTATACATAAATGAAATTGCCTGAAGTTGTGTTTGTCAAGCACTGTCCAAATCTGTCTCCGGAACGAAAGGTTTTCCTTGAAGAACACCTCAAAGAGAGGGTTCCAATTAAGGATGTGAGGTGGATTGAGGATTATAACCACGATCATCCATTTGTTGAATGGCTCAATGCCAAATATAATCTTCCATATGGACCCAAGCTTACAAGTAACATCACGAAGACATGTTTCATGCTAAAGCAAATGGTGGATGAAAATATTGAGTCAGCCTTACATATAGATGATGATGTGACATTTCACGGAGATTGGGTCAAATACTTTGAGAGTATTCCAGATCATATTCAAGATGTTGGTTTTATGAACTTGGGTACATCACCATTTTTTAATCTTAAACCAAAAATGAAAGAAGTTTATCAACTTCCAAACAACGGTGGATGTGAGTGTATGTGGTGGACTTTGAATACGGCAAAAAACTTTCTGGATAATTTAAATTTTGAAGAAGCTGTTGATATCGTGATTCATGGGTTCATGACAGCAAACAAAAAACCAATACTTAATATGCCTCTTTGCCATCAGACATCGGATTTGGTCCGTGTGAGTACATTAGATCACGAAACCCGTAAGTCGTCAAACTGGATTGCATATGTTCAGAATTACAATAATCTCCCCAAAGTTGGTTTCAATAAACTCATTGAGGATTTCAAAGAGTTTGAAGAAAAGAGGAAACGAGTTGAAGATAAGTTTGAAGAAGTGTACGGAAAGAGGGTAGAAATCAGGAATGTCAAGTACATTCTCAACGACGACCCAGATCATCGTCTAAATATTCTTGAATATGAATTAATTGAAGACGAAGTGAATGTTTGATCTCCCATAAGCTCCCGCGCTATAACCAAAAGTTGATAGATCTGTGAGATCCTGATTACCCGCAGTTATGTATAGCTGTTTACATTTTGATAACAAGAACCAATCCAAGTAACATGCATACCTCTGCTCCTTCGTAACTTCGTAGTTCTTGAGTGTGTCACACTTATATGTGAGGACGATGTCATGCTCAAGAGTTACAATTTTATCTGGAAACTTTTTCTTGAATAGATCTTTAATCTCCTGACTATCACTGGCCAAGAAAAACTTGGCATCAGTTTTTTCAACTACTTCAATAAATTTTTCAAGGGCTGTATCTTTGGCAAAAAACGCCTGTTTAATATCACCATTCTCATCCTTACCATGGCACCCCACATTTTCAGAGTCTTTTGAACACGCCCCTCGTCTAATATGGATTCCATACTCAAGGCCATGATCATATTTTCGGATGAGTTCTTGGAGTTCCTCATTTGGTTTTATAATTTGTTGTAGATTTGAATGAATATGGTGAAAATATGTTGGATTTATGATAATCCTATGTTCAAACTTCTCTTCATTGGGATCATCTGTAATTTCAAATCCACTGAACTCTACCCCTCTCTCATCATCAAGAAGACTCTTGTAGGCGCGGGGTTTGGGTGATCTAAAGACGAGGTCAGATAAACATAGAGCAACATTACCCCATCCCATTGATTCTGGGAGATAGAAGGTTGTCATTATATGTTTAGGGTTGGTGTATTCTTTAATCTTGTATGTATTTTACGAGATCTTCTCTTGTTCTTTTTTGAGACCAACCCAACTCTTTGAGTTTTTTAGCACATATGTGGTATCTCTGGTCATTGAATGGTCGGTCTTCAACATACTCAATCCATTCGTCGTATTCTTCTGTATTTTTGAGTGTTTTAATAATAAGCTTTGTAACATCCATCACACTCAGTTCATCATCTGATGCGATATTATACACTTCCCCAGATTTGCCACTTTTCCACACCACTTCAACGGCATCAACGACATCATGTACATGCATAAATGCCCTACGAACATTTGCACTATTAATCCCATGAATTGTACACTTTTTATCCTCTTTCAAAAGTCTTATAAACTTTGGAATGAGTTTCTCCGGGTATTGATTTGGACCATAAACATTATTACAGCGAATTATTTTGATATTCATATCAAATGATTCTATATATGAACGGACTATCATTTCGGCCGCCGCTTTTGATGCTGAATATGGATTTGTTGGTCTAAGTACCCCAGTGTCTTCGGTGAAAGGTTCATCTGTTTTTGATTCACCGTATACTTCATCTGTACTAAAATGTATAAATTCAACATTTGGTATGTGACGCCTACAGACTTCAATGAGTGTATGTGTACCATATGTATTGTCTAAAGTAAACCCAAGAGGACTTGTAAATGAATTGTCTACATGACTTTGTGCGGCAAAGTGAAAAACATAATCAAACTTATACTCCTTTACAATATTCTCAAGAATTCCAACATTACATAAGTTATGTTGAATAAACTTAGCTACACCCGAATTAACATTGTGTATATTTGAACAATAATCAAGTTTGTCTATATTAACAAATTCTATATCTGGATGACGCTCCTTTATTATATTCAAAAAGTTAGATCCTATAAAACCACAACCACCTGTTACAAGTGCTGCTGGCATTTATAATAGAGGCTATATTAGCTTTAAGTTTTTAATGAAAGTATTTACCGCGTTTTTGATTCGCAAACTTTTTGAGTAAATCACAC